GGTGATTACGCAAGAAGTGTTCCATTGTCGTTTTGGAATGAATCTGATATTTTATATTACATTTCGTTGAACAAAATACCGTATTGTGATGTTTATGGCGAAATTGTGTGTGAAAATGACAAATACAAATGCCTTGGCTGTCAAAGAACTGGTTGTAGCTATTGTGGGTTTGGTCTTGGATTAGTAAAAAACAATAACAGGTTTATTGAGCTAAAGAAACTTGCCCCAAAACAATACGATTTTTCGCTTTCCGGCGGTGAGTTTGTTGAAAATCCACATTATGACCCATTGCTGACGGATAAAAACAGATGGAATCCCAAACAAATTTGGCAACCAAACAAAGATGGGCTTGGAATGGCGAAAATATTTGATATGGTCAATGATATTTATGGTAAAAACTTCATAATTTACCAATAAAATATCAGTTTTATGTTATATGAGTGAGAACAAATATACCAGTGAAGATTTAAAAACAATGAAATCTTGGTCGCTTGAAAGAAAAATTCAAGTGACACAGACAAGAATCATTGAATGGTATCAGCATTTCAATGGCAATGTTTATGTGTCGTTTAGTGGCGGTAAGGATTCTACTGTTCTTTTGGACTTGGCAAGAAGAATTTATCCAGATATTGAAGGCGTTTTTATGGACACTGGACTTGAATATCCTGAAATTCGTAACTTTGTTAAGTCAAAAGATAATATAACATGGTTAAAGCCAGAACTTAACTTCAGACAAGTTATTGATAAGTATGGTTATCCTGTTGTTAATAAGCGCGTGGCTTCTTATGTAGCAAGTGCAAGAAGAAATCCAAATTCTGTTAGAGCAAAAACATTGACTGGTGAAATACCATCATTATATGCTTCTAATGGCAAGTGGGGGGGCTGATTAACGCACCTTTTAAGATTTCTGACGCCTGTTGTCACAAAATGAAGGTTGAGCCAGCCAAAAAATATCAAAAACAAACTGGAAAACATCCTATTTTAGCTACAATGACAGATGAATCATTGAACAGAAAGAAAAAGTGGCTAAAGGAAGGATGCAACGCATTTGATAGTAAAGAGTGTACTTCACAACCGATGTCGTTTTGGACAGAACAAGATGTTTTAATGTACTTAAAAGAATTTAAGGTTGAATATGCTTCTGTTTATGGTGATATAGTTGAAGAAAAAGGAAAATTAAAGACAACTGGTTGTAAAAGAACTGGATGTATATTCTGTTGTTTTGGAGTACAAAACGAAAAAGAACCAAATAGATTCCAAATGCTGAAAGAAACCCATCCGCAGATTTATGATTATTGTATGCGTAAATGGGAAAACGGAGGATTGGAGTTAAACAAGGTTCTTGACTATATAAATGTTAAATATTAATAAATTGTTAAAATTTTATTAACAATTTAAGTAGTTCTTTGACAAAATCATAATAATATGATATACTAATGGTGTAGTAAAGAAAGAAAAATGTCTTGCTACACCATTTTTTTACATATTGGAGTAGTTTATGGATAAATTTGTAGATTATAAAGAAGTCCCCCTCGGAGACGAAGTTGATTGGAAAATCGAGTATGAGCCTGTTCGGGTTAATGATGAGAACAATATTTTAAGGTTTGTTGGTTGGAAGCCGAAAGCCGCAGTATATGCTCGTGGCAAAAGGGCTGAAGTAGTGCTTGCGGATGTAGGTGTTAATTATAAAATAAAAGTTGATGAAGCTGGATATGTTTATATAGATGATAACAAATATGGTTTTGAAAGTCCGAAGCCAGTAAAAAAGCGTGGTCTATATGATTTATATATAGAAAGTCATATGAATTTTCCTGATGGCATTTCCAAAGAAAGTCCTTGCTATAAGCAATTTATGAAGGAATTGGAAGGGAAGTGAACATAAATTCGTGACTAAGTTTTGTCCTGAATGTGGTAGCGTATTGACATTAGCAAATGATGATGGGCACACGAAGTTTTACCTATGTAGAGAATGTTTGTCTACATGGGTAACAGATGTTAAAGACAACACAGAAACGGAACTACGAAGATATTTCTTTGGATAGGTGTTAAAATAATGGAGCTGAAGATTGTATTCAAATATAAGTTTGAAAAACAAATGAAAAAGCATTTCGGTTCATTCACGAATCCGCAAGTATTCCATGGTGTGCAATTCGTATATCTGGCAGGTGGATATTTACACTGTATGACTTCAGGCACTGTTCGTTGGCGTATGAAAGACATTGATAAATTTTACTGTGATGAGGACTGACCAATGGCTAAATACATTAGGCGTGATACGCTTATTAAAAGATTTTTTGAAAAGGTCGATATGGGTGAGCGTGTTATAAATGAAGTAAATGCTGAACGGTTTTCTACTTTTGAAGCACTTATGGATGTTATTATGGATATGTCAACAATAGATATAGAGGAGGAGGATAATTAAATGGATGCTGTGAAATTTATTAAGTATCTCAAAAAGATGTGTTCCCAATACGGTGTTGAACGGAATGGAGTGGGTTTTTGTCAAGGATGTTCAGCTTTAATAGAAGAAGATGAAATATGTATTGCTAATTTTCAATTTGATTCATGTGACCCATATAAAGCTGTGGAAGCGGTAGAGAAATACGCAAAAGAAAATCCAATAAAAACACGCTCCAATGAATTTCTAAAACATTATCCTAATGCTACTATTGGCTATTACGGTGTAATTGATATTTGCCCAAAGGCAGTTGATAAAAATTACGAACCAGTAAAGGGATGTGATGATACATCTTGTGATGAATGTAGCGATAAATACTGGACACAGGAGGTAGAATGATGGATAATCTATTACTAAACATTGCCAGTGGGCTGTGGATTGTGTTGGGCGTGCTTTTCTTCTTTGGGCTAAGAAGTGGGGCAAACGGTTTGGCGAATTGTATGAAAAAATGAAAGAGGAGCTTGAGTAATGGACTGTTTTTATTTTCTCTGTCTATTCCGTCAGAATGAAACAGCCAACCCTGACAATTGCGATTACTTAGCGTGTAAGAATAGGTGTGAAGGGACATTTGCATTTTCTGCAGACTGCTGTATAATGGACGCAGACGAAATTGCGAAAATTACCAATAATTCAGATAAAGGATAGACTATTATGACGAAAGACGCTTATGAAATGTTTGAGCTGATTTCTGGTGTATATTTCGGAAAGCAGTATTATTTTGTAGACAATAATGATATGGTTTATAGTAGGCTTTCCCATAGTTATATGACTAAAGACGATGCATTAAACGAGTTTTTGGATGAAATTCAAGGTTATGAATGTTGACTTTATTCAGCCTTATTTTCTTGTGAAAATGGGGGGCTAAAAAGTGAGAGTTTATAATATACTTGAGTATATTATTGATGTATATTTACATAAACATTTTATAAATTTCTTGGTTAAATATAAAGCTGTGAATGATAATTATAATAATAATGTAGAATGTTGGCAATGTCAGTATCTTATGTTTTCAGATTGCTATGGTGAATGTTCTAAAGGAAATATATCTGGTATTGTTCAGCCCCATTTTTCTTGTGGAAAAGGCAAATTTAGAAATGATAAGGAGGATTAATATGTTTTTTTACGACAAACTGCCACCTTCAAAAATGCCACCACAGTCAAAAGCACAGGAAATGCGTGATGTTTCTAAAAAAGCAATGCATAATGTTGTAGAAAAAGAATATAATAATATTTTAACTTTGATTCGTGGAACTGCGGAAGCTGGATATAGGGATTTTACAGTATTTGAGATTAGAGGAGATGTGGATGAACTTATACAAAAATTAAAAAACGATGGGTTTGAAATTGAGAACGGATTAAATTGGGAATATCCATATTTAACGATAAAGTGGTGACTATATGTTGACAAGTCTGAAGATTAAAAAGCATCTTCGTAGTGCCAATAAGACAATACGAAGCATAAATGATGGTATTCTACATGATGACTTGTGGCGTGGCAGATTCTATGCAAGACAAAAGAAATATTGGAAACAAGAATACGAAGATAAGTCAGGACTCCAAGTAATTTTCCTATACGAATTCGTAGACCTTAAAACAGGTTATACAAAAGAATATTGGATTGATGGGTTAGAACTGGAATATAACAGCCCCTTTACATTCCATGTTTGGCAAAAGATGAATGACTTTATTGTTAAGGAATGTGATGTTTGGAGGAAAGAGGGTCGTGACGCCCTGTACGCAGACAAAACAGTTTATAGAACGAGATAATATAGTTGTTCTTTGACAAAGTAAAACATTTGTGTTATAATAAAGACAAGTAAAGGATGGTGATATATTGTACGATGCTGAATATGTAAGATGTGAACACTATTATTTTACTGGGACTTATGATAGGGAATATAGGGTCAATTTATGTTACAAACATCGTGTTCCAGTAGAATGTAGATGTGGTGGAAATTGTAACAGATGTGATGAAAAATTCAAAAAGCGAGTTAAAAAATGAGAATTGATAGAGTTTGGTCTATGCCAAACAAAAACACATTCGACATTAAGCCAATCAATGCTTTGATTAAAGAAGAATTAACAGATGGCTTGTGGATTGACCCATTTGCCAATAAGAATAAAATGGCGACAATTACAAACGACCTCAACCCAGAGTTTGACACAAATTATCATTTAGATGCTTTAGATTTTCTTAAAATGTTTGATGAAGCGTCTGTCGATGGAATTTTGTATGACCCGCCATATTCTCCAAGGCAGGTTAGTGAGTGCTATAATAATTTTGGCATTGAGGTTACACAAGACACGACAAAAGCCTCTTTTTGGGGAAATCAAAAGAAAGAGATTTCTCGAATTGTTAAGGCTGGTGGTAAGGTTATAACATTTGGTTGGAATAGTGGCGGAATTGGACAAAAATATGGGTTTGAAATACAACGCATACTTTTAGTTCCGCATGGTGGTTGGCATAATGATACAATTTGTGTAGTTGAAACAAAAGTAGTATAAAACAATATTTTATTAAGGAGTTAGTGTATGATTGAATTGAAAGATACTGTTCCAATGATGATTTCTGATAATTATAAGGAGCGTTTTGTAGCAGAATATGCACAACTGAAGATTCGGTATAAAAGGCTTTATGCTGTTCTTGAGAAGTACGCTGCTGATAAGCTTGACTTTAAGCCAACTTGCCCTATTGAAATTCTGTATGAGCAGCTTGACCATATGGAAGCATATCTTAGTGTCATGGAAACTCGTGCCAAGTATGAAGGTATAGAGCTTCCTGTTGTTTAATATGAACTATTATATTAGTGACTTACATTTCTTTAGCAGAAATCAGACTGCCGAGGGGCTAAACTTCGATAATCGACCATTTAAAAATGTCGATGAAATGCATGAAGTCATTCTAAATAACTGGAACAGTCGTGTCACAAACGGAGATACTGTTTATATTTTAGGTGATATATCTAATCGTGGTAAAAACGAAGAGTTAATTGCCCTTGTCGCCAAATTAAAGGGAAAAAAGGTTCTTATCATCGGCAACCATGACGATATAAGGGATTATAGATATAAGCAATTGTTTTATGCTATTTATGATTATCTTGAAATAGCAGACCACGCTGATAAACAAACATATAAACTTGTTTTATGTCATTATCCCATTTTAATGTGGAATGGCCAACATAACGGAACAATTTTGCTATATGGACATTTACACGATTCAATAGAAGAAGCTTATTTTAAAAAATGTCTGTCCGAAATGAATGGTGGAGAATTTGCTATTCGTCGGCCACATGAAAAAGAAATTGTGGCCATAAATGTTGGCTGTATGATGCCATACATAGGCTATACACCAAGAACTTTGGAAGAAATCCTTGACAAAAACAAATAAATATGGTAAAATGATATAAAATTGGGTAAAGCGGCAAAATACGCAAATTTGTTAAAAATAGCTATTTTTGACCAAAAATGGGGTGTCAAATTTCCATGAAAATCATAGAAATTTAGACCCCCAAAATCCCAATAAAATAGTCATTTTATTGGTGACTATTTTTTGGCCCTTAAAAACGGCTAAAATCAGTAACGATTACTAAAATTGGCTATGGGGGTGAATTTCACGGAAAATTACTTTATATATCATTTACACAGCGATTATTCTACTTGCGTGGCCAATGCGGACAGCGCAACGAAGATAGATGCGTATATTAACCGAGCAAAGGAACTTGGAATGACCGCCCTTTGTTTTTCGGAGCATGGAAACATCTATAACTGGTGGGAGAAAAGAACAAAGGTTCTAAATGCTGGAATGAAGTGGATACATGGAATTGAGGCATATATAACCTTTAACAACATTGACGACAAGGATGCTGAAAAATCAAGAGATAACTACCATACTGTTTTGATAGCAAAAAATCACGAGGGTTTCCTTGAACTTAATAAACTTGTTTCTAATTCCGTGAATAGAAAAGATGGACATTTTTACTATGTCCCAAGAATTAGTTTTAAGGAACTTAAAAATACAAGTAGTAATATTATGGTGACATCTGCTTGTATCGCTTCGCCGCTTGGTAAGGGTACACCAGAAGAAGCAGAAGAATATATTGATTTCTTTGTCCAAAATAAAGATAGGTGTTTTCTTGAAATTCAGCATCACAATGTTGACAAACAAAAAGATTACAATGAATATCTTATAGAGCTTTCTAAAAGAACTGGTGTTCGTCTTGTTGCTGGAACTGATACCCATTCTATTGACGAGGAACACGCAAAAGCGAGAGAAATTCTTCTAAAGGCAAAGCACAATAAGTTTGATGATGAAGAGGGTTGGGACTTAACATTTAAGTCTTATGACGAATTGTTGAACGCTTATTCAGTTCAAAATAGTGTTTCACATGATGTTTATATGGAAGCAATTCGTAACACAAAAGTCATAGAAGATGCTTGTGAAAGCTATGACTTTGACTTAACTCCAAAATATCCTAATCTTTTCAAGAACCCTGAAAAAGAATTTAGAACGGCGATTTATGATTGTCTTGAAAAACATCCTTATGCGTTGAAGAATCACACAAGGGAAGAACTTGACAAAAGAATAGAAGAGGAAATTGAAGTATATAAGAAAACAAATAGTATTTCCTATATGCTTTTTCAAAAATATCTTCGTGATAGAGAACATAAACATGGAATTTATACTGGCCCGTCAAGAGGTTCTGTTTCTGGGTCTATGATTGCCTACATTCTTGGGATTACAGATATTGACAGCATAAAGTTCGACCTTAACTTTTTTCGCTTTCTTAATCCTGATAGACAAACAACGCCTGATATTGATAGCGATTATTATGCCGATGATAGAGAAAAGGCAAAAGAGCTTGTTTTGACGGATAAGACACTTAATACCTGTGAAATTGCAGCATTTAGTACAATCGCTATAAGGGGCGCTGTTCGTGAAGTTGGTCGTGCTTTGGAAATCCCATTGGATAAGGTTGCAGACATTTGTGATAGACTGGTAATAGATAGTGAAACTGGTGAAGAAACACTTCCAAAAGATGTTGCCGAAGAATATCCAGAACTTGCGTATTATTCGGAACTTTTGAATGGTGTAATTGTTTCTGTTGGCAATCACCCTGCTGGAATATTGTGTTCAACTGACGATATATATTCTGAAATTGGTCTTTCCAGTATTCTTTCCGTTGATAAAAAAGTAAAATTTATTACACAGCTTGACAAGCATGGCATTGAAGAAATGAACTGGATTAAAATGGATTTCTTGGGCCTTGATAATGTAGGTGTAATAAATAATACTTGTAAGCTTGCGGGAATTGAAAGGGTCACACCAGACAATATTCCGCTTGATGATATGGCTGTATGGGATGAAATGTCGAAAGACACGACTTGTATATTCCAGTTTGAAAGCGGTTTTGCTTCACAGCTTTTGAAGAATATATTCTCAAAAGCAACAATTAAAAAGATAAGAGATAAGTTTCCAGACATTAGTTATCTGCGTCTTATGTCCTTTTGTAATGGTCTTATTCGTCCTGGTTCTGCTTCTTTTAGAGATGAAGCTTCTCGTGGAATATTCAAAGATAATGGCCTAAAAGAAATCAATGACCTTCTTGGTAACGAACTTGGACATTTGTGTATGCAGGAAAGCATTATGAAATTCCTTGTCCAGTTCTGCGGTTATTCTGCGGCAGAAAGTGATAATTGTCGTAGGGCAATAGCAAAAAAGAAGGGAACTGAACAACTGATTCCAGAAATTGAAAGTAGATTTATTGACTACACAAGCAAGAATTATGGCGTTCCCGCTGATAAATGTAGGGAAATTATCAAACCATTTATTCAGACAATTCTTGATGCGTCAAGCTACGCCTTTTCTTGGAACCATAGCGTGCCCTATTCTTTTATAGGTTACGCCTGTGTATATTTGCGCCATTATTATCCTTTAGAGTTCATTACCTCTTGTCTTAATGTTTGGAAAGATAAGCCAGCTAAGACAAAGGATGTTATAGCATACGCAAACTCTAAAAAGATTTATATTTCCGAACCAAGATTTAGATATGGCCGAACTGATTACTTTATTGATAAGGAAAGCAAAACCATATACAAAGGTATGAGGTCTATTAAATATTGTAATTCCACAATAGCAGACGAATTGTTTGCGTTAAGAAATAATCAATATGATTATTTCATGGATTTGCTTATTGATATAGATAGAAAAACATCTGTTGATTCAAGACAGCTTGACCTGCTGATAAAGCTTGATTTCTTTAGTGAATTTGGCAATTCAAGAATGTTGGATTATTGTGTTGGCTTCTTTAGAAGGTTCAAAGAGGGCACCGCAAAGCAAATGTCAAAGGCTCTTTTGGCCAATGATAGTACACTTGAAGAAATTGTTAGGCGCAATAGCAGAGCAACAGAAAAGACATATCTTGACTTAAATACAGTACAAATACTTCACGAATGCGAGGAACAAATACAAATTCGTAATCCAGTAGATTATCCTATTGGCAAAAAGATTGAGTGGCAACAGAAATTTCTTGGATATACGAACATTCAAACAGGAAAAGAAGAAGATAAATTAACCCTTGTCGTTCTTGGAATAAGGTATTTAATGACAAAGGATAAGTCAAAATGCTGGGCCGCTGAACTTGATTTGATGTCTATTGGCACAGGAATTAAGAACAAAATGATGATTTTTAAGCGTGTCCTTGACAAAACGCCCCTAAAGGTGTATAATATAATCAAGGTAGAGTACAAAAATATGCGATTGGAAAAGCGTGGTCAGTACTCTAATTGGTATTTAGACAAGTATAATCTCGTAGAATAAGGGGGCTTTACAATGACAGAACCTGAAAAGAAACAAAAAATGGCGAATGATGACCTGTTAATCTACCTTGTTCGGAAGATTAAAGCTCTTGATAGTAGAATTGAAAGGCTCGAACAGGATGTTCAAAAACTGATTGAGAATGGTGCAAAATGAAACTTGGTTCGCTCGAAAAGGGTTATCAGCTATGTTTTTCATGTAAAAATGCCTGTGGGGGATGTTCGTGGAGTAGATGTGGAGAGCCAGTTGATGGTTGGGTGGCAACACCCACTATCATTCTTCAAAACGCAGAAGAGAAAAATTCGTATAGCATAGCAGAATGTCCGCAATATGAATATGATGGATTTTGTAAAAATTGTGAAAAATCCAAAGAATATCGTGAAAATGCCGATTTTTGTTCCGATATTTGTCCACACTTTTATAGAACGATGGAAAATTTGTGCGCCAATTGGCGTCCAGAAACATTAAACAAGTGGGGAAATGAGGATAAAGAGGACTATCCGACCATCCTTTACTTGACAAGAACGACGCTTCGTGATATAATAAACAATGGATTTGGTGACGAATTTGATGATGAACTTGAAGAAGAATAAAGAAATTCTAAAAAAGTATGGTATTCCAACAGCAGAAATGCTTTGGTGTCAATACTATAATAATGGCAATCTAACCCATATTGTAACAAGTGGTATCACGAGAGAACAATATTTCCTTTATGAAATTAAGGAAGGGGCTGGAAAGAAAATTGGAAAGAATAGAAATCCGACGGTTTTTTCAAAAATTATCGAAGAAGGATGGAATAAAGCCAAAAAATGAGTATTTTTGCCCCTACTGTATGTCAAAATTGTCATTTACAGACACCAGTATGTACTCGTTTTGTCAAAAATGTGACAAAATAATTCTTAAAAATCATGTTTATGTGGAAAGGACGATGTTATAATGAAGATTTTGAAGGTTTTGATGTGGCTTTTGGTCGCTTTGCTCAATATTGTTAGTGTAATTTCGCACATCCATTCTAACAAAAAGGCCGGTAACAAGTGGTTTGACTCTGAAACTTGTGCTTGGATGATTGGTGTTTTTGCCTCGTTGAATAGTGCTTACTTAAATTTCACGCTTGTTTGATTGGTGGTGAACACAATTTCTGTTGAAAATTGTAACCAAATTGTAATAAATAGCAAGCAAAATTCGTTGTTAAACCTAAAAAATTGTGATTGTTTTGAATATTTCGTGGGCCTTGATGATAAATCAATTGATTTAATCTTTGTAGACCTTCCTTTTGGAAAGACACACGCCGAATGGGACATCATAATCCCTATGGATAAGTTGTGGGTTGAATACAATAGGATACTAAAAGATGATGGCGTGGTTCTTCTTTTTGGCACAGAACCTTTTAGTTCCATGTTAAGAACAAGCAACTTAAAAGATTATAGGTATGATTGGTATTGGGTTAAGCCAAATGGCACTACACCAAATCTTGCTAAAGTTCAACCAATGCGTAGACTGGAAACGATTTCAGTTTTTTACAAGCAAAAGCCGACCTATAATCCACAATTTTCTGAAGGAAAACCATATAAATGGGCTTCAAAGCGGTCTGGCGGGGCGGCACATGGTATTGTTTATGAAAAAGATTCTGAAATTAACAATCCTGGACTTCGTTATCCTACAAATGTTTTAGAGTTTGGGCAAGAAAGAGGGTTTCATGTTAGTCAAAAACCAGTTGCCTTGCTTGAATATTTGATAAAAACCTATACGAATGGGGGCGAAAGCGTCCTTGACCATTGTTTCGGGTCTTGTAGTTGTGGTATAGCTTGTGCCAATACTGGAAGAAATTTTTATGGTTGTGAAAATAATAATGAAATTTTTAACAAAGCCGTTGAAAGGGTGAAAAATATATGCGAAGCATGAAAGAACATAGATTGTTCTTCGATGTCGGTCTTGATAGTGTTTCCTTGACTTGTCGCAAATGTGGTGCTATAATTAGTACAGACGGTAAGAAATCCGACATTGATACACTTCCGTTTCATCGTGAAAATGTTGAGTTTGCTGGTTTTTGCTGTCCAAAATGTGGCAATAAGGAGTTTGATATGGACATTTTTGTAGAAATGTTGTGTTATCAAGCTAACAAAAGTGAAACAGATAATATTTCGTAAAGGAGTGATGGCATACGCAGTACGACATTCAATATCATGTAGATGAAAAGAATAGGGTGGTAGTTGCCACGGCTGATTTTCACAGCGAACTTGACAGATTGTTTGATAAAAAGTTTAAGCAAACTGGAAAAGTTGGCGTAGGGATTCCCTGGTTCCCGTTCAGCATCGACGACTTTTATAGGACAAAAGACTTTTACCGTGTTGTGGCAAGATGCCATGATGATGATGTTTTTGATGCGGAAATTGGAAAGAAAATTTGTCGTCAAAAACTTAAAGCAAAATTCTACAAAATTTTTAATGAGATTGTCGTAGATTATAAGGATTATCTTAATAGAAATCTTATTTGCACAAACGACTACATTAAAGATATTCATTGAATAGGTGATTATAATGGCAAAGGTTTCCAATTATGTCGTTTTTCATGGCGATAAGTATTGTCCACCTTTTATTAAAGGTGTAAAGTATATGGTAAAACGAGAAATGCCTGATTCTTATGCCGTTGGTAAGACCGTTGTGTTCAAAGCGGATAAAGATGCGGAGTATTTCCTTGGAATCATAGACGATACTTGACAGGGCAAGGATAATATGGTATAATATAGCTACAATAAAAAATTCAAAAGGAGTGTGTTTCAAAATGACAGTAGACTTTATTGATGGCGGTATTCCAAGACTTAATCTTTATGCTTCTTTTATAGGGCAGATTAAGCACTATCTCAAAGCCTCGAAAAATAGGTTTATTGCTGTTGGTATAACGAAGGTATCAAAGGATAACTGCTGTTCAGCAATTGACATGGCTATTCCTACGCAAAAGAGTGGATGTTACACTGTTCAGGTCAAAGCTGACGATGTAGATTATTGTGCGCTTCGTTTGATGGCAGAAGTCATGTATGGCGAGGAAACAAAAGATTCAAAGGACGCGATGCTTGACCCAGATGGTTATGGGCTGTGTAATGAGGAGGCTTTTAGTCCTAATATTGTTGTCGTAAACACTGGAACTGACGACATCTATGACTCGAACACTGAAAAATACTTTGTTAAGGTGGCAGAGGACGCATTTGACCCTTATAGAACAGAGTATTTCATCATTGCGGTAAATGATAAGACAAGAAAAAATTCCAAAAACATTCGTATCTTTTATGTTTGCGGTGAAAATGGGCTTATTTTCAAGGATGTAGATTATACTATTCTTTATCCTTCGCCTGACACAAAGGAGAGAGTAAAGGCTGAACTGAACAATATCGAGTCTTTGACTTATAGTGGCGGGGCTTATGGTGGTAGCAGCTATAATAACGGTTATAATAACGGCTACAATAACGGTTATAATGACAGTTATGATAATAAGAATGGCAGTTGGAATAGTAGTTATAAAGTAGTTGAGCCTTATGTTGACGCTAAAATCAATGAGGACAATCCGCCTTTGGAGTCCTTGACTTGACAAAAACGGAAAGGAGTGGTATAATGTGAACAATAAGAACGGCGTGTGTATTTATCAAAAGAACATGGCCGGTTATCTTATTCTTCGGAACTGTAAACTTCTATACACATTTCGTGACCCTGAAAACAATAAGAGGGTTAGATTTGTTTTTGCCAAGGACGATAATTTGGTAAAAAGTATGGATGATTATGCTGTTCACAAGGAAATGATTTCTGGTATAGCGCACAAAAAATAATCATTAGGAGGAAAATGTCAACATGAAACCATTTAATCAAAAGGGGTTTGAGTATCTAATCAAAGCAAAGCAGGCCAATATTAAAAAGTATTTGGCTGAAAATCTTCCCAAAAAGTTCGGTAACGATAATGTCACTGTAACTGACGACTATATTTTCTGTAAGGGCGAAATTCCCATTATGTTCGTTTGTCATATGGACACGGTACACAAGCAAATTGTTAAGGATTTGTATGTGACATATTCTGTTGACAACAAAAACCTTACCTATTTGAGTAGCCCGCAGGGAATTGGCGGTGACGATAGATGTGGTGTGTATGCCGCAATTTATCTTATCAACAATTGCGATAAGAAACCGTACTTCTTGTTTACGACAGATGAAGAAATTGGATGTGTCGGGGCAAAACAGGCAGTAAAGGATTTGAAGAAAGAAATTGTTGATGGTAAGAGGCACGCTTTGAAATACATGATTGAGTTTGACCGTCATGGTGAAAAAGAAGTCGTGTATTATGATACAACCAACAAAGATTTTATGGAATATGTGGAGTCTTTTGGGTTTGAAAGAAAAATCGGTTCAAGTTCTGATGTTAGACATCTTTCAAATTCTTGGGGAATCGCAAGTTGTAATGTCAGTAGCGGATATTATGACGAGCATAAAACAACAGAGTCCGTATGTCCGACGCATATGATGGCACAAATTGGCCGCGTTATGAAGATGATTAACGATGTTGATAAAGCAAAATTCTTTAGCAACAAGTAAAAATGTGAGTCATCCTTGACACACGCGGACAAATATGGTACAATAAGTCCATAGAAATTTGGTACATCCTTGACAACAGAGGTTGCCAAGTTGTATAATAAAAACTGTCGAAAGACAAACAATTTACTTAACGGAGGAATTTACACATGAAGAAGAATTTTTACGATGGTGACCTGAATGTAGGCATGATTCTGACTACTCGAAATGGTAGCAAGTATGTCATTGTCGCGGACGATTTTGGCGAACTCGATGTTATCAATCTGTCTACCGCCTGTTCCAACGGGTTTAAGTATGACGATAACGGTCGCAAGTTCGCTGTTTGCGGTGGCAAGGACGGCAACCGTGATGTAGTTAAGGTACAGGAGTTCAACGCAATTCCTGCTCGAAATCGTCTGTCCGAGGCCCTGAAAACCCTCATTGGCAAGCCCTATACCGAGAAGCTCGTTACCGTATGGGAGATGGGGCCTGTTGTAGACGAGAAGGCTGTCCGTAACGCTCGCAAGAAGATTGCCGCAGCACAGGAGCAGCTCGACGATGCTTATGCCCTGCTTCATAAGTATGGGTTCGATGCGTAATTTGACAAAACGCAGTTAATATGGTAGACTATAAGGGTGGGGAGAAATCCCCACCCAATATAGTAAATTCAAAAAGGAGAAAAATCATGGATAAGAATGTCGAGAAGTTGAAGCTTATTCTGACTGGTGAAGTCACCGAAGATTCCGACCTTGATGTTGGAATGGAATGTCGTATTTGCGACTGGAATATTATTTCCGAAAAGTTTAATACTGATAGCCGCCAAGTAATGGCAGTAAAGCAGTTTTGTGGAAAAACTTTTAGATGTACTTTACAGAATGTAAAGGACTTTAAGAATTGCGGTAAATCTACCGTTGTTGTTGATGGCGAAGAGATTTCCATATATAATGGTATGTATGCTCCTGTTGCTATCAAAGGCAAAAAGCTGGATGTAGATGTTAAATATAAGTATGCTTTTCGTGCCAAAAAGAAAGACCCTAAAATCATTGATGAAATGATTGGTCTTGTAAACCGTGAAGAAGTAAAGATTCTTTTGGGGTATTATGGTTATACTTCAAATGTTAAAGATAATGTCGTGGACGAATATATTCGTATGTGGGCAAATGCGAAGTACGAGTTTTACCTTATGTTTGGTAAAAATCTTAAATTCGTTAGACCGGTAAACATTCCCGCAAGCGATAGGGAAATTGGTGGACTCTTTAATGAGTTGAAGTGTAAGTATCCGTTTCACAGCACAATCCTTGATTATTTTAACATTGGGGATATTAAGGCGAATAGATGTCCAGACAACGATGTACTAAAAAACAATATCGAAATTTATAAGCCAGGAATGAAGATTTCCAAATTCCTACATCAGTATTTCCTTGATGATAAGTTCGATATTGATGTTTCAAAGGTTCTTCAAAATAAGGTAATAAGCGGTCAGTTCTGTATTTCCATTGACCCAATTGATTATCTTATGTCGTCCACAAATAAGAACAATTGGACTACTTGTATGTCGCCGGGACATGGTGCGCAGTCTAATGGCTGTGTTGCGTACATGATTGATGATTCTGGTATTGTTGCGTATCAGTGTAATGGTAATGACTATGAGTATAATTTCCCCACTGGCAAGGTTGTCGCAAATTCCAAGATGTTTAGAGCATATGTTCTTGTAAACAAAGATAACGGCACATTTTTTATTCATCGTGGTTATCCTGACAACGAGATTATTTCTCAGTATAGAATCATTAAAGAGTTCGTACAGGAAGCCATTGAAAACTATTTTGGCATTAAAGATGCCGAATGGTATGTGGCAGAAAACAATAAGGGTAAAAGGAGTAATAGCCCTGACTTTGGCGGTCTGTATGAGCTTCATGGTACGGCAAGAGTTGCTGTTGACCCAACCAAAGAATACACTAATAGGGTTGGTCAGTTTGCGTGGAAAGACCCTGTTAAGTATGCTTGTTCTTTGGAAGATGTTCCGATTGGCAAGGTAACTTTTGGCGTTCCGTATCTTATTTGTCCTGTGTGTGGTCGTCATGTTCCGAAATATGGCAACAATGGTAATCTGTCGTGCTGTCGGGGTTAATCCTCGACAGTCCTTGACAGCTTCACTTGTTTGTGGTATGCTATAAGCATAGTAAAGAACAAACTGAAAGGAGAAAGATTCAAAATGATTGTTACAAAGAAACTCAAGAAGATTAAAGAGGAAATGATTTCCAAGGTAGACAAGGAAAAGTTTAAGACCGCGCTTTTTTGGTCTACTAAATGTAAAGATGCTGAAGTGTGTAATGCCGCAATTGACAAGTATCTTGAAGAATGGGCCGATGCCAAGTATGAGTTTTATATTGGCATGGGTAACGAACTGAAGGTCAGTAAAAGTATTGATATTCCTATTTCGGATAGTGAACTTCGTGGTCTTGTAGACGGTCTGAAAAAGGCATATCCTTTCCATTCTGTAATTCTTGACTATTTTAATCTTAATGATTTCCGTAACAATGCTTGTCCTAAGAATGAAACTATGGAAAAGTATTGTACTCCGACCTATAAGGTTGGAATGAAGCTGTCGAAGTTCCTTAGTAAGTATTTCATGGACGACAAGTTCGATATTGAAGTATCGAAAGTGCTTCAAAATAAGGCTTGTAAGGGAACTGTAACTGTTTCCATTGACCCTCTTGATTATTGTTTCATGTCAATCAATAAGAACAAGTGGAACTCTTGTTATAATCTTATTGGTGATGGTTACAATACTTATTTCCTTGCTCCGTTGTCTGTTATGCGTGACGAGCACATGATTGTTTGTTATCGTGGCAATACTGCCGAGTATGATTATGACTTTAATGGAAAGACCATTCGTTATATTTCCATTAACAATCGTGCTATGATTGCCATTGATAAGGCAACCGAAAATATTGTGTCTTTTAGGGCACAGCCTTGTGGGAATAATGGTGCTATGTCTGAATGGGTCAAAATGACACAGGAAATTGTTGATAAGTTCAACAAAAAAGACAAACCTTCTGACTGGAAAGAAACAGGTTATCCTACAATTGAAGATGCTAAGTGGCAGCATTTTTGGTCTGATGGTCAAAGAATGTATTATTACGACAAGGGTGTAAAGCTGAACAAAATTAAGTTTGGCGTAACAAATATGATTTGTCCTATGTGTGGTAAAAACCATACTGGAGAAAACAAGAATCTTTGTGGCGATTGTCGTGCGAAGTTGGGGGTGAGATAATGGCAAAGTGTGTTCTTTATAGTATCATAACGGCTGACTTTAGAAAAGACATGAAGTTGCTAACAGGAAAAGATGAATTTTCCGTAATCACCATTCCGTCTTATTCTCCTATGTATAGTGATAGGGTTTTGTATAGAAACCCTCAAAATTGGTATCGTGGTGTAAAATGGGATATTGTAAATACATGGGATTATGATGTTGAGGAGTTCATGGACGATATTCTCGGTTCTTATGATGTTCTTCATCTTCCTGGCGGTAACACATGGCTGTTTTTGTATATGCTTCGTGAAAGAAATCTTCTTCCTGCCATCAAGCGTTTTTCTGACAATGGTGGTGTTATCATTGGAGAGTCTGCTGGTAGCATTATTATGACACCCAACATTGAAGTTGCCAAATTCGCTGACCGTAATATCGTTAGTGATATTCTTGACAGTACGGAATCTCTCGGCCTTGTTCCATTCACAATTAAACCTCATTGGCAGGCGTGGTGGAAAAAGTGGTTTTCATTTAAGAAGTTCGCAGACGAGCATCATATTGATGTTGTCCCTATTTGCGATGGAGAACGAATTGTTGTAAATGGTGACGATATTCAGTACAATAATTCTTGGGCAACAATTCATGGAAAGGGGGAATAATTATGTTGGAAGCATATTTTGTTGAAGGTATGCCTGTTGTCAACAATATATGGTACGATGAAGGTGTTGCCATTGGCAAAACCGGCGATGGTGAATATTCGTATCGTTCAAATAGTAACGGTAAAGTTTACAAATGTAGAACGACAGATGTGTTTTATGTTCCAGATTTTAATGCTGGCAAAGAAAAATGTGTCTTTAAAACAATGTCGTCATTTGAAAAGTCTATAAACTATTTCGGTTCGTTGTGTCATAATATGCTTCTTGGGCGCATAAATGTAGATGAATTTGTCCTTCGTGCCCATGAAATGGAATGTCCTGATGGTGTTGGCGATAATGCTCCCGCAAAGGAATATTTCTACAAAATGAAGGAAGCGTTTGCCGGTGTCCTAAACGCAAGACTAAAAGAACTTGCGGCACAAGAAGAATTTGTAACTTCAATTTGTGGCGATGCGACAAAGGCGAATAAGGGCTTGGGAACTTCTGCTTCTTATGGTAAATATAAGGATGAATTTATCAAATTCCTTCTTGATAAGGGTTTGATTTCTAAAGATGAAGCTAAAGCGCTTGATATTCGTGGCATTAGGTCAACTTGTATTAGCGCATACCTTTCATTTGGCGAGTTCTTTATGACGCATGATATAAATGAGGCTGTTAAAGTTCGTAATGAGTTTAGCAAAAAATATCGTAATGATTCAGTTATGAACTTTAATGAAGAATCGCTATATATTGTTTATGGGTGTTATTTCCCATATGACGATATGGGCGTTGATGATGGAGTTTAGCCTGAAGAAGAAGTTGAAGATGATGAAGATGAAGATGATGGTGAATGGGAAATTTAATGATGTTCCTTGACACAGGCACATTGTTATGATATACTATAAGTACAGTCGAGGGGCTGTACTTAATATCGGGACATCGCCTAACGCTATGGCACTACTTTTGGGCAGTAGAATAACGGCAGTTGGACTCTGCCTGTCCCGACCAGCCCGTATGGGCATCACCTCCCTCTCCGTTCTTGCGGGACGACCTATATAATGGTTGCGGTATTATATAGGGCTTGATGTAGCAAATCCTATGGGACAGTTGATGCGAAGTAATGTGAGTTAGCATTTATAATGCCAACAATAGACAGCGAAAAGCTACATACTGTGTACCGGAATTGTGGAAAAGTTGTCCAATTAAAATTCTATTGTCTGCTACTGGTCGGAAACGGTCTTTAGTTTTGCCATTAGTCTTTTAGTTGGCTTCGTCCCCAAGAATTTAGGGAAAACCAATGAATAAAAGGAACATTTTATGATTGAATTTATTCTTAATCAGATTCTTGAAGTGCTAAAAGACATTCTTGTTGAGCTAAGAAGTCGTTAAATTGTAAACTTTTTGTAAACAATTACGGCAACCACTTGACAAGACTACCACATTTATGGTATAATAAGTACACAATGAAAGACAAATGGTCAGGTAGTTCAGTTAGTTGTTGAGGGTTTATTGTTTATGGATATAGATGAATTAAAAAAATTGAAGAAAATAAATTACAATGGATATGTTGCTTATTATATGCCGCAACATCATAGGGCTTTCAGTAATGGGTGTGTTTATGAACATATTATTATGGCGGAGCAAAAAATTGGAAGATTGTTAATGCCAGAAGAAGTTGTTCATCATGTTGACCACAATAAAAAGAATAACTCATTAGATAATTTAATGGTGTTTGCTACCACGGCAGACCATAATGCTTTTCATGGTGGCAGCATATGTTATATTACAGATAATGGAGCATATAAGTGTGATAGAAAAGAAAATAGGTGTATTGATTGTAATGTTTTAATTTGTAGTACATCTAAAAGGTGTCATTATTGTTCTTCTAAATATAGACAACAAAATCTAATTAAAATGTTCAATAGACCAGAACTTCCAGATAGAAACACCTTAAAGAGCAAAATACGAAATTCATCTTTTGTGTCAATAGGATTGGAATATGGTGTGACAGACAATTGTGTTAGAAAATGGTGTAAGAAATTCAATTTGCCATATAGAAGTTCGGAGATAAAATTATATAACGATGACGATTGGGAACGAATATAAAAATTTTTATAATTTGGGCAGGTAGCTTGGTTAGTCGAAGTCCGAATCTTCGGTCGCAGACCAACCTCCTTTCATCATAGTTTTTACCTCCTTCTTCTGGTGTCGGTGGTATGACCAGTATAAAAACTCACCACCACTCTTTCCATGGCGCCTTCGTCTAATGGTTAGGACGCCGCCCTTTCACGGCGGTAATGTTGCGTTCAAATCGCACAGGCGTCACCACCATCCTCTGTTTTTTCTCCTTTCTTATCAGCGTCGCCCGGTATGGCTGACTAATCCCACTGGGCTTATCTGGTGCTTTCTTCTAAGGGTAGGAAACCGTCCTCTCAAGACGGAAATGCGCGGCTCGATTCCCGCAAGCATCACCACAATCTTCAAGTTGGAAGCGTATATACTATAAACTTCCTCTCCTTTCATCAAAATTTACAAAAAGTTTACATATGGTTCATAATTTGTTCATAATAAGTTTACAAAAAATTTACAAATTGGGAGGAATGAACAGTGGAGCCTGTAATTAACCCGTGGTTGTTTTATCTGATTGAAGTGGTAGACGGATTAAAACTTGTATTTGGCGGCCTTGGCTTTGCGATTGGGCTTGTCCTTATTCTTTCAGGACAATTTGATAGTGATTGTGCTTATGATGAAAATGCAAAGAAAAAGTGTCAAAAAAAGAAAAAGATTGGGCTTATCGTGCTTCTTGTTGGGTGTTTTATTTGCGTGTTAATCCCTTCGTCTGACACGCTGATAAAAATGGCCATAGCAAAGAATGTAACATATGATACAGTAGACGCTGCAAAAGATGTTGTTGTTCAGGTCTATAACGATATTCTGGCGTTGTTTCAGAAGTAACTAATAGGAGGAACTAAAATGAATAAGGAAAAAAATGACAATTCATCGTGCTTTGGCAGAGCTGAAAACTATCGACAGCAGAATCGAAAAGGCGATTTCTGAAACCAAGTTCTGTCGTAGTAATAAGCACAGCAACGAGAAAATTAACGGAAAGTCTATTGATGACTATATCGCCGAAACAAAGTCTGCATATGAAAGCATCAATGACCTTATCCGTCGCAGAAATGCCATGAAACGAGCTGTTGTACTGTCCAATGCAGTCACCAATGTGACTGTTGGCGACGAAATTATGACTGTTGCAGAAGCAATCGAAATGAAGCAGAAGGGCATCAACAACATCAAGTTGTTCATGGGTAAGCTGGCGAAGGATAGTCATACGGCCATCGAGGAATGTGATATGTGTAATGGGGCAAATCTTGAGGCTCGCGCCAATGAGTATGTGACTGGCTTGTTTGGTGCGAAGGATGGCAAGACAAATGTTGAAGCCATTGATGCCGCAAAGAAGATGTTTATTGCCGCTAACACCTATGACTTCATCGACCCCCTCGGCGCAAGCGATGTTGTTAATAAGCTGTACGATTATGTGCGTGTTTTCGAGGCCGATGTAGATGCCGCTCTTAGCGTTAGCAACGCAATCACGACAATCGAGTTTGAATACTGATTAGTTAAAAAACTTCGGTGGATTTCGTAACCCTTAAACCACAAACCGTTTTAGTTTTTAGCGGTATTTTCTAAATCGTTAATATGGCAAAAAATACTGCTTCTACTTAAAATTTCTTGTGCTTAGAAGAAATTACTAACAAACATAAAAAGTTATGTTTTGTAAATATTTCTGTAAAGCTTAAAATTCAAATTTCAAGTAGTAAAGCTGAAAGTTAAAAGTTTTTAACACATAAAGCTAAAGGAATAAAGCATAAAGCTGTAAAACTTGACGAAATCCGTGAGTTATGGTAAGATATGTTTGTGTTTGGTCGTAGGGTTTCCACACGGCTGAAGTTCATCGAAGTTTGTATATGCGGATGTGGCGGAACAGGCAGACGCAAGGGACTTAAAATCCCTCGGTATTTGTACCTTATGGATTCAAATTCCATTATCCGCACCAATGGGAAACGCCGAAATGTAGTTAGTGGTCGGTCATACAAGCTGTTTAGGATGGGATTGGGCTTGTAAATTCATAAGAACAGGAGATGGCTAAATGGGTTGTGAACTGATTGAAACAGCAAAGGCAAGACTTGATAAGGCAAAAACATTGTTTAATGTCTGTGATGGCGATGATAGCATCTTCGAGTACGCTAATGCTGAACTTACAGCGGCAGAGCGTTACATGGAGTATGCTGTGTCCGTTTGTAAGATGTAAAATTCGTGAACCAGTAAATTTGGTTTCGTAGCTCAGTAGGTAGAGCAGCCGAAGGGTCGGCGTGTCGGTGGTTCAAGTCCACTCGAAACCAACTTATAAATTTATAGGTCGTTAGTACCGAAAAGCAGGGTAAAGCATCTAACCCTGCTGGTTAAAAACGGGTAATCCAATGGCCATGGATTACTCTTGCGTAGATGCTTTGCTGGTTTGAGAATCTACAAAACCAGCTCTACAAGATGGTAAAACATCAGCTTTGTATCCTGAAGTTCTCTGTTCAATCCAGAGTACCCGCTCCACGCAACCAAGATGGTTGCCACAGATACAATTTACTGCAATGAGAGTTTAACTCTCAAAACCGCTCTGTTTGCGGCAGACGGTTCACTTTTTCTTTTTGGATAATATGTCAAACAACAGGGTTAAGGATATGACTGTATAAATATCATCCTTACCAGCCGCTTATAAATATGCGGCATATAACAGCAAGGCGTTCCGCTGCTGAAAATGCGGGGCTTTAATTCAAGGTGTTCCACCACCGAGAGAGTGGGCTTTAATAAAAAGGCGCCTTGCCAACCGCTTGCTGATGGTGCGGTATATAAGTTATTCAGTTCGTTAAATATTACCGCTGACCGATATGCGGTATATAAATGGTCGGGATAAGACTTTGGGCTGGCAGAAATGCCCTGGCCCACCTGTGCCGTCCCATTCGGACGGGTTTATGTAGAGGTCGCAGAGCCTACCAAAACTGCTACTGGGTTACGAATTTCGTAACCCAGTAAATTTTATATAATAAAGGAAGTATATAATATAGAAAACGATAAATATGTTGGCACTCAAATTGGTATATATACAATAGTAGAAAAAACAAATAGAAAATATGCAGATGGACATTCTTTATATAGAGCCATTTGTAATATATGTGGTTCTGAAAAAATATCCACAATTTCTAATATAAAGGAAAATAGTGAGCGTTGCCGTCATAAAGATTTTATGGGTAATGAGGTTGTTTATGGGCAAATAAAAAATAAAATCTTACTAAAAACATTTAATGGCATAAAGCACAGATGTTATGATGAAAAGGATAAATCATATAGGTGGTACGGAGCAAAAGGAATAAAAGTTTCAAAACAATGGTTAGACGAACCAAGTTCATTTGAATTGTGGGCGTTAGAAAACGGATATAAAAAGGGTTTGACAATAGATAGAATAGATGAAAATAAAGATTATTGTCCAGAAAATTGTAGATGGGTTACGCGCCAAGAAAACGCCAAATATAAATCTACTACAAATTTAATTAAGGCCAATAACAAAGTTCATACTGGAAAAGATTGGTCAGCGACGCTTAATTTTGGTATAAATGTAATAAATACATATGTAAGAAAGTATGGTAAGGAAAATACTGAAAAGTTTATTGAAAAATATTTAGAAAATCCTGGAATGAAGCCAAGCGGTAGAAAAAGTTATTACGAACTGTATATGGATAAATAAAATATATATACCACATCCACGCGGAAATGACTTCCCTTCCGCTGTTAGTTTCTCCTTTCTTTGAAAAATGCGTCACATAAAAGTGTCGCATTTTTTCTATATTCTGTATGAATTTCCATGCCTTCCTTGACATTTCATGTTTTTTATGGTAAAATAATTGGGTAATTTAGAAAGAAAGGAATGCCAATATGAAGAAAGTTATTAGTATTCTGCTTGTAATTTTTATGCTTTTCAGCGTTTGTAGTGCGTATGAAGTGTTTACTGATGAAACCAATTACACTACTGAGGAGTTCCAATATGTTCTTGAAAATTCAAGAAGTGGGCTTTATGATTACGCATGGACTATTATTGAAAGCGGTAAATATTATGGCATAAACCCTCTTTATCTGCTTGCCAAGTTTGGTCTTGAAAGCGGATGGGGAACATCGTATTATTTCAAGAATAAAAATAATATTGGTGGTTGGCGCAATTACGATGGTACCTACCGTGACTTTGATAGTGTTAAAAGTTGTATTTGGCATATTTGCGATGGTTTGACAGAATACAATAATGAGGATTCGTGGAAATATACTGGCAACGACATGGAAAAGATTTGTTATCGGTATTGCCAAGACGATGGATATTATGAGCTTATGGTGTCCATCATGGACGAACTTCAAGATGAAATTGTTGAATTTCGCATAGAAAATGAAAAATGTTTGCCTTGTTAAGAATTAGCCTGTTTGGACACTGTTACTTGACAATTATTCATATATATGATATAATTATCATAGTAGGAAGGGGTCTGAATGGGCTTTTTCTTTTAGTGTTGAAAGGAGAATTTGCGAATGAAAACATATCTTTATCCATTCCAATATGTGGAGTATCTGATGTCTAAACTGGACATTAGATTCCACTATACGCATTATGAAGCATGGTTAAAGCGTGATGGAAAATGGTTATTTATTGCGTCTGGCGACAACAAAAAAGAAACAGAAGAAGCAGCAAAAGATGTTTTGAATATGCTTGTTGATGTAAATACTATGTACGAGGTATCGGTATGAAATTTAAGATTGGGGATATTATTACTGGCGTTGATGGTTCTCCTTATACCGTTACGAATAATCGTGGAACATATAAGGTTATTTTTGCTTATGATGACGAGTTTGTTCGTGTCAGAATTGTAAAACATATCGACCCGTTAAAAGTGAGTAGTGAATTTGATGTACTTTCTAAATATTTTGTTTACGCAAAAGATTTCGTTCATTGGGAAGGCATTTTTGATAACGCTTTCAATCAGAAAACATTTGACATTGAAGATGGTGTGCCTGTTGTTGATGGTGTAAGTGTAGACAGTCCATGTTACAAGCAACTATGTGATGAATATGCGAAGTATATGAAAAGCATAGAAAAAGAAAAGTAATGGTATAAACTTTAAGATTGGAGATGGTGATGGCGTGAAATTTAGGATTGGAGATATTGTCAAGGGCAATAAAAATTCAGATTTCAGATATGAATATACAACCTCACATTGTACCGGAGAAGTTATCGAAGTGTATGGAGATGGCGACATTTTGTTAAAAATAATCTCCCACGAACGCTATGAAAACGAGATTGGAAATGAATACCCTGTCGATGAAGATTATTTCGAGCTTGTAATGCCAAATAACTGGCATGGTCTTTACAGTGTTGCTAATTATAAAAAACTCTTTACCATTGAAAACGGCGTTCCAGTAGTGAATAATGTCGGTAAAGATAGCCCATGCTATAAACAGCTTTGCGCTGAATATAAAGAATTTCTGAAAAAGGAAAAGGAGAAGAAAGTATGAGACATCGTGAATTAAAAGTTGGTATGTATATTACTGGTAAGCCCAATAATGGTTACGCTATTACAAACCAGTATAATACTTGTCAAGTTCTTCAAGTAAATAGACTTGATGAAAAAATCCTTGTAGAAGTAGTCCGTAGTGGTAGACCTAAAGATGTTGGAACAAAATGGCTTGTCGATTATAAATTGTTTGTAAAGGCTAATGTCGATATGACAGAAAATAAAGTACCGACCCCTTTCCCTGTTGGCAGTTATGTTGTCGGAAATAGTCAAAACGGATATGGGCAGACTCGTCGTGGCTGTGTTTGTAAAGTAATTAGATATAGAGATTATTTTTATAGCAAGAAATATGGTCTTGATTCTGAATATATGGTGGTAGCAATTGTTAATGAAGATGGAACACTTGTTGGTGCACACACTGTAAGACCTTCGTGGTTTGATGCGTATGACTACAAGCCTTATGATGGGTTGTTTTCTAAAGCATATTATAGAAAGCTGTTTACTATCTCTGACGACCTTATAAAAGTAGAGGGCGTTAATAAGGAAAGTCCTTGTTATGTTCAACTGATGAAAGAATGTATGGATAACGGCTTGATTAAGAAAGGGTGAAAATTATGCTGTGGAAGGATTTGGCTGTCGGAAAATATGTAACTTTTAATAGATGGCTAAGAGATTACAGCAATCTTTATTGTGAAACATTAGAAATCATTTATGTGCCTGATACAAAAGAAGATGGTGAAGTTGGTTGTAGACGAGTAACACACAATGGCTATGTCTGTACGAATAACAAGTACGCTGATGGAGAAACAAGATACATCAAATATATTCATTTAAGAGAGGTTAATGTTGACCCATACGCCTGTCTTAAATGGAATAAAGGCGATGTTCTTGTTCCAACAGATATTGGCGTGGAACGGCTCAGTAAGCCGCAACTCAACCGTAGTCCGTATGTTGTTGATACCGGAACCATTTGGTATGATAGATACCGTGACAGAAATGACCTTAGAGTATATATAGCTCCAAGTGACGGTAACGCATATTCCATGCCGTTGAATGTGGCTTATTTCAAGAAAGCAGATAACGCATGGAAAGGACTTTTCGCAAGCCAGTATTATAAAAAAGAAATCAAGTTTGACGAGAATGGCGAACTTGTGAAACCAGTTACAGTCGCAAAGGGAAGTCCAGCGTATAATCAAATTCTAAAAGAAGCCAAAGCGTGTGGCGTTATTAAGGGGTGATAAAAGTGGCCAAGTACGGTAATTACGACTATGTTCAAGCTGACATTGATTTGTATAATATTCCTGAAAAATATCACGCTATTATGCGCAACATTTTCAGTAAAAATGAAGCGGCAACATTTAAGTACGATAAGGATTCTGACACTTGTTGTTATACAAACTGGCCCGACATGAAACCGTGGTACGATGTTCTCACTGGTAATGTTATTTCTGGCTTTGGTGATGTCGGTATGTTTCCAACTTTGCTTGACGAAGATGTTTATGGCACAATAAACACTAAAAAGGTTGACAAAATTCAAGACCCAGTAGAAGAACATTATCAAAAAATAATCCCTAAAAAGCCTATGGAGTTACTCGTTAGTCAAAAAGCATAACTTTTATATTTCACAATGAAGGGAGGAAATTAGTATGGTCGCTTATTGTCCAAAGGATGGTAAAAGTTATGAAACTGATAGCACTTTCATAGGATACTACATTACCAAAATCGTAGTCCAGTCTGACGGCTTAGTTCCTAACATTGTGGCGTCTGTCGCCGCAGGTGTTGGTTGTATTGTCGCTGTTAGCATTAGCAATAAGCTATCCAAGGACAGACTATATGTAAATGTGCTAATGTGTGATAACTTCACTACAATGAAAAATCTACATGACTATTTAGCATTTCATCATATCACCAATGTGGTGTCTGATAGCTATAACAAAGACCTATCCGACAAAACTATTACTATTACTGCGTATTGCGAAACCAAAGAACAGTCCCGGATTCTTGATGAATATATCGCCAGTATGAACAAAAAGCTGAAGCGTGTCATTCAAAAGGTGTAATATGTCGTAAAATGCCACCAGAACGACGAGAATGCGCTGTGTGGTGTTTTTAATGTTCTGACACAAGATTATACCAAAAATAAATAATGCCCTTACAGCGCAAATTCAAGGCATTACAGAAAGGTCGTGATATTTTGCCAGACAAGTTTGATGTTGCCGCTATTACAAGTTTTGCTACGATTGACGGTCGTGGAATGATAACAATTCCGTCAGAAATCATCTACGAAATGTTTGGGACAATTGAAAACGCTGCGGGAACAGAACTTCGTGTTCATTGGAACAGGGAAAATAACTCAATCACACTAAAAAAGTTTGGAAAGAATATACATGATGATTTTTGACAACTCAATTATTATGATTTTGCTGTTCTGTGTTGGATTCGCGTTGATATTTGTTCCGCTGTCTATCGCAATATTTGAAGGTTTGACATATTTAATTAAAAATTTAATTGAAAAATAAATTAAGCCGCACTTTGAAAACTATACTTGACAGGTAATACACATTATGGTATACTGTATATAGTAGAAAAGGGGCGGCTTTCTTTTTTAGGAAGTTTTCCTCAAAATCATTGTCCGTAAATGAAAGGAGAAAAAACACTATGAAAATTGATGAAATCAAGGCAAGAATTGAAAAGAGAATGAATGACAGTAGGCGTGATAAAATTCGTGCTACCTATGCGCTGGAAATTCTGAACAATTACGAAAACCTGTTTCAGCGTGACGATAGTTACAATCTTAATCACGAAAATCTGAAACAGCTTTTGTGCGGCGCTAAAGACTGGGAGCAGTATTCTAATGGCGGATTTTCTTTAGTGTATAATGGCGATATTGAGGAACGAATTGGTAAAGGTGGTGACCTCATCGAAAGACAGGCTGACTATCTGCGGCAGGCGTACAACATGATTGCTAATTATGCTACCGAAGATGAGCTGGACTACAACTGGCTTCCAAGTGTAATGATGATTTAAGGAGTGAGAAACTAAAATGGAAACTAAAATGAATATTTCAATTCCAGAGTGGTGTAAAATTGGGTCTTTTGTTGAATGGTACGCGCCAAAGTTTACCGGATTAAGAGAATGGGTTACTGAAGAAATTATTGGATATACTTACAATGGCTTCCTTCATCAAGCACACAACTGTCCAATGTACGAAACAAAATTTTCTGAATGGGGCAAAACCGTTCGTAAAGTTAGAAAAAATAGGAGGGCACTAAAATGAAAATTTATTATGAAGTTGATATTGACGAGTTCGAGTTTTGGGAAGGCGGAAAGTGTGTTGCTGATTCGTTATCGGAGGATGACCTTGAAGTAATCCAAAACAAACTGGAGGAGCTTTATCCTGATGGCATGAGTGACACGGAACTGAATGACCTGTTTTGGCACGATGAAGATTTCATAGCAGGACTTGCTGGATATTCCAGTTTTGAAAAGGTAAAGGAAGGAATTAAGTCCGATGAAGAGGATGAAATTTATGACGAAGCCTACTGGGATGACGAAATCTATGAAAACGAAAAAGAGGACAGAATTTGGCGAAAGTACGAAAGGGACTTGGACTAAAAATCTAAGCGAACTTTGACAAACACACGACCATATAGTATAATGCGTATAATGGTTAAAGGAGGAGGAAAAACTATGAACAAATTCGTAATTGCGAGCCTGAACAGAAAGGGCAATCTTGTATTCGTGAACCGTTATTATGGTGGAACGGCAAAGACAAGCGAAAACATTGAGGATGCAAAAATCTATTATTCACCCTATGACGCCCAAGAAGAATGGAAAGATAGGATGAAGGGTGCTAAGATTACTTTGGGTCTGAAAGATGGTAATGTTCCGTTCATTGTTAGTGTCAATCAGGTGATGATGAAAACCATCTGAAATTTCGTGAATCAGCTTAAATTTTCTATGTAATTCATAGAATAAAATGTGTATTTTAAGGAGGAAAATATGGATAAATACAATATTACGATTGAAGCAAAGTGCTACTTTGATATATGTATTGAGGCCAAGAATATAGAACAAGCTAAAAAGATTGCGATGAAGGCATATCACGATGCTGACCATGGAGAACTTTACGGAATAAAATCTAAAATTATTATGGCAGAGCCTTTAAGATTAGTAAGCGTTTAATAAATTCGTAATCCAGTAACAAAGGAGATGACAGTATGTATGTAGTAGGTAAGACATGGTGCCACAATACAGAATATGAAGAAACAGAGAAGAAAGAATATAATACCTATAAAGAAGCTAAAGTTGCCTATGAAAAATTGATAGAAGAAGAACGCAATAAGACACCTGAATATAAGTATAAACGAAGCGAGCGGTTTCTTTGTCAAAATGCTAAAGATGAAAACACAATCTTTACAGATAATGAAAATTATCACATTGACCGAAACGAAAACAACTTTTGTGATATATTTTTGTGGGAATGGAATGATATAAAATGATTTATCCTAATATTAAAATGTTGGTTAAATACCTTGACGAAGAAGGAAATGAATCCACAATAAAAGCGGAATCCATAATCTTTGGTTGTGGCCTTAGCGGAAATGAGTGTGAGATTACAGACGAAGATGGGTTTGTTGCCTATTGCGACATTGGCGCACTTCTTGAAGTTAATATGTGGGAATATGCCCGGCGTCTGATATGATTGCTGGGCATTTTCTGTTTAGTGTTCGTGTGGAATATTCGTAGAATGTTCGTCAGCGCATGAAATTTGCTTTGTAAGGCGTTTTTATTTGTTTGGTGTGAAATTACCCTAAAGAAATAAAAGCGTGTTACAGCGTAAATTTAGGGCATTACAAGCTATTCATAAAAAACGGTCGTTCCTTGACGGTTACATACACATATGTTATAATATACATAATGAGGGTGGGCAGAAGGCCCGCCCTAAGAATGAACCAAACGGCGCAAGCGCCTATGGCCAAAGAAACTTGCGTTTCATTGAAAGGAGAAAAAAGCTATGTTCAAGTGTGAGAACTGTCCGTATCATTATAAGAACGAAAGTGACGAGTTCGCTTGCTGTCACTTCGAGGGTGACTTTCTTGCGCCTTGCGAAGAGGATGACTATGAGGGCGAACCCTATGAAGATGTGGTCAATGACTACGACTGCTGGGACGAGGATGAGGAGGAGGAATACGAATGACTAACTTGAAAAATTTTCTAAATGAATGTTTCGACTGTGAAGCATGGTTTGAGGGATTCACTAATAAGGAATTGGCGGGGATTGTTGTAAAGGCAATTCTTGCTGGCGTTTTTCTTTTTAGTGTTCTGTTCGTGTTCGTAGCCGCTTTGGGCTAATCATATTTTGGAAAGAGGAAAACTTATTGCGCAAACGCAATCGTTCCCATGTTTAACAACAGGAGGAAAATAAACTATGAAAAGCAATCTGACTATTTATGTTCATGTAAAGGAAACTAAGGAAGTTATCCTTAAAACCGTACTTGATGCGGTAAATGTTGATGATGATGATGCCGTCAACAATGCTGTTGTTGAATGGATGGATGATATTTGTGGTGCTGTGGAAGTTAGTCTGATTGACAATCCGCAGTATCAGAAGTATCAAGACTACAATGGAATGTTCTTTGTGAACAAGGACAATTATTTCGAGGTAACTTTTGATATTGACAATCTAAATAATTGTCATGTGTTCGTAGGGAATTTCTAAAAGGAGAATCAGTCAGTATGAAAAACAACAAGCATGAAAAGGACTATTACAAGCAGCTTGATGGCTGGGTTAGAATGTTTGAACAGTGCGGATACTGTCCTGTCAGAATTGAAGTAGTAACTGACAAAATTGTTTGGTGTTGGAAATGGAAGAAAATCACCGAACAACAGAAGAACGAACTTTGTGACCGAATGGTTGAAGTTATGAAGTATATGTTCTAAAGGAAGGAGAATGGACAATGGAGCTTGTAACTTTTCTTGAAGCATTTTCAAATGACTGTGCCGTATGTATCACTAACGGAAGGTTTGTTGTTTATACCGGAAGTATCAAACAATTCCTGACCATTGGCGAAGGATATGACTTTGAACGGCGTGTATATGGCGACTATAAAATTCACTTTGCCAACATCGACCGGGAAACTGGTAGATTGATGGTAGGAATCTAAAAGGAGATGAATAGAATGAACGCTATGGAATATATCGAGGAACGCAGTAGAATGTGTGAGAGCTTTGGCTCTAAATGTAAAGGTTGCCCTGCCAATTTCGACAATATGTTTTGTTGTGGGGTTGCCGCCATATCAAAGCTGGACGCTAAAGAACAGGTTGCTATTGTTGAAAAATGGTCTAAGGAACATCCACACAAAACAAGGCAAGATGTGTTTTTGGAACAGTGTCCAGAAGCGCCAGTTGACCAATATGGGTATGTGATGGTATGTCCAAAACCTTTTTCTGATGATTTTAGGAACAAATATGGGAATTGTGAAGGTCGGAAGTGTCCCGATTGTCGGCGTGAGTTTTGGATGGAAGAAGTAAAGGAGGACAAATAATATGTGGTCTATCTTTGCGCTGGTTAGCGTTCTTTGTATGATGGCGGCTTTCATTAGCTGAACCCTAAAACACAAGAAACAGTAATAGATTTTTCGAGCCAGTAAACTTATACTTTATTTGCTGGCTCTATAAAGTTTGTTACCTAAAACATAGCTTTTGACAATTTAGTTTAGCAATCTAAATTTACAATCATGTTAGTATATAATAATATTATATATATGTAAGTAATATATATAATGTTATTTCAGTATAGCTATTTATAAAAGCCTTTATATATAGTGTAGATAGCTATATAATATTATACAAGCTATTATAATAGCTATTAAGATAGTTATAGTATTATAATTTAATAAACCTAATATTAAATTATAATACTATAACTATCTATATTATAAAAGCTTTCTTTTAGAATATCTATTAAAATAATAATTTGTTCTATGTATCTATACATATAAATAAAAGATAGCTTATAAGCATATTATAATAGCTTGTTAATGTAATACATAATATTAAGATAAATATTATATTCATCATATACGAATATAATATTTATCGTTTAAGATATATAGATATAATAGTATTACATTAACCATATTATAAAAGCAAGCTATTATTATAGATATTATAAAAGCAAGCTCTTTATATAGATATAAAGATAAAGAGAAAGATAAAGATATTATAAGATAATGGAATATATTATAAGGGATTGATAATAAGAATATTTATAAAAGATAGAGAGTAAACATATAAATAAAAGATAGAGAGTAAGAATATCTATAAAAGATAGCTAAAGAGATATAAAAATAATAATATATATATTGTGTAAGTGTGATTTACAATAAAATATAGCCGGAGAGAAATAGTCAAAAAATAAGGTATATTTCGTGGGCCAGTATAATAATAATTCAAAAATCTATACAAATTTCTTGAGCCAGTACAGTAAGTGTATTTTTCTTTTAGGGTCTGATTTATCAAAAGTGGATGGTGAACAGAAAAGCATCAGAAAACTATCTGCGAAGTCATCAGTAAATATGTTGGACGATTGGCCTATTTATCCATCTGCTTTTAGGGCCTGCCAACTTGGCGAATTTTTCCGCTTATATTAAATATATAAGTATGATGGAAAACTCATATTTCATGTGACTTCATGTGGATTTGTTCATGATGGCTATAAAGTTATTATAACACTATTATAAGAATACTATAAGCATATAGTGATAAACAGCTATCAATACAACCAATTAAAACACTTTCTTCTTCGTCTTAAAAGAAACGCTTTCTTTGTGTATAAGAAAAGTCAAGAGAAAAGTAAAGAAGAATAATCAACAAATAAATATATATCCATCTTATACTAATCATTATTATAATAATAATCCTTATATTATTGGGAATCTTTTCCTGCCCGTGTTGTGTGCGTCCTGATGGTGGCCGTGTGTCTGCCGCCATGCGGCAGGAGCTGGACGGCTTGCCGTCCGGTATTGGGGGATATGTTTTTGGGAGAATAACGGGAGCGTTCCCGATAAGACAGCGACGCTATTTTCATTTTAGAATAACGATACTGTTGGCTGGGAGTCCTTGACAACCTATATAGAAAATGTTATAATAAGTGTAACGACAATAACAAAAAGGTTATTAGTCATCAGAACGGCTACAATGGCTTTGTATGGCGTTTTACCTCTTTAGGGTATAAATTCACGCTGAGCGCCCAAAAACGCCATACAGCGCATTTACATAAATTATGGTAATACAAATCGGCCTGAATTGTATGCCATATAAGGACACACAAGAAAGCCCTATACCTATATATATACGCAAGGGCACTTTGTTAAAAATGTAACAAGCGGTTACAATTTGGTTACACTTGAAAAATAATACTTGACAGCGCCGCCGCCCTATGATAGAATGGGGACAATCGAGAGAGGGACGAAAGACCCGCACCCGATACCCGCACTTTGAAAAGTGAATAAACCCCCGCCGGGGAAAATACCTTGCCACCATTGGCAAGAGATAACGCGCTGTTGTGGCGCTGGACGATACCGGGACGGGGAACACACAAACAACCATAAACAGCCCCCGCAAAGCGGGGAGCAAAGAAAAGGAGAAAAGACCATGAACGAAATCAAAATCACTGAGAGCACAGAAATTAAAACCATGACCGTTGCAGACCTGTTGACGGCGCAAGATGTGGGAGACATTGCCACCCCCGATATTCAGCGCCCCGCCGGAGTATGGAGCGCCGAGCAGTGCGCCAAACTCGAAGATACTATTATGCGGGGCTGGGGAATTGGTACAATCTCCATTGTAGAAATTATTCGGGAGGGTAAAATCTTGCGTTTGTTGGTTGACGGCCTGCAAAGGTTGACCGCTTTAAGAGCGCAGAGAGACGCCGCACAAGCCGCACTTGACGCCGCAGATATTGCCTATGCCGCCGCCGTAGATGAGGGAGCGAAACTTGACGCAAACCCCGCCGCAGACCCTGCAGCAAAGGCCGCCGCAGATACGGCCATTAAAGCCGCTTTCGAGGACTACAACGCCGCGAGAAACCGTTATACCGTGTTAAGCGAGTATCAAGTAGCAGTAACCGTAACGACCACCAACGACCCCACCACCGCCGCCGAACTGTTTGTGCGGCTCAACAACGGCACACCGCTTTCTAAAATCCAGCGCGGCACCGCTGGGCTTAAATCTGATGTGTTGGCATGGGCGCGCACCTATGCCGAACTTCTCCCCGACCCGATGCCGGGCAAAATCGGCAGAGATGAAGCCGCTTTCATCTTTGCGGCCTGCGCCGTCAACAAAAAGCGCATGACCACCAACGGCCCAGCGTGTATCAAGTATCTTGCTACACTGGCCGACCCCGCAGAACTTCCCGCCGCTGACACAATCGCACCCGCCGCCGCCGCTTATGTGGCCGCCATGACCAAAGCGGGAAATACGCACATGCTTTCCGCTCAGTATTTTATCCCGTATGTGCTGGGAAGTGCCGCCGCAGAGCACACGCTGACAGCTGATGACTGGGCGAAATATGTGGTAGAGCTTGGCCGCATTAAGGGCGAGCGTGTCCGCACCATGACCCCCGCAAAGGGCAAGGCAGAAACGCAGGAAACCACCCGCCGCAAAGATAAGGACGACGACAACCGTCTTTTGTGGGCGCAGGTTGACGACGACAAGAGCAACGCCGCACGAGCCACTGTAGCCCGTTATAGTGCCGTTTCGCTGGGTGACCTGTATGCCCGTATTCAAAATCAGCTTACCCCCGGCGACTATGGTTACAAGACAGCCGTTAAGGCTGGGAAAGTAGCACCCGCCCCGGCAACCGTGGCAGAGACTGCCGCCGCAATCGAGGAGATGCTAGCATGAGGTGGCGCTATACTGATAAAGAGTTTTGCTCCGCTGAACGCCGCGCCGACCTGTACGGTATACCCGCCGCCGATGGTAGCGTGTTAGCACTAATGCCATCTGGCTATGCGTTCCATCTGCCGCCGGCATTGGCCGCACGATGGAGGGAAAGCCCATTACAAGAGCCATCGCTTATTACACCGACCGACCCGTGGAGCGATGCCGACCAACTCGCCGCCGAGCGTGCCGGGATAGGCTGACCACCGACCACCGACACCGACCCACAAACCCCAAACCCGCACCGCCCGCCGCACGGCGGGCGGGCGGGGAGAGGGGGAGCGTCCCACCTGTACCGACCAACGCAGACCAGGCCGGAGGGGGCAATTTACAATTTCTTACTGGAAAAATTTTCGTGCTGTGGGTCAAGCACTTTTAGTCATATGCACGAGAAAGAGAAACTAAGTGGATTTGGTTGCCTTTTCTTTTTAGTCATATGCACGAGTGGGAGACGAACCAAGACAAGAGATGTAACAGTATTTTTTCTTATTCCCCATTCCATTCCCGTCTTTGCTTATCTGTCATTTTAGTGTATTCTTCTAATCCAATGGTGACAAATTCCCCATTAATACACTTCCCCATATGCTTAAACCATTGGTCTATTAGTGCATTTGTTTCTTCCTGTTCTTTCTTTTTCTTTTTATTATAGGCGGCCTGCTTTTTAATACGCTGTTTTTCACGGACAATTTTCTTTTCAATAGCCTGTTGTTCCATTTCAGCTTCATGGTTTTTATGGGCGAAGCAAAGAATGGCATTTATGATTAGAAACCCAAAAGTTCTCCCAACGCAGCTTAGCCCTTTTGATAATTCCCGCTCGAACTTTTTGTTATCTCTCTTAATACGCAAGCTCGCCTGATACATTCTGTTGTTATTATACCCATGGTATCTCATTCTGCTGTTCTTACTATTAGTGGTCATATATTTGTTTCCTTTCTGTTTGTTCTGGTTATAGTATATCATATTATGTTCTATATGTCAAGGGCATATATAAAAAGTTTACAATTAATACAATTTACACAATAATGTCAAATATATCTTACATATTTTTGTGCATTATTATGAACATTTTGTTAATTTTCATGTAATTTATGGAAAACCCTATTGACATATATTATAATATGTGGTATAATAAGGATACAGTAAAAGACAGATGACTATGCGAAGGGATTATATTATGAATACGGGTAAAATATTTGAACAAGAAGTCCATGACAGCATAAAGAAGTACAATAGGGAACACGGAAATGTAGTGTATTATCATCGTGTAAAAGACCCGGCAAGCTCTTTTGGAGGGGGAGGGGGCAATACACGATTCAGCATGAAAAACGAATATGACCTTATACTATACAAGTACCCAATATTCTTTGCTTTAGAGCTTAAAAGCAATGGCGGAACAAGTTTTTCTTTTAGCAGAAATGACAAGTTAGAGAAAAGCAAGGATATTAAAGACAGTCAGATAATGTCTTTAGTAGAGGCTGAAAGGTATCATGGGACTGTTGCTGGATTAATTCTTAACTTTAGAAAATACGAAGAGACATATTTTGTTAGAATATCTGATTTTTACAGATTCAGAAATGGAACCGAGAAGAAGAGTATTAACAGGGATGATGTGCTAAGTCTTAATCCTATTCTTATTTCACAGACATTGAAGAAAGTCAGATATGATTTTGATATATCTTCGTTATTAGACTATAAATTTGACATTGGGGTGAATGATTTGTGATATTTAGTAAGAAGAAGCCTATTAAAGTATATCTTGATTTTGACAACACGCTTGTAGATTCAAACAGCGCAATGATTTATTTGCTTAATCAGGAATACGGAACAAACAAAAGTTATGAAGAACTAAAGAAGTATGATTTTAAAGATTTATTTCCGTGCTTAACAGATGAACATTGTGAAGAATTGTTCGCAAGCGGCAAGTTGTTTTCTATTTTAGAGTTCTTTGAAAACTGTTATGAAACGCTTGATTATTTCAAAAAGCGTTGTGAATATTCTTTAGTTACTTATGGAAGCAAAGACAACTTATTCTGCAAAGAATTTTGGTGTAAGAAGAAACTGCCATTCATTAAGGATTATTATTTGTTAGAATTTAAAGGAAATGATTATGCGTATGATAAGTCCATGATAGATATGTCTGACGGCATATTTATTGACGACCATATTGAATATTTAAGAAGCAGCAATGCTAAAGTAAAAATACTTTTTAGAAACAATCACGATGGTGACTGGAACAAAATTAACAATTTAGATGATGTTTATGTTGTAAACAGTTGGAAAGAGATTTATCATATTATCAAATTCTATATAGAAAATGGAGGGGTAATTTAATGCTTATTGTACTTGTTGGAAAAAGCGCAAGTGGAAAGACAACATTGGAAAAATATATTAGTGACAACTTTAGATATGAAAAAATAGTCAGTCATACAACAAGAGCTATTCGTGGTGATGAGGTTGATGGTGTGGACTATTATTATGTCAGTGAAGATGAATTTGATAGAATGAGGTTGAACGACGAACTTGTTGAACACGCAACATTCAACAATTGGTCTTATGGCATCAGCAAGAAAGAAATCGAAGACAGGAAAGATGCTGTTGTTGTAGTTAATCCTGCAGGACTTAGACGGCTTCGTAAGCTTAACATCCCAATGTCTGTATTCTATGTAGTGTGTGACGACAAGACACGCTACAAACGCAGTATAGACCGTGGTGACGATATTGTAGAAATTGCATTGCGTAGTCGTTCTGATACAGACTGTTTTAACGGCATTGAAGATGAAGTAGACCGTATTCTTTTAGGAACCAATACGGTAGAAAGCAATGCTGTTGAAGTTTTTGAAGTAGTGGCAAGAAAAAATAATAAATAAGGGGTTTTGTTATTTGTTTGCACCAAAGCTTTATACTGTTCACAAGTTCCAATTTCTTGACCTTGTTAGATTTGGGATGGAGGTTAATGGCGATTTAAAGTTCTACGAGATTAAGCAGCAGGACAATATGCTGTTTAGACAGATACGAATTATAAACAATAGTGACAGCGTTGAAGACTATGTATTTTTTGTGGACTGTGCTGGTGCACAGTCCAAGCTTGATTCTTTTACTGACATGATGCGTAATGGCATTGTAATAAACGGATGGCATTATACAATGTCTGAACGGTCAGCAAGTATGACCAGACAGGGAATATTGTCTTTTATTAGAGATGACATTTATGATACATTGGATGAAATTATTGGTCTTGGCGTTAGTTTAAAAGAAACTGTGCTTTCAAAATACATGGCTTATCGTGGGCTAATGTTTAGTTCTTGTCATTGTTTAGAGGGATGGTTTCCAAAGATAATTGTTGTGCCAGATTACTACACCATGATAGAAGACCAAAACATTAAGTATGTAGTAAACGATGTTATAGAATATGTAGACAAAAATACTGGTGAAAATAAGCAATGGAAACAAAAGGGAATCCGAACTGGTGTACGCAATATTGAAATTAATGCTTTTGACGGGTGCGGTATTCATCATCCAAATATTACAAAACAAGTCAAGGAACTTCTTGGCGCAAAGTCAAACCCCACAAGCTTGCAGTTAAGACTACCATATTGTAAGGGCGTAACGCACGAGTTTGATTACACAACATTCTTTAAGATTAGAGATGTAAAGTTCATTAAGGATGTGTGGGGCATTGAACATAGCGTAGAAGATGAAATGATAATCTTTACAGAGTCCATGTATAAGGGCATGAAATATTTCAAAAAGTATGGGGACTATCGTGACTGGGAGTTCTACTGGAAACAGTTCCATAAATACAATCACTGTATCGGAATTGCCAAATGGAACTTTAGTAAAGAAGAAGAACCTGTATACACCCGTGGCAACTATCAGATACTTCAAGACCTCGACCTTGACTATGATGATTTTGCTACATTGGCGCAGGATAGCATTGATTGGGTAACAAGAATAGTCAATGGCGACACACTATACACTTATTGTTTTTTAGGATTGACATATAGTGAACATAAGCCAATGAACGATTATGTGGCCTCAATATTAAAGAACCCAGAAATGATAAAAGAAAAATGTGTTCGTGAATATATTGTAAACCTTTTGAAAAAGTATATTGACGAAATGAAGTGCGGGAAGCTTTGGTTGAAGGCTTGCTTCAAAATATTAGCCCCAGACCTTATTGCTTTAGCAGAGCATATTGGCGGCCTTGATGTTGTGGGCTGTCTTGGCGAACACGAGTTTTACACAAACGACGCTGACGGTGATTATTTGGGCGAATACTTGATTGAAAGAAATCCGCACATTTGCATAAGCGAACATACTGTCCTTGACGCAGTTGTAAATAAAAAGATTGACAGATGGTGTTCCCACTTATCCAATGTCTGTATGATTAATATTCGTAGTATAACACCTCAAAGACTCAACGGGGCTGATTTTGATGGTGATTTAGTTCTTGTTGTAGAAAACGATACTATGATAGGTGGTGTGGATAGACATTGCCCAGTTGTTATAGATATTGAAGATAAGATAACTGCTTTGTCACAAGAAGTTAATCGTGAAAACATAATAAGTATTGTTCTTAAAACATTAAATTCTTTAATAGGCGAAACTTCAAATTGCGCCACTACCTATCACAACAAGGTTACAAATAATCCAGAACAAAAGAAAAAGTACGAAGAATATATTGATATGCTTTCTGTAATTAACGGTAAGAATATAGATAAATGCATTGTCTCCTAATATGGTAACATATTAGTGCTACCTCGTGAACCTACCAAGGGTGTGGGGAAACCTGCTAACGGTAAAAATCTAAGTTGTGTATCAAATATCTTTAACAGAAAAGAGGTGAATAAATGGAATTTATAAACATTAATGAAGATAAAAATAAGTCTGGAATTTATTGTATCGAAAATAAACTCAACCATAAGAAATATATCGGACAAACAAAACAAAAGTTTATAAAAAGATATTGGTATCATCTATGGTCTTTAAGAAATGGAAATCATTTTAATAAAAAGTTATTAAATTCATTTAATAAAAATAATGAAGATGATTTTATTTTCTACATGGTAGAAGAAGAATATGATGTAGATAAAATCAATGAATTAGAAAAGAAATATATTAAAGAATTTAATACAATAGAGTCTGGTTACAATATTTCTGAAGGCGGCCAAGAACAACATCTTGTTCAATATGTTTCTGCTGAATCAAGAAAAAAGGTTGGTCAGTTAAATAAAGAAAGAATGACTGGTAAAAAACTTTCCGAAGAGACAAAACAAAGGATGCGTGAAGCGTCACATCATCAACGACAGTCCGAAGATGGAAGAAGGAGAATTTCCGAAGCCATGAAAAATAGGATTGTGTCAGATGAAACAAAAGAAAAATTAAGAAATGCCAATATCGGAAGCAAAAGCCCAGTCGCCGTGCTTGATGAAGAAAAAGTTAAAGAAATAAAGATAAGTTTAATGGACGGAGTAAAACAGTCAGAACTTGCAAAGCAATTTAATGTTTCTTATGGCGTTATTTCTGCAATTAAGCACAATAGAACATGGACTCATGTAAAAATTGATACATAATATGACAATACCGTGTCCGTAAAAAGATGTAACGACTAACCGTGATGAGTGTAGCGGTGTACGCAGTCTATTGGTACGACTGTGGAAGTGCGAGGCTACCAGCAATGGTAGAAGAGATAGTCTAATCCCCTAATAAATATCGGGAAACCGAGGGTAGAAAATGTATGCAAAAACTGGCGTAATGTATAACATTCCACGGTATATCGCAAAATATGCAAAACCTGTTCCATACTTTATGAAGTACCGTAGCGATTATTATGCAAAAATGAAAAAGTTTTCTGTTGCTAAAAGTAACATGAACAGACTTGCTAAGGATATAGAGTCTTGGCAGAAAGCAGAAATACGATTTAAGAAAACATATAAAGATTTTGACTACAAGATTATGATGTCGCCATTCGCAAAGTATGACGAAGAAACATTCAATAAGATTGAAGAAATCTTTATTAGATTTGACAAACAGATGTCTGAACTTTCTTCGTTCGCTTCAAAGTGTAAGAATTTTGAAAAGTATAGGGACTTTTTTGAAACATGGTATGACGACATTGACAAAGATACTGTAAAAAACTTTGAAGTAAACTGGAAATACTATTATGACTTATACAAAGAAGAGTGCCAACGGGTTTGTCCAGATAAGCGTATTCTTGCCAATATCGCAGTTGCACTTTGTTATGAGAAGTATCCCAACAAAAATAAGAAGTTTATGTGGAAAGTGGCTTCTGATGGAATCCTGTTAAACATTAAACAACAACGCTTTAGTCTTCCAGAAAGAGACGATAACGGCGAATATGAGTATCTTGGAAAGAAATATACAATGATGGAGGTCATTGCTTGATTAACGAAACTATACTTGTTCAGCAATATCTTAATGGCGAAAACATAAATCCAAATTGTCTTTATAGAACTTGTTTCCTGCTTGCTAAGTGGTACAAGGAACAGGGAATTGAAGATAAGCTTCAAGTAAGAACGAATATTTTTGAATGGGCTAATAAATACGGCGTCTATTTGCCGCTGTATTTAAACGCCTGTATAGACAATGCCTTTGGTGACGATAGACGACTGACTGAAAACATTACTGTTAGGGTTTCTGAAGAGGATGTTGCTGAAATTAAAAGACGGTTTGATAATAAGAAGACAAGAAAAGTTGCTTTAGCCATTCTTTGCTATGCTAAAACCTTTGCTAATTCCAAAGGCGAATTTAGAATTTCCCAAGTTTCTTTTGCCGATTGGGTACATATCGACCCAGCAAATGTTGGCAGAAGACACTTCCGTGAACTTATTGATTATGGGTATATGGCAAGAATAGACAATGGTTCGGCTAAACACAACTTCTGGAACAAAGATGTAAAAACGAAGATGAATAAGTACAAGATTTCTGTGCCTATTAGAAATACTGGCGAATACATTTTAGACGATAATAATATTGATAGATTGTACGAAGAAATTTTTGTGAACTAATTATGAAATACCATAATGTATGGTGTGTTGTCATTGTAAACAAAAATTGTAATAGCATATTGTCATTTTATATGCAAAACAACAAAAATTTATAGTAAAGGATTTGAAGGATTAAATTGGTTAAGTTGAGTAAAAAGGAATGGAACGAAATTAAGGAGTCTGGATTTACAACTAAATACAGAGTGTTTTCTACAAGCCACAATAGATATTACTACATGGCAGAACCTGACTTTAGAAATTACAATAATTGGGTAAGGAACAATGGCAAGAAGGTCTGATGGTATTCTTAAAAAGAAAGACTTGATTAAGATTGTGGCTAATGAAACTGGGTACATGGTTTCAGATGTTAAAGAAGTAGTAGAAGCATTATTTAACACAATTGAGCAAAGTGTAATAGATGGTAAAGACTGTAATCTTGGGGCTTATTATTTCGGCAGTAAGATAACAGAGTCGAAAACTGTTAAAGACCCAAGAACACAAATCTATTTTGAAAAGAAGAATTATAGCACACCCTTTATAAAGTTGCTTCCGGGATTTAAACGGAAGTTTAAACAGGCAGAAAGGGAAAAGGAGTTGCGTGGATATGAAGATTAAGTATGGTGTATTTGACAAGCAGGGCAGAAAGATTGCTGGTGTACTTGGCGTAGACGGCAAGGAAGTGTATATTGAGATTAATGGTAAGAACTATCCTATTGCCGAACTTGTTAGAGATTATGACGGTAGTGACATTGTAATCAATGTCGGTATTGAAACTGATGATGTTGTCGGTTGACAAATAAACCGAAAGGAATTAAAGGATTATGGATTTAAGAAGCAGAATTATTCAGCTTTGTACGGAGATGAAAAAGTCTGGTGAACAAAGCTTTTACAATGATGTCGCAAAGATTGTAAACAAAGAATATGGCGCAGACATGACTGGTGAATCCATTCGTGGCGTGTGTCGCAGATATAGAAAGCAAAACAATCTTGATGATAGTTTTAATCCTATTAGCATCCCAGACATTGCTGATGATAAGCAATTTTCAGATGGCTTTGACGGATATATTAATCCTAACAAAAAGATTCTTACAATAAACTCTGATGATACAAGAACAAGTCAGTGTGATATTGAAATTGAGCAGGGTGTAAACATTACACCAGAGCTTCTTCTTGAAAAGCACGGGTTTGACCCACGCCACTTTAAGCTTATTAGTGCCAAAAATTCTCAATGGGACAGTAGGGTTAAGGGTGGTCATGTAATTAATCTTTATAGTTCAAAGATTAGTGTTGCCCCAAGAAATGAAATTGTGTGGGATGACGCATTATTTAAGAAAATCTTTGATAATATTGGCAAAACAAAGAAGATTAGCCAATATAAGAACAATGACCATGTTGACAATGGCTATGCTTTAGTGCTTCCGATTGTTGACCTACACTATGCTATGTGGGCAAGTAAGTCCGCTACTGGCGACCAATATGACACGAATGTGGCAAGAAAATGCCTTTTTAGTGTAATTAATGATGTTCTTGAGCAGGTTGGGAATAGAAAGTTTGAGAAAATTATTCTTACAATCGGCAACGACCTACTGAATTTTGATACAAAGTCTGGAACTACTACTGCTGGAACACAGCAGGACAATGATTGCGAAATTGAAGATGCCGTTGTTGAGGTTACGGACATTTTGATTGATATTATTGAACAGCTTAAAAAGATTAGTAAGGTTGAAGTAGTACATATTCCTTCTAATCACGATAGAGTTGTAAGTTTTGGCATTGCCAATACACTTCGTGCTGTTTATCGTGACGATGAGCGTGTTGATGTAGATGCAGACGCCATTGAAAGAAAGTATAAGGTGTTCGGAAGAACGCTTTTGGGCTTTGCACACGATATTAAGGCTGATAAGGTCAATAATATCGTACAGGAAGACGCAAGATATATGATGATGGATACTGACCGCACTGTATATTTCCTTGCCCATCTTCATCACGAAGAGTGTAAGGATGTTGGCGGTACAGATGTTCGTAGACTTCCAACAATTTCTAAGAAGTCCAGATGGGCTTACGAGAAAGGATACGGAAGTGTTCGTAAGAATCAGGCATTTATTGTAGATTCTGAACACGGAATTTCTCAAATCATCTATTCTTTCGTTTAATATGGATTAGTTTATCCCCCGTCAGTTAATTCTGGCGGGGAATTTTTATTTGGAGTTAATGGAGATATGGAAGACAACAAGGAAATTATTGTTCAAGATGAAGAATTTGAGTCTTCTGAATCGGATAATAAAAAGAAAACCTGTCTTTGTTGTGGCAAAACAATGAGAAAAAACAACTTTTTCTCCACAAAAAGCAAATATTACAAAGATGGATACACAGCTTTCTGTAAAGACTGCTGTAATGACATTTTTTATGACCACTATAATGTGACTGGCAACATAAAAGAGGCACTTATTGTAACTTGTTGCAAACTTGACCTTTTAGTGTTCCCATCACTTATTGAGTGGGCAGAAAAGTCTAAAAATTCAGAAGATGTTAGTGCTATGCTAAAAAATAAGACATTTCTTGGTCTATTTATTAAGAAAACAAACCTAAAATCCATTATGATACAGAGCATAAAGACTGATTTGTGCTTTGAAAATTCCAATTTTTGTGGTATCCCGTTTAAAGAGGTTCCCAAAATGGAGGAAGATGGCCGTATTTATTCAGAAGACGAAGAAATAGCATATGCATCAGAGCCTGAAGATGAAACAACTGTAATTACCAGAAGACAACTTAAAGAATTTAGGGACAAATTCGGCAATTATAACGATGATGACCTTCGTTGGCTTGGCAAGAAATATCTTGAGTGGGATGAACACTATGATATTTCTGAACTTAATAAACAAAAACTAATTATACAACTTGTCTGTGATGAATTTTCAATTGTAAAGAAGAGGGAGCAGGGTGAAGATGTGTCCAAACAGTGGAAGACATTTATGGACACAATGAAACAGCTTGAACTTACCCCAAAACAGCAAGCAAAGAACTCTACCGGTACTGGTTTTGCTTCTTTAGGTGACTTCATTAAAGAGGTTGAGAGGACAAAGCCAATTATTAATCGTGACCCAAGGTTTGAAGATGTGGACGGAATAAACAAGATAAAAGTAGCTATGGCTGGCGCTTTGGCAAGAACTCTTGGAAAAGAGAATCAATATTCAAGGGCTTTTGAGAAGATTTATAAGCAATATAGCTCTGATATTCTGTCAACATCCTCTTACGACGAAGACGATGGCTAATCAAAACAATAATAAGTATTCAGAACAGTTTTGGGACAACTTTAATGATTGGGTTTCTTATTACAGACAAAACATTCATAGATTTATAACAGAATATTTGGGAATAAACTTGTATTTCTTTCAAAAGATACTTGTTTATTTGATGGATTTTACTGGCGAAAAGAAAATCGGCACATTTGTATTCTTCGCAAGCCGTGGACTTGGTAAATAATTGCCTAAACTAACTGAAGTATGGATAGGTTAGTTTGTAAACGAGCAAAATCGGTGAACCCCAGCTTAAAAAGGGAATACCGAGGTAAGTAATTATTCTAAAAGATAATTACCACCGTAACGGGTAGTGGTTGAAACTGTGTAACAGAATATAACACCACCAAGAGTGTTCGTCGCACACCATATTTTAGTGCGGAAATCTACCCTGAACTTACGAGGGAGCTTAATCGTAAGAAGTACAGATAAAAAGCTGTACGATAACATAATTGAAGTCGTGGCTTTGTGCTGTGTACTGTGTGGCGAAAGCAATTTTATATCCCGGAATTAAGATTGTAGTTTCTTCTGCCAATGTAAGACAGGGCAAAATCCTTGCTGAAAAAATTAGAGATTTGGCTATGGCGCACCCAATGCTTGAAACAGAGATTAAGGGTGGTCTTGACGGAATACATATAGTTAAGGATAGCGCTGATGTTCAATTCAACTATGGTTCAACCATAGAAACCGTAGTTTGTGGCTCTGGTGGTAAAGGCAAGCGTTCACAAATTCTTGTATTGGACGAGAGTCGTCTGATGGATAAGGAAGATGTAAACACAAACTTAACACCATTCTTGACTGGTAGACGGAATCCTCCATTCGCCAAAAACCCAAAATACAAACATTATATTGACGAAGAACCAAATATAATGATTTCCCTGACCTCCATCGGCTATAAGGATGAGTGGTCTTATAAAGATTTTGAAAAATACGCCAATTTTATTGCGTCTGGTGATACAAACTACTCAATAGTGTCCTTGCCGTATCAGTTTGGCGTAGAATCAAACATTATCACCGCAGACTTTATTGACAAACAGTTAAAGGAAGAAGGAACAGACCCAAGAACCTTCAGGATGGAGATGGAAGTAATCCCTTATGGCGAATCTGAACATTCAATGTTCAAATATGAATACCTAAAAAGGGCAAGACGAATAATCGCTCCATTAATCCCGATAACTGATGATGAATTTATAAAATATGGTGGAGATTTAACAAAATCAAAGTTCTATCAAAAGAAAGAACTTAATGAAATCCGTGTTGTAAGCATGGATATTGCTGTTTCTGCTGGTAGCATAAACGATAATACAGTATTCACAGTGTTCCGTCTTATGGAAATTGACGATTATTACATGAAAGAGGTTTCCTATATTGAGGCCATTAACGGTGTAAACCTTGATGACCAGATTGTTAGACTGAAAAGACTGTATTATAACCTACAATGTGACTATGCTGTAATAGATGCTGGTGGCGCACTTGGTATTAACGCAGCAAACCTTTGCGGACAAAAGACACATGATATTATGCGCAATGTGTGGTATCCAGGTTGGAGAACTACCAACCAGACCGAAAAGTTTGATATGCGTGTTGCTGACCCCAATGCCATGCCAGTTCTTTATTGCGTACAGGTCGCTGGTGGTAGTGCTTCTGCTATGCAGTACAACATGGTAGTTAGAACGCAGATAGAACTTGAAAGAGGACATCTTCTTCTTCTTATGGATGAAGATAGTGTTCTTGAATACATGAATAAAAAATACCGATACATGGAACTAAAAACAAGCAATGATTCTTCTGATAGGTCTTTGGCTAATTATATGATTGCGCCATTTTTAAACACTAATAAGCTTGTGGATGAAGCAATTAAGACACAAATGATTAGAAATAAAAATGGCAGATGGCAATTCAATGAGGGCGCTGGCCGAAAAGATAGAATTATTAGTATGCTGTATGGTATTCATTTCATAGCAATGCTTGAAGACGATTTAAGTTTCAAAAACAAAGGCACAGACATTAGTGCGTATGCTGGAAGCGGAGCAGTACAGCATAGGACTTCCAGTGTAACCCCATTTAATAATAACTTACAAAAGCTGACTGGTTTGGGCTTTGGAAAGAGGTAAATATGCTTCTGAAAATCAATGCTGAAAATAATAGTTTTTCAGAGATGTTTGACTTCTTGGAGAGTCTGGGCGACTTTATAATTTGCAATAAGAACATTTATGTTGAAACTAAGCTTGATAAAAAGGCTAAAAAATACTTTAAAAGTGAAAATGTAAATGTTATAACTGAAGACAACTATAAGGAAGAAAAATCGGATATGGTTTCGGCTTGGCTAAAAGAAAAGCTGATTAAACAAGAGTTGGCTGATTTTGAAAAAACGGAAGAGTGCCAAGCGACATTGAGAAAGTTTTCTGAATATATGGATGTTTTAGAGTCGAAGAGGTTTGGAGGTGTTGATTCTGACGAAAGAAATGAAAAAGCAGGAACAGACTCCTCCTGTTAATACTGAAGGTTTCCTTCATATTGACGAACAAAGTAAGCGCTGGAAAAGTTTCTTTTCTTCTGGCCCATATTCTTCCATGTTGTCTGCTGGGACTATTGGCGGCTTTTTAATGAATAGTGGCTCGTTCTTTGTTGATGACCCATATTTGTTAAATCAAAGAATTAAGCAGCTAAAGTCAACTGCCAAGTTTATGGAAAGAGAGCAGATAGAAAATGCTCTTTTAGACATTGACCATAATGAACAGACTTTAAGAGAGGCGACACATAGCGCCTTAAATATGACATATCCTTTGTATAGACTTCAATATCTTTATGAAGGAATTTTGAAATATAGAAGCTATATAAAACCCTCCTATGTTTCAAAAGAAGATATGTCTGGCGAAAAGTTTAAGCGCGAGTGGGAATTTATTGACAAATGGCATAAGAAGCTTAACCCAGAAAAGCAGTTTAGGCGTATTACTGCACAGGTAATTCCAGAGGGCAAAAAGGCTTATTATGTTAGACAAAACTATAATAAGGGTAGCAAGACTGAAGAGCCAAGTGTCGATTATGTTTATTTTGAGCAGTTGCCAAGTGACTGGTACAAGATAGTAAAACATTCTACTGACAGTTATGAAATAGTGGCATTTAATTTCGCTTATTTCTGGCAAGCTGGTACTGACCTTGGACAATTCCCGCCAATTTTTGGTGAATACTATCAAGAATTAATGAACGCAACGGAACAAACGCCATCTGGAAGAAAGATTATTAATCAAGATAAAACTCCAGAAGATGTAGTTGTTGAATACAATAACAGAACAATGCAATGGTATTATTGGAAAGAATTGCCAGCCAATACTTGTTTTGTGTTCTGCTTTACAGAAGCGGACGACTTACAGGTTTCTCCTTTTGTATCCCTTTTGTTACAGGCGCAAGACCTTGCTTCGTATTCATTGCTGCAACAGCAATTGCTGTCTGTTCCGCTTTATTCTATGTTGACTGGTGAAATCCCGCTAAACGACAAGAATAAATCTGGTGCGTATCTTGATGACTATGCGTTATCTCCAGAATCCGTTAATTTGTTTGAAGCTAAAGCCAATAACCTTATGCCTCCTGGAACATCTTATGTAATGGTTCCAAGTAAAAACAATGAACTTCATCATTTCCAAGAGATTCCTAATGCTAATGGAATTTACAATACAGCCTTGCAACAGGTAATTAATACCTCCGGCGCATCTACACTTATTACTACTACTGAAAAACCCTCTGTTGCTCAAGTAAACGCTGGTAAAATTATTGAAACAAGATTTATTGATAGACTTTATGAGCAATTTGCGTGGGCTGTTGATATTATTCTTCGTGATATGTATGATGAAGATGATTTGAAATATCATTGGAATTTTAAGATTTTTGGTGATTCCTTTAGTGAAAAGGAAAGAATCAGTGCCATTGAAAAGAGTCTAAGTATGGGGCAGACAGAACTGTTCCCAGAATATTTAGCACTTAATGGCTTGACCTTAATGGACGCTGTAAACAACGCTGATTGGGTTGATTCTTCTAAAATCTATGATAAGTTTAAGATTATCCAGACATCCTTTACTTCAACTGCTGGCGCAAAGGACGGAAATAATGCTGTTGCCAAACAGGAAGGCGAGGCTGGGCGCAAACAAATTACAGAAGACCAGATAGAAAACGACTCTACCGCTGCTTCTTATGAAAGCGGTACAAATATTGAGAGGTGATGCTTATGACAGAAAAATGTAAACATAAGCTCCCAGATGGGGAAAGTGCTATTTTGTGGGACACTACAAGATGGTTTGGTATTCACCCTCAAAAGATAGTCGGTGTATGTTCTCTGTGTAGAAAATGTTTTAAGATTACAAAAGAAGAATATATGCTAAAGTATAAAGAAGGGGGTGAAGGATAAATGGGCAGAAAGTTTATCTCTGATGAGGTAAAAAAGGCTTTGACTGGGATTTACGGACTTTTATTCATTGGTAATGCCAAGTGTGATAATATGGTTGGACAGCTTGATGTTAAATTTGTGATGCCTAATTTGTCTCACCTTGTTCACTATCATTTGGCGCATGAATTTCCTGTCATGGCAGATGTTATTGGTGATTATGCTGCAGAAAGAAACGAATATTTGCCAAGACCAAATGTTCCTGCTGAAGCAAAAGATTATCAAAATATCAAGGTTATGTTTGAAGACTTGTTAGAGTACATGGCAGACCTTGAAGATGCTGTTAAGGAAGTAATCGCAATGAGTACAAGCATCGGCGATTATGCGACAAAGGTTGTTATGGATAGTTTCCTTCGTAATATTATTCCGTATACAGCAATTGTGATTAATATTAATGACTATATTGAAATGAATGGTTATGAGCCACATAAACTTATGGATATGGATGCAAGAATTAACCGCTTCATTAAGATTGACGATTAATCGTTTATGGAGGGCAGATGATGAAAAAGATTTTTGCTTTAGAAGTAAACGATTATGATGTTAAAGAATTGTCTGACAAGCAATTCTTGTCTATGGACATCTGGGCCATTTCCGATGGTATAAACAGAAATGGCTCGGAGTTTCTTGAAGAAAGCTTTGAATCTGCGATTCCGACTTTTTACAACAAGCCAGTTCTTGCTTTTTATAATACAACTATTGGTGATACAGAAGAACATAATTGTAATGTAAATTTTGACGAAGAGGGAAAGGTTTTCTACGACTATCAGTATGATGGCGCAGAACATCCTGTTGGCCTTATTCCAGAGAGTGCAACAATTACTGTTGAAGAGCGTGATGGCAAAAAGTGGATTCATATTAAGGACGCTTTGCTTTGGTATGAATACAATCATCAGCTTGGTCAGTTGTTAAAGAAAAAGGGCAATAAAAAGGTTTCTGTTGAAGTTGAATTCCTTGATTCTTATATGGATGAGGGTATTGAAAAAGTTAAGTCCTTTATGTTCCTTGGCGTTACAATCCTCGGGAAAGACCCAAATACTATGGAAGAGTATCAAGAAGGAATCGAGGGTGCAAGACTTGAGCTTTCTGATTATACAAAGACAGAAGAATTTGTTAGATTTAAACAAAAAATGTCGTTTGCTTACAATAAAATAAATGTTTTAAAGAAGTACAATATTGAAATCCCAGATGACAAGCAGGAGTTCCTTGCAAAGTCTGAATGGGGTACCGGCGACCCAATTAAAGTTGATAAGAGCAAGGATGCTGTATCAGAGGATAGTTGGGGTGATGTAAGTAAGACTGAACTTCGGAATACTGTTCTGAAGGCAAAGAATTATAAGACTATTGTTAAATCCGTATATCTTCTTGTAGAGGACGGCTGGGAAAACTCTCCGTCTTCGCACTTGAAATATCCGGTTATGCAATATAAAAATGGGACTCTTGTTTATAATGCTGGCGGTTTGCTTGCTGCTCAACAGTATGGTGAAAAATACGATGAAGCTGTGGCAAATAAAGCTAAACGCATTAGAAAGAAACTCGGTCTTATTGAAATAGAAAGTGGTGAATCTATGAACAAATTTATTGAATTTGCTCGTGACTCCGCTAATCTTATCTATATCGGTTCTATGGACGGTAAGTATATGTTTGTCAAGGCTGCTGAAGAGGCAGACTGCGAGAAGTGTGAAATGTCCGTCTTTGAAATTGAGAAAGAAAAGGCCGAGATGAAGGATTGCGAAGGTTGCGAAGAGTTCGATTGGGATGAGCTTACCGAGCGTTCTGTTAAACTTTCCGATTGCGAAGACTGCGGAGGCGTCAAAGAGGTAGAGGCGGAGGAGACTTCCGCTGATGGTGAAGAGGTTGATGCCGGTACCGTTGAAGACCATAAGCAGTTTGAAGATGAAGAGGACGAGGACGAAGAGGAAGGCTCTGAAGAAGAGAAAGAAGACGAAGAGGAAGAGGACAAAGAAGACAAGAAAGAAGAAGAAGAGGAAGACAAGGAAGAGTATGTTTCCAAAGAGGAATATGAAGCTCTGAAATGTCAGTACGCTGAACTCGAAGCCAAGTACAATGTTCTTTTCGCTGAAAAGGAAGAGTCTCGTATTCTGAAGATGAAAGAGGATACTGACGCTATTCTTTCTGATGAGGATGAAGACCTTGATGAGAAGACCAAGGAAGACCTTCGTAGTCGCCGTGATGCTGGCGAATTTGCCGATGTAGAGGCTTTTGTTCGTGAGCTATCTTATCGTAAATATACTGCAAAGAAGAAAGTTCCTGCCAAAGTTGCTTATTCTGCAAGAACTACTTCTACAAAGAAAAATGAGGTTGTTGACGACCTCGACAAGATTTAAGTAATTTTTAGGAGGAATTTTATAATGGCTAATTATCTTTTCCAGCCCCTCAAGATGAGTTCTCAGTTTAATGATGCCGACCTGCGTACCGTTCTGGTGCAGGAGGATAACAAGGATGTCGCTGTTAAGGACGCATCTTTCGTAGTTTTGGGCGGCTACGCTACTGACCCCATTTACACCGCTGCCTACACTAAGGCTGCTGGCGCTGCCACCACTGTTACTGATTTTAATGTTCGTCTGGCTGCTGCTCCTGCCGACGCTACTGGCAAAGGCTTGTGCGTAATCGACCTGCCTATTGTTAAGACCATTAATGATGGTGTTAATGCCTATCGTATTGGCGTTCGCACTGTTGACCTTGTTGCCGAGGCTGGTGTTCCCGTTCGTGCTCGTATTCTGCGTGATGAGGATGTTATGATGGTTGCTGATGGCGCTTTCGGAGCTGCTGTTGCCGATAACAAGTTTGCTACCGCTACTGCAAGCAAGATGACCCTTACTCCCGCTGCCGAGAAGGGCGCTGGCAATTATTTCACCATTGACGGTAAGGTTACCGTTACCGAGGGCGTTGACGCCGATGTTACCGCCTATGTAATCACCTTCCATGTAGCGTGATTGTTGACATATTTTAGAAAGTGAGGTAACATTTTTATGAATATTGCTCGTAAGTTTTTTACTATTGATAAAGAGAGTCCCCGTTACGCCTCTATGGATGAGAAGCAGCAGATTCTTTTCGAGTCTGGCGTAAATGTTGTTAAGAAGTATATCGCAGACGCCGCCAATTCCGATGGCAAGAAGGATGTCTTTGCTATGGTGTCTGATAATGGTATTGATGATTATAAGGCTACCAATGAGAAGTTCCTTGAGAAGCTTGTTAAGTTTTCCATGGAGCGTGCTGGTTTCTCTACTGAGAACTTCCAGATTGGTATGGTTCGTAATCCCCAGGTAAACAAGAACACTTCTTTCCGTGAGAATTTTGCTGCTGTTGTTGCCCAAATTATGACCCCCATTATCCCCGCTATCGTTTCTAACGAGTTTAACGGTTTTGCCGACATCAGCAACATTGCTTGGGGCGATACCGCTCGTTTCTTCGTACATAGCAATGATACCTTCTATGTTACTCGTCAGGCCGAAGGCATCAAGGAGGGTGTTGTTCAGCGTCTGTATAACAAGGAGGTCACTGTCAACCCTGAGCCTCTGAACATCAAGATTGCTGTTGACTGGTATCAGGTTGCTGCTGGTATCTTTGATTTCGGTGAGTGGGTATATCGTATTGGCGTTTCTTACTCTGCCTACATCAACATGATGATTGTTAATGCCTTTAACACCGCTATTGCTAATGGCATTACCGCTTCTTCTCCCTACTTCACCAATGGTTTCACCACCACCAAGTTTGCCAAGCTGTCCGATACCCTTCGTGCTGCTAATGGTGGCGCTAATGTTCGTGCATACGGTGTTCTGGCTGCTCTGGCTGCCATTATTCCTACCGGCAATCAGGTCAATATGCAGATGGGCATTGGCGAAGAGTGGAGCAAGATTGGTCATCTGACCGACTACATGGGCACAGAGCTGGTTCGTATTCCCCCCATCATGCTGCCAAACACTGTAAACACCACCGCCCTGCTCGGTATCCCCAGCGACACCGTTTATCTGATGGCTGATGGTGGCTACAAGCCCGCCAAGATTGTCTTCGAGGGTCAGACCGTTACCACCGACATCATTCCTACCGAGGCTCCCGACAAGGAGATGGGTCTGAATGTTACCATGCGTGTTGGTCTGGGCTTTATGACCGTAAGCAAGTTCGGCGCTATCACTGGCGTTACCCTGTAATTAGAACTTTTGGTTTTTGTGGGAGGGGAGAAATCCCCTCCCCACGAATTTAATTATTTAATGGATTTTAAAGGAGTTTAATTATGGCTACAAAAATGACAAAGGCTGAAGACGCAGCTACTACTGCTGGGGTTAAAAAGGCAGTTTCTAATGATAATGATGTTCTGAAGAAACAAAATGAAGACCTTATGGAAACCATTCGACTTCTTCAAGAGCAAATTAATAGTTTGAAAGCAACACAGGGCGTACCCAAGACTATCGAATTAACTTCCAAGATGGACAGACCCTGCTCTATTATTCACTTGATTGATTGTGCGGAGGGTCTTCCTACCAATATTAATATTAACGGTAATGAATACTATTTTAACCGTTTTGGCGAGAAAAAACTGTTTAGATTTGCTGATGCTCAAAACATTGTCACAAAGTATGCAGATTGGTTTTCTCGTGGTATTCTTACTCTTGGTGAGGATTGCGATGAATTTAAGAACGAGTTTTCTATTCCTCCCCGTAGATGTGATACGCTTGCTGTTTATAATAGATTGGCAGATATGCCGCTTGATGAATTTAAGACGCTGGTTGATAATCTTGCCCAGTGTGACAAAGTACAGCTTGCCAGAAACTTTATGGTAAAGATTTCTCGTGGCGAGACTCAGTATAAGAATATTGATAAGCTTCGTGTTCTCAACAAGGCCACTGACGGTCTTTTGAAGGATTACATCAAGGAAATCAATAACGATGAATGAGGAGGAATGATAAATGCGTACTTCCTTCTTGGAAATTTACAACATGGCAATTGCCGAACTAAAAGACCCCCAGTTAAAGGCTACTTTAGCACAGAACCAAGTCATGTTTTGCAAGGTTATGTATAATTTCTTTGTAAATGCAATATCGCTTTTCACAAACCCCTTGGCAGTTGCTGACCGTCTTTCCAAGAGAGATGAACCCGTCTATCATTCTGACACCTTTACTGGCGACGGCAATACTGACACCTTTAAATTTAGTGTTTTCCCAGATGCAGATAAGATTGATAATGTTGTTTATTGTTACGAGGCTGGCGATGAATATGTAGCTGGTGATTACGACCAGGCCACAGGAACAGTAACATTCAAGCAGCCACCCGACTATGATGTACCAGTTGTAATTGGCTGGTATTATATTGGGCAGTTTGATATTCAACTTCTTGAAAAAGAAAAGTATATACTGTCCGAGTGGGTCATGGTATGTTGGTCTGAATATGTAAACAACAACAGACTTGATATAGATAGACTTCTTGGAGATGGAGACTTCAAGCTACCTTCTAATGCCACAACAACAAACGCAAAAGTAAATTGGTTTGTTGTAAACAGAGAAACGGTCACTAAGCATATGAGTAAATATGCTTGGGATGCGGCCATTAAGAAGGTGTATAAATGAAAAATAAAAGATATTATATTGAACTTGTAAATAGGCTATACTTTCTTTTAGTTTCATTTGAAACAGAGTCTATGGAAGTCTTTATGAGTAGGGCCACCACACTTTCTTATGAGATAGGTGGAGATACCTATTATGAAGGAATGGGAAGAATCCACAGAAAAATTAATGCCTTGTTGAAAGATGAAGAGATAACACACCGAAAAGTTAAGTCTACGGTTCTTGATAGTATTGATATTATTGACAGAATCTTGTCTAACTGGGAGGTGGTATTTGATAATGTCAAATAAATATTTGGATTCCATAAATACCACCATGCGTTTAGTGCCAAAGGATTTCAGGCAAGCACGAAAACAATATGAATATGACTTGTCTGCAAAAATAGACGAAGAGTTTGAAATGGCACCGAATGTCTATAAGATAGGCGTTGAAAAGGTTTTTGGAACGCTTTATTTTGAAGATTATGTTTGCCGTGTAGTTACCGTAATAGACCCTAAAACTGGTCTTAATCTCGGAGACGATTATAGGAGGGTTATAAGCAAAGACCTGAATGACCCAATGGCTATGGGATGGAGATACCGGTTTAATAATAATATATGGATTGTTACAAATACCAATAACGATAAAGACATTACAAAGTCGTGTATTGTTAGGCGTTGTAATAATGTCGTAAAGTGGGTAGATAAATCTGGCATAGTTGTTGAAGAACCGTGTATTGTTGGGTATGCGTTGAAATATTCAAACGCATATTATAACGACCTTAATGCTTTGCCGCAAGGAACTATTAACCTTACAATGCAGAACAATCAAAATTCTAAACGCCTAAAAATAAACGACAGGTTGTATATTGGTTCAATGGTTTACAAGGTTAAAGCCGTAAACGACTTCCTTCGTCAAGAAACATATAATGAAGACAGCAATCCGCTTATTGAATTTATGTGTACTATTGATATTGAGGCACCAGAAAATTCTGATAATGGCGACCTTGCAAGTTCTGACACCGAAAACAAGAACGCTTCTGAAGTCAACAATGGCGAGCAGACCATTGTATTTGTTCCAGATATTAAGAGTTTGATTGCTGGGGCAAGCAAAGAGGTTAAAGTGTATCTTTATAACGGCAAATATAAAACCAACTTGAAGTTTACATTTAACGCCTCTGGTGTTCCAGAAGACAACTATGTGTTTAAGGTAATAGATGACAACACCTTTACCGTCACTAATGTTTCTGCTTATTTGCAAAGTCCGCTTGAAATAAATTGCGCTTGCGAGAATGGAATTGAAAGAACCATGTATATTATTCTTCGAGGATTGTATTAAGGTGGTGGATTATGGATTGTTGTAATGAAAGCTCTTATAACCAATATGACGGTTTGCAAAACTTTACACTTTTTATTATCCAGCATCTTATGCTGAATAACGAAGATATATGGAAACTTTTAAAGTATGATACGCAAGATGCTTTAGAAAAGCCGAATTTAACAAGAGAAGAAAAGGCTGCGCTGATTTATCCTGGGGCAAGTGGTGGCGACATGGATGATTACCGTGTTTTTAGAACGCCATATCTTGATGACCTTACGACAAATCAGCAGGCACAACTTCGTGTTTATCTTGAAAGCGTAACCCCAGACACAATGCTGTATGGCACGGTCGATGTGAATATAGAGGTTATTTGCCATGTTAAGATGATTGAGCTTAACGATTATCAAAATAGAGCTGAATCTATTGTGTGGCAGGTAATTAAAACACTTAATGGTGCTGAGGTTGGCGGCATAGGCAAACTTTTCTTTGACAGAAACGGTTCTTTTTATGACCTTATAAAAATGAACAGATATAACAACAGAAACTTTTATGGTTATACCATTACTATGTCTACAAAAATGGGGAATATTTCTGAATGTCGATAAAAGAAGAGATATTTAAAAATTACTATGATGAGTTGACATTTGATGACCCGATAGACTATAAAGGGCTGTTGTTATATCCTGTTAGCATAAGAAAGATAAACAAATTCTTACAATCATCCTCTGTTCTTAGAATACAAAAAGAATATATTCCAGACAAAGAGATTATTAAGATGTCATATCTAAAATTCCTTATGACAAATATAGATAAGGAAAAAGAGGAATATGGTGAATCATTAACCTTTGATTTGCTGGCGCTGTGTTTTATGATTTGTATGAGGATAGAAGAAATCTCTATAAGGCTCTTTGTGGATGAAGATGGTAAAGCCAAACTTATATTGAACGATGTAGAGATAAATGAAAATGATTTTGATTATCTTCGTAAATTAATATTATATCAAAATTTACCAAATTACGATGACGAATTGATGAACCCAGATTTAAAAAATGACTTGGAACAGGCCGACAAGATAAAAAATGGCGGCGAAGAAACAGAGGATTTTGAACATTTGATTGCCAATCTTGTTATCGGAACTGGTATGAATATAGATGATGTCAAAAACCTTCCTATTCGTAAGTTCTATATTATAGGTCAAGTTATGGATAGAAAGTTGCATTACAGTATCTATAAGCAAGCAAGCGTTGGCGGCTTTGTAGAGTTTAAGCAGCCGATAACACACTACTTGAAGAAGAATATTGACCTGTTGGAAAATAAGGTCACCACGGTTGAAACTCTCAAAAATAATCTGAATATTTAAGGAGGACGCACATTATGAATAATTTTATTGCTGGGCCTGCAAAGGTTGACGCTTTTCTCAACGGTCAGCTCATGTTCACCGCAAAAACCATTCTTGATTCTTCTATTAATCTGAGCACCAATAAGGAAGAGGTTCGTGGCGGTCAGGGCAACTCCCTGTGGGGCAACTACTACCATACTTCTGCTATGGCCATTAATCTTACTGATATTATGTTTAAGCTGGAGTATCTGGCTCTGAATACTGGTTCTGTTATCCAGCAGGGCGCAGACATCTTTGTTGAGGAACAGGTAGCTCTTGGTGCTGGCGGCGCTGGCGCTGTTGTTGGTACTCCTGTCAAGGTTGACGACTATGGCATTATTGGTTGGGTTTCCAAGGCTGGCGCTGATAGCTGGCAGAGAGTAACCTTTACTGATAAAGGCTTCACGCTCCCCGATGGCGCAAATGGCGATGTCGTATGCGTTAAGTATGTTGCTACTGATTCTGTTGCTCGTAAGATTGTCATTTCTTCTGATTTTATTCCTGACACTGTTCAGCTCGTTATGACTGCTAATCTGTATTCTGGCGGCAAGAACGCTGCTACTTCCACTTTGTCTGGTACTGTACAGGTTAATGTTCCTCGTTTCCAGTTTGATGGCAACCAGGAAATTTCCATGACTTCTACTGGCGTTGCCAATAGTCCTATGTCTGGTAGTGCGCTGGCCAACGAGTCTGTTAGCTGTGACGGCAATGGCTATTATGCCATTATCACCGAGAAGATTAATGGTGCTAAGTGGTATGACAATGTTTATGCCCTCGCTGTAATGAATAGCAATGTTGAAGTTCAGACCGCCAAGGAGGTTACCCTGCAGGTAATGGCTATTCCTTATTATGGGTCTGCCTTCCCCTGTGACAATGCAAACCTTACCTTTACTTCTCTGGCTCCCGACACCGCTACTGTCGGTGCCAATACCGGTATTGTTAAGGGTGTTGCTGCCGGTTCTGCTGGCATTACCGTCGTAATTACCGATAAGCCCTCTGTTGAAGATGTGGCCTATGTAACCGTTAAGTAATATTAAATTCATAATGGGGACGCCGATAAAGGTGTCCCCATTTTTTACAAAGGTGATATGTATGGAACTTTGTAAATACGCAAAAGATGTATCAACTCCGATAGTGTGCAATGTAATGTGCACAATATTGAATGAACAATGTGGAATGTATCGGTTTTGCGGTCAGATAGCGGCACCGATAATGAATGACACATATAATAAATATGGATGTAATGTAGAAAGGGGTGTGGGAACTCCAATGGGCAAAGAGAAAGTCGTAAATGAAGTCACCAAACAACCAGTTCTTGAAGAGGTTGAAGCGACTGAAAAGAAACAGCAAAAACTAAAAGAGATAGTTTGTCTTGTAAATTATACTAAAAACGGAAAAACCTCTATTAGTTATAGAATTGGTAATATTATTTGCGCCATGTTTATTGATGGCGAATATAAGAATGAAGTAATTATTAGATATGTTGGTAATGTTCTTACAAAAGAGGGCATTAAGGAAATCAAACAGAAATAAATGGAGCAAGGAGGGCTTATGGCACGAAAAACTTTCAGAAAGGTGATAACATCGCCAGAACTGATTGAGCAAATTAACCCTCTTAATCAAAAGCTTGTAACAAGGTATCTTAAAAATTTTGATACGAAGAGGGCCGATTCCTCCGTTAAGGTGTATAAAAGTAATTTTAATATCTTTTTCTGTTGGAATATTCTTGAAAACGATAATAAGTTTTTTGTTGACATTAGAAAGTCCGAGATGATGGACTTCTTTGATTATTGTATTACTGAATTGAAATGGTCTTCTAATAGATATGCTCAAATGTGGAGTTCTTTAAGTAGCCTTTCCACATTTATAGAAAATATTCTTGATGATGAATACCCAGATTTTAGAAACATTGTTAAGAAAATTGAAAAGGTTCCAAAGGCAGTTGTTAGGGAAAAGACCATTCTTTCCGAAGAACAAGTCGTGTCTTTGCTTGAACATTTGGTTGAAGAACATAGAACTCAAGAAGCTTGTCTTTTTGCGTTAGCAGTATGTTCTGGTTGTAGAGCCTCTGAACTATTTAGGTTTACAACTGATGTTATTGATGAAAACAACACGGCTTACGAAGGTTTGTTTTTAGAGACATCAAAAGAAATTGTCACAAAAGGCCGTGGCAAAACTGGTAAGCTGTTGTATAAATATATATTAAAAGATAAATTCCTTCCATATTACAATGAATGGATTAAGGAAAGAAATAAAATTCTGGAAGAAACAAAACAAAAACACGACTTTCTATTTATAAAACAAGACGGCACACCTGCAAATGTTGAGCTTGGTGAAGTATGGTGCGCCAAATGGGAAAAGTTTTTAAACGAAGATGATAAAACAAACCCAAATAAAAAAGAAATCCACCTGTATTTCCATAGTATGCGGCATTATCTTTGCACTTATTTGTCCCGTGTAGGTCTTGAACAAGAACTTATAGTTGACCTTTTTGGTTGGAGTTCTTCTGATATGTATAAGATTTATAACGATTTAAGTTCCAAAGATAAAAAATGGAAGGGCCTTGATAAGCTTAAAACGGCCATACAGGAGGATGCCCCAGAAACATAACAACAAAGGGGATATGATATGTCAAAGCCAAAGGGCAAAATTAGGGTTAGATTTATAGGCAAAAACGCGACTGATGTTACTGGAAGCTGTACGGTAATAGAGTACTGTAATAAAAAAATATTAATAGAGTGTGGGCTTTATCAAGGCGGCACTGATTTAGAACAATATAATATTAACAAAAGTTTGTTTAAGAGTGGCCATGTAAAATGCTCAGAGGTCGATTATATTATCGCTGGGCATTGTCACGCAGACCATACGCAACTCATATCACTTGCTGTTAAAGAGGGCTTCTGTGGCCAAATTTTAATGTCGTGTGGAAGCAAAGAAATATATAGCGTTATGGCTATGGACTCTTGTAACATAATGGGCAGAACAGCACAAGACTTATCAAAAAGGCTGCATAGAGAATATTTACCCATATATGAAGAAGACGATGTTAAAAGAAGTATAGAATTGTTTAGGGAACTTCCGATAAACGAAAGAATTATAATAGACGATACTTTAGAAATTCGGTTTGTTCCGTCTGGGCATATTGCCAATGCTTGCCAGATTGAACTTTGGATTAAAAACAATGGTGGCATTAAGCATATTCTATATACATCAGACCTTGGAAATCGCACGGTTAAACAATATTATACAGAGCCATATCAGCAGGTTATGAAATCCAATCTTGTAATAGGTGAATGTACTTATGGTGAATCTGGGCGAACTTCAACCAAAAAAGATAGGGATAAAGATATTGAAAAAATAGATTCTATCATCAAGTCTGTCTGTCTTGATAAACATAAAAAGGTCTTAATTCCGATATTCTCGCTACATAGAGCGCAAACCATATTGACTATGTTATGGGAAATGTATGGCGATAAAGACTGGTTTAATATCCCAATTCTTTTAGATTCTCCGCTTGCTATTAAGCTAACTGAAATTTATAGAAGTCAGTTTGCTGACACAACAAATATTGAAGAGGTATTGAGTTGGAAGAATATAAATTTTCTTACTGAATTCAAAGATACTGAATACTGGGCAACAAATGAAGTTCCATGTGTGTTTTTGTCTGCAAGTGGTATGATGGTTGCTGGGCGTTCAAAATTTGTAGCGTCAAAACTATTGCCAGATAGAGATAATCATATTATATTTGTCGGATTCTCTGTTGAAAACTCTCTTGCTTCAAAAATCAAGTCGCAAAAAACAAAATCTTTAAAGATTGACAAAAAAGTTGTTCCGTGTAGATGCGGTATAACAGACCTAAAAAGTTTTAGCTCTCACGCAACTTATGAGAATCTTATAGAAACATATACTTCTGGCAATTTTGATAAGATAGCTTTGGTACATGGAAACTTTAATACAAAGCTTAATTTCTGTCAAGATTTACAAGAAGAACTTTCAAAACGAAATAAAACCTCAAGAGTTATCTGTGTAAATAAGGACACGGAAATACTATTGTAAAGGAAATTTTGGATTATGAAAAAGACTATGGATGACCTGTTCGGCCTTATTGACATTGCGAAGCCAGATGAAGGACTTGCCAATCTTCAGTTGCCCTCCCCAGAATATTTGGGTTATTATAAAAACCTTCAAGATAGAATTATTACTCTGTATGATGCCATTGACATTGAAACCATTTACGAATATATTGAGAACATCATTATGTTTAATAAAATGGATAAGGCCATTCCTGTCGAGGAAAGAAAACCCATTAAAATTAGAATGTCGAGTTATGGTGGAGATGTTGATGCTGCGCTTGCGTTTGTTGCTTGCGTAGAAAAGTCCAAAACGCCAGTCTACACTTATAATATGGGTGTTTGTATGAGTGCAGCGGCGATTATGTTTCTGTCTGGTCATAAACGGTTAGCCATGCCTAATTCTCAATATCTTCTTCATCAGGGCTATGCAAGGATTGAAAGTAGCCAAACTGCTGTTATTGAGCAGGTTGAAGAGTTGAAGAAGAATCGTGATAAGATTCGTGATTATGTTATGAGCAAAACCAAGATTGATAAAAAAACTTGGACAAAAGCACAGAAGTCTGAATGGTTTATTTCTGTTGACGAGTGTGTTGAACTTGGAATTGCTGACAAAATCGTTGATGATATTGATGAATTGTATTAAGTAAAATAAAGATTTTATTAGGTGGGTTTAAATGGAGTATATTTGTTTTAAAAGATTTAAAGGAAATGCTATTTGTGGCGAAGTAAACATTCCAAAAGCCTCTTTGCTTTACATCGACAATGATTATCTTATTTATAATGCTGATGTAATCTGTGCCAATAGTTCACAAAATTGTTATGAATATTTTTCGAGAAATGATGATGGAAATGGGATTAAGCGTGGTGAACTAACGCAAAAAATTATCAAGAAGTTGGCTAAAAGAGATGACAAATATCAGGAAAGATGGGATAAAATCTGGTCTGATATGTCATTGTTGAAGTTTAAGCGAAAAGAATTTGATGATTATTGGCTTTGGAACCATGAATTTTATAATGCAAGTATAAATGATTTGGAATACATTTATAATAAAATAAGTTAAGGTGGAAAAATATGATTATTTATGGCGATGCTATTGTACTCCCCGCCAGCTCCGGGGGGGGGGCAACGGTTAATAATAAAGATTGGATAATAGGCGAAACTTCGATTAATGGTTACCCACCAACTACAACTATTAACTTTACATTTAGCTATAATAATACAATAAAAAATGGTATAAAAATTTATTATAGTAATACATATTTGTGTTATGACACGGATTCTGGCGAAACTTTAAAACCATATGGTTATGATGTAGATAAATGGTTTTATCCGTTTGGTCACGAAATTTCATTTGAAACAGACCCGTCAGCAGAATTGCTTGCCTGGTTAGAAGTAAACGGAACAAGAAAATAATATTAATTAAGGATAGATAATTATGAAAATACAAGGAGATGTCTTATATATCCCAGTAATAGGGGGGGGCACAGTTGACAACAAACATTGGGTATTAAATGAGATTGTTGACCCATCAACTTGTCCTGATACATATATTAATTTTACAGCAAGAGATGGTGTTAGTACTTGTAATAGAATTGCGGGTGGAAGTAGTCTATATTATTATCCTGTTCAGTCAATACAAGTTGCTTTACCTGTTTATAGTAGTAACGGTTGGAATATACCATATCTATTTTCTTTAATTACATTTGAAACTGAACCTCCTACCGAACTTCTTACATGGCTTAAATCTAATGGACAAAGACTTTCTGAATTTGAATCCAGCGTTAGCAAAACATTAAACGATAACACATGGAGACAAATAGCAGTCGTTTCAGCGTTTAGTCATGGTGAAAATTTCTGGTCTGTTGGCGATGTTAAAACAATTGTAATTAATGGTACTGCTGGCTTATTAACCGTAGAAAATTTTGAAATTGGTTGTGTGATTTTAGGCTTCAATCATAACAGTAGCAAAGAAGGCAATAACTTAATTCATTTCCAGATGTTGAAAAGTGGCGATGTTTCTATTGCCCTTTGTGACACACGGTACGGTTCATTTAGTGACTTAACTACGGCGTTTACGATGAATACAACTGCAGTAGCAACAGGTGGCTGGGAAGATAGCCATATGCGAACAACCATTTTAAAGTCAGCAACCGAACCAACAAAAGATGTTTCTGGAAGTGTTCAAGCGCTTTTGCCAACGGATTTAAGGAACTGTATTTATCAGTGTAGAAAATATACAGATAATGTCGGTAATTCTATGGAGGCATCTGCTGTTTCTTCTACAATTGACCATATATTCTTGCTTTCTGAATGGGAATACTATGGCGCAAGAACAATGGCAAATGAAGCTGAACAAAATTATCAACAACAATATGATTACTACAAAGCTGGCAATAGTCAAGCAAAAATGCGTTCAAGTAGAATAACTGCAACTGCCCGTGATTGGTGCAGAAGTCCTGCCGCTGGTTGGGCTGGTTTCTGTCATGTAAATAAAGATGGAACAGCTTATTATGAAGCACCAAACGCTGATTTAGGTATTGCTCCTGCTTTTGTAGTATAAAAATATGGAGGAATAATTATGAGTCAAATTATTGGCGAACTGCTTGCCGTCCCGCCTGCGGGGGGGGCAGATTGAAACAGTAAACATAACTGTTATAGCGAATGACATTACAGGCTTTTTCTATACTGATTCTTTAACTGGTGCACAATATATCACATATGGTACTGGTGGCACAGTCGATGCTGGTACTTATAATTATGTCGTTCCAAAAAATTCAGCCATGTACCTTACTGGCGCTCCTGGTTCTCATGTAACTGGCGGGGAAACTCTTTATAGAAACGGGAATATCTTTTTTCTTAAAGCGTCAACAGACATGGTGTTGACAAGCGGAAAGTCAACAACTTAATAATAAATGAAGGTGATACTTATGATTATAGGTAAAGCCATTATAGTTTCAGCCCCTCCCCTTAAAGTTGATAAAATATTAAATAATAATACATGGGAAGTTATAAAACAAGTTTCTGAATAACAACACAAGGCAGACAACCACTTGGTGGGACCGTTCTTCCTATGCCAACTCCTCCGACTATTTCTGTTATGTTAACACCAACGGCAGCGCCTCAGCTGGCTACGCCACCTATTCGTGGGGCGTCTCTCCATGTTTCAAGATATAACATATGGACTATATTATTTTATATTGATTAATAAAAGAACAGTTTTATTGAACATTTTTGGATAAAAAAGGAGTATTTATGGATAAGAAAGTTAAATTTGAAGACCTTTTGGCTGTCGCTAAAAGCATGATTGAAAACGACATTAGTGAAGAGAAAACAAGAAAATTCCTTGATGGCATCAAGATTTATGGTTATATCTCTATTGCTAAAAAGTTTGAGTATGCTGAAATGATTAGTGCCATGGATTTATTTGCTGATACTGCAGACTTCCCATCTTCTTATGTTGCCGCAAAGCTTGAGGTAATTAGAAAGATGTTGGCAATTAAATATTACACAAATGTAGATGTTAAAAACGACGAAATGACATTCGCCAATTATGATATGCTTATGTCTTCTGGTCTTTATGATGTGCTTTCAAAACCATTTGAAAAAGACTACAAAAGACTGTGTGATGTAGTCCGTGACTCTATTGGCATTAGAAATATTACTGATGTTAGTAGTATGTTGGCCTCCTATAATCATAAGCAAGTCACAAAAGATATTAAGGAGATTAATAAACTTCTTGATAACAATGAGGACTTTAAGAATGTTCTTGAGATTTTGAAGTTCAATAATCCAAATATTAAATAAATAATTTAGAAAGGTGGCGGCTACATGATACAAGTTCGTGGTGGTGGTCTTGCTGGTAAGATTAAGATTACTAATTATGTTAAAGCCAGAACGGTTTTACAAGATACGGCTGATTATTTAGCTGCCACCTTTGCTACAAATGTAGCGAAAGAATTACAAAAAAATATTTTTTATACCGTTTATAAAAGAAGAAAAAGTATGTACTATGATAGAACAATGGAGTTCTTGAATAGCGTAAAGGTTTCCAAAAACGGTAAATACTATCAAGTACAATTTGACTATAAGAACATAGAGCCAGAAATTAGAAGAACACATATTCCTGGAGAAAAACCCACTTTTAATGCTCATGCTGATACTTGGGGCGAAAATGAAGGAAGCCCATTCCAGAAACAGCTTGTTGAGGTTTTGAATGACGGTTTTGAATCTGGTCGTGTTAAATACGGGGCAAACAATTTTCTTGAAATGACTGAATCTTGGATTAGAGCAAATATAGATGATGCAATGGTAAATTCTGGACAATATAAATTGCTTAATCAGTATATTACAGATGATGATGTCGTCCCGTTTAATTCAGAATTTATGCATACCGCTGGCTTTAAAATAAGAAAAAAGTAATAAAGGAGTGATTGCACAAATATGGCTATGGATTATGTGTTGAGTCTTGCGGCAGAAGTTGGTTCCGTAGACGACAAAAGTATAAAAGCAGCACAAAAGATTGTGCAAAACTACTTTGATTTTAAGAAAATTGAACTTGATTTTACTACGAAAGCAACCGGTAAGGGGCTTGGGACGGCAATGAAGACCATTCAAAATGGAGTAAATGCCGCTTATGCCAACACCGTTAAAAGGATAAAAGTAGCACAAGAAGAAATAGACAAGGCACTTTCACAGGGCAGAACAGATTCTGTTTTAAAACTTTCCGCAGACCTGAAAAAACTTCAACTCGACCTTGAAAATGTAAAAAATACAGCTCACGAAACTGGAATAAAGCTGCATGATGTTGGTGAAATAGATATTGCTGCTGGCAGTCTGTCCACAAAATTAAAGACAGAATCTGTTGTTATGAAGAGTCTTGAAGATGCCTTGAATAGTTTGTCTGCGGCAAAACAAAGATATTTTCAACAGCAGATGGCGGCAAATGAAGCACATGAAAAAGGAAAGAACACGCATCAAGAACTTACAGATATTTATAAACAAGAATTAGTAGAAGCAGAAGAAGTTGTTAGACAACAAATGGAAGTTGCCAAACAACACGGACTTGGTGAAAAAGCTGCTGAAAAATATACGAAGTCTATAAAGAATACGAACAGAGAACTTGAAAAGTATCAGAAAAAACAGGAAATAGCAAAATTAAGTCAAAAAACATTTATTGATGGCCTTAAAGACGGCATGAATATGTTTACTGGCTACCAACTTGGGCTACGAGCTGTTCAAGCAGCGGTTCAGTTATTAGCAAGGGCGCTTAATAACGCAAAGGAAATCATAAAAGAACTTAACCGTCATATGACAGATGTTCAAATGGTGGCTATGACTTCCAACGAAGAGACTGCTGAACTTGCAGATTCTTATTCAAAATTAGCTAAACGACTTGGCGCAACCACTGAAGAAATAGCAGAAGGAAGTGTGGAGTGGCTGCGTCAGGGCAAGACTCTTGAAGAAGTAGAGAGTCTTATGGAAGCAACTATGACCATGAGTAAGGTTGGCGCAATAAGCGCTGCCGATGCAACAGAATATTTAACCTCTACACTCAATGGTTATAAAATGTCTGCTCAAGACGCAATGAGCATTGTTGACAAGATGTCTGCTGTTGACCTTGCGGCGGCCACAAGCGTTGAAGAACTTGCTTTGGCATTGCAGAAAACCGCAAATATGGCAAGAACAACTGGCGTTGAGCTTGATGAAATAATCGGAATGATAGCCACGGTTTCTGAAGTTACAAGACAGGCACCAGAAATTATTGGTACAAGCTTTAAAACTCTTTTCTCCAGAATGACACAGGTTGCTGCTGGGAAAGAACTTGATGATGAAGGCGAGTCCCTGAATGATGTTGAAACTACGCTTAATCGTGCTGGAATTGCGTTAAGAAGCTCTCAAAATGATTGGCGTGATATGTATGATGTTCTTAATGATGTTGCTGGTAAGTGGAAAGAGCTTGATGATACTCAAAGAGCGCAGATAGCTACTGCTCTTGGTGGCACAAGACAGAAAGAAATCGTACTTGCTTTGATGGAAAACTGGGATAGAGTAGCAAAGTATGTTAAGATTTCTGAACAGTCTGCTGGCTCTGCTTCTGAAAAAATGCAGTATTATCTTGAAAGTATCGAGGGCGCTACCAAAAAACTCAAAGCAACATGGGAAGACTTTGTATATTCAAAGGGTACAGTTAAGTTTATAACTGGAATAATTAATCTTGCCACAAGTCTTTTAGATGTTCTTAATAAAATTGGAAATTGGTTTGCCAAATTTGGGTATACATCTGAAGATTTCAAAAAAGAAGCTGACGATACGCAGTCCAAAATCCAACACAATATTGATAGAATAAACGAAATCAATGCCATGTCTTGGCAGGATAAAACCGCAAAGATTATAGAAGAGAAAAAGGCGCTTGAAGAAGAAAATGAAGAACTTGAAAAAAATTTAAAGCTTCAAAGAGAGAAAGAAATGTCTTCTTTGAAGAAAGAAATTTCTAAAGGGTTTGGCGCAGAGGTCACTTCTAAAGCGTCTGGCGAAACAACAAGATATGATGCTGTTGATTTTGAGAAGTTCCGTGGAAGTGCCCCAGTTGAAAACTATCAAATTAAAGTTCTTGGCGCAGAAGATGCCATAAAGGATTACCAAGAGCTTATTAGAATGGTAGAGGAAAGCAATAGTGTTACAGAAGAGCAGCAAGAAAAAATAGACGCTGTTAATAATACTTATGAATATGCTATTGCCAAACTGAAAGCCATGAAAGAGGCATATGATAATGGCGTAGCTGGCTCAAGGGAACTAACAGATGAAGAAAGAAACTTAATTCAAATATCTGACGACCTTATAAATGCACTAAACGACAAGAGACAAGCCACGAACGAGGCAGAACAGGCGCTTGTTAGCAATGCCAAAAAACTTATTGAGAACGAAAAAGATGCAGATAAGGCACGGGCTGCGCTAACAGAGTTTGTTAAAACGGAGATAATCCTTAATAGTTCCAAACTCGACATTTCACAGCAAATTAGCGAGCTTAAAGCCGTCGCTGAGGCTGCTGGAGCCGCAACAACCGCCATTGGCGCACTTGGAACTGTTCAATCTGTAATTAAAGGTGGTCAACCATTTTTCCAATATAATAGAAAGCTTTATCGTTCACAACAAGAGGCGCTTTCTGATTATTGGAGCGACCTGTCTGGGCTAACAAAACCAGGAAACTATTTCACAGATAGTCCTATTGGCGTTGTTGGTTCTGGTGGCTCTGGTTCTTCTGACCCAAATGCTGGATTGAAGAAAGCTGCCCAAAATCAAATTAAGCTTCTTAATAAGATGAAAGATAAGCTTAATGACATCATTGATGGTATTAATGATAAATGGGATAAAGAAGCTGATGCTCTTGAAAAGGCAAACGACAAACTTGAACAGCAAATAGAATATCAAAAACTTCTTGAGGCAATGGCGAAAGCTAAAACTCAAAAGAAGATGATATATAAGGATGGCAGATTCCAGTATCTTGAGGATACAGAAGCAATCTCTAAAGCGCAGTCTGAACTTGACGAATTCTATCGTAAGAAAGACCTGCAAGACAAGAAAGACAACATAGAAGAGCAGAGAAAGCTTGAGCTTGGCGACCTTGAAGACCAAGTAAAATATCTTGACAAGAAGATAGATTATTGGAATGACTACATTGATAGGCTGGACACTGAGTTTGCAGCCTTTATGGACATATTTGATGACTTTATTGAAAAACAAAAGGCTGGTTATCTTAACGACCTTGAAGCATTAAAAAGATATGTCGAAGAAAAGGAAGCGCTTGCCAAGCGGTCTGCTGCTGCGTCTGCTGCGGCTATGAGTGGCGGTGGATACGGCGGTTCAACAGCACAAAATCCATCTACTGGTGCTCCAGAAAAGTTGCCACTCGGAGCTGGTGCTGCAAATGCTGCTATTATTGGCGCAAACAGTGTTTTGAATGCACTAAACATAAATAATAAGCATGGTGCTGGCGGGCCAAAAGGTGGTGTAAAATCTAAGTATGCCGGAGGTACAACCGATGCTCAAGGCGGTATGTCAATGGTCGGCGAGCATGGCGCTGAACTTCGCATCCTTAATCGTGGTGATGGGATTATCCCAGCAGACATAACAAAGAATCTTTGGAAGTGGGGAACAATAGACCCAGAAAGAATTAAAACTGGTTCTGCTGGCAATATCGAAAACTACAACATAGATGTTGATAATGTTAATCTGCCAGATGTAACCAATCCAGAAGAATTTATTTCTGGTATTAGAAACCTTGCTTTGCAAAGAGCATACAATCGTTAAATAATGGGGTGGGTAATTCCCACCCCAAACTTTAAGGCAGGTGTAATCGTGGATATAAAAAAAGAATTGCTTGACTCTATTCAAATTATGATAGATGCTGCAATAGAAAATAGAGTACCAGATATTCAGTTTGGCATTGTTATTTCTGCTGATGACACGAACAACTGCCAAGTAAAAATAAATGGCAACATACACAATATAAAATATTACGGTGACAAACCAACCATAAATCAAAAATATCCCGTATTTATTCCAAAGGGAAGTTCAATAAGTTCATCTTTTATAGTATCTTGAAGGAGGTGGCGCAATGGCGCTTATTAGACCTATTTTAGCGACGCCACCAGCATTTGATGCTGCCAATGACTATACTTTTACCTTTACTGTTCCGAGTGGTGGCGACCAAGTTGTTGGAAATCAGCTAACAATTATTTCGCAAGAAGACAATGCCATCGTTTATAGACAAGCGATAACTTCTTTTTCGTTTTCTCATACATTACCCGGCGGGACTCTTATAAATAGCAAGTATTATAGTGCTTATGTTTATACAACAAACTCTAAAGGTGAAAATTCTGTTGCATCTAATTCCGTTCAATTTTATTGTTATACAACCCCGACATTTGAATTTTATGATTTTCCGATTGACAATATAATTCAAAGCAGCAATTATTTATTTAAAGTAAAGTATAGTCAATTAGAGGGCGAACCATTAAATTCTTATATTTTCAATCTTTACGATAGCCAAAGAATCTTAATTTCTACAAGTGGAACAAAATATGTTGGAAGCATAACAGAACCGCCGATTATAACACAAAATCAATTTGGTGGTTTGACAGATGATACGGCATATTATGTTGAAGCTATTGGCAGAACTATAAATAACACTGAAATAAAAACAGAAATAAAGTCGTTTGTTGTTAAATATAGTACACTTAATATATTTACTGTGGTACAGTTGTCTAATAACTGTCAAGGCGGATACATAACCGTAAAATCAAATCTAACCTCTATCGAAGGTAACTCCATGCCGTCACCGCCAAAATATGTTGATGATGATACTGCTATTGACTTGACGGAAGAGGGTTCTTATGTGAATTGGAATAGTGGATTTGCTATCCCTGGTAATTTCACCGCTTCGCTTTGGGGATACAAATTCAACAAAGATTCTACAATTATTACACTTGAAAACCAACTATTGAACGATTCCTTAGTTATTAATTATCGTGAAGATATAGATACAAATGTGTATGTTGAACTAATTGTCACATTGGATAAGTTTACTTACTATATTTATAGTGAAAAAATAACAAAACCAGCAGAAGACGATGTGGTACAAATATGGTTTAGACGAATCAATAATTTGTTTACTATTAGCGTTAATAATCTTGGGCCAGGGGGTGTGTAAATGTTTGTATTGTGTGGATACGACGCCTGTTCTGATAAAAACACATTGAATGAAACACCGATTCCTGCTTCGAGATATAATTCTGCAACTTTAACAAATGGAATATTTAATCATTGGTATGTCACTGGCGACGCCAGAAGTGAATATTCTTCTGAAATTCCTACAACTTGGGATTTGTTGACAATTATGAGTGCAAACTTTAATGGACATATCAATGCTGGCAATATAGACTATTCATTATCGGAAATAAATGGATTTAAAATCAAACGAAGAAAGACTACCGAGTTTGATTGGGTAACGCTAAAATATATCCCGATTTCTGAACTTGACGACCTTTCGTTTGTTTTTAACGACAACCTTGCTGTTTCTGGCTATGAGTATGAATATGCTTTTACACCCGTGATTGGAGAAATAGAAGGCGACTATATTAGTAATACTATTGGCGCAAAATTTGAAGGCGTATTTATTTGTGACCAAGACACAATTTATAAATTCCTTGCTGGTGTTAGATATGGCACAAACCAAAGAACACAAAAAATTGGTGTGTTTGAGCCTTACGGAAGAAGATACCCTGTTATTGTTAGTAATGGATTGATTAACTACGAAACTGGTTCTGTATCTGGTACTGTACTCCCGTCTGATTATACTAAAACTGGAACAATGGATAGGCTCAAAATAACCGCAGAAAAGAAAGCTCTGTTTGATTTCTTAACGAACAAGAAGGCAAAAATATTAAAAGACTGGAATTCTCAGTCGTGGCTTATTTGTGTGGTTGGTAACCCTTCAGCAGAGTATAATAATAACTTTGGAATGGGAAAGATTGATGTCTCTGCTGACTGGGCACAAGTTGGTGACGACAACAATCAGAAAGATTTGTATAGAAATGGCATGGTAAATGAGGTGAGTTAATGGCTGGAATTATAACGCAAGCGCAGTATAGCACTTCGCAACAAACCATTAGAAACACTTACCTTAAAATAAACTTATTAAATTTTGATTATTTAACCGTCGATACAATCGAAGGAAATGTAATTTCTGGAAACATAACGATAAACGCTGATAGCGACATTAGAAGAACTTGCGATATTTCTTTAGTTGTAACCGATAGCTCATTCGATGTTCAAGCTGGTGGTGAAATCTGGATAGACAAACTTATTCAGATTTATGTTGGTGTTCAGGATTTGCATACATCTGAAATTGAATGGACGAATATGGGTATTTATTTAATCAATCAGCCAAGCTATCAATATGAAGCAGCTACACATACATTAATGTTTTCTGGTGTTGACTTGATGTCTAAGATGACTGGTTTAAGAAACGGTTATCTTATTGGTGTAACATATAAAATCCCTGTTGGAAATAATATTCGTGAAGTTATAATTTCTATTCTCGCTGAAAACGGCTTTAAAAAATATGTTGTTTCTGAATGTTATAATACAAACGGCGATATTCAAGAAGTGCCATATGACATGGAATATGAGATGGGTTCGTCTTGGTATGATATGCTTGCCGACCTTAGAGACATTCTTCCAAACTATCAGATTTATTTTGATGTTGATGGCGTATTTCATTATGAGCCAATTCCATATACCGACTCTGAACCAGTAATGATAGATGACAATATCTGGGACGAAAATGTAATTTCCGAAACTGTTAATGTAGACTTTGAGTCTGTTAAAAACTCGATAGAGGTCTATGGTAAAACACATGACATAGAGAATTATCCATCTGAAATAACAATTACAAACTCCAATATCAAATTAACTATTGGTACAGTTGTTAAGCTGGTAGAATATTTGATTGTTGGATTTAAGTTGGAACAAGATGTTAGCGGCAACATTACCATCCAAGTCAATGATTTAGGTTCTAAACCGCTTATTGGGCCAGATGGAAAACAAATGACATCTTTAGCAAAAGACGAATATTGGGTTATCAGATACACAAAGGATGAGAAGTGGGAGTTTCTTGGACATCAACAAGCGTATGGCGTTTATAAAGACGAAAATCCGCAAAGCCCTTTTTATATTGGAAATCCAGCAGGAGAAATTAAACTTGTGCTGTATGGCGGAGAATACGATTATATATTTTCTGATGACCTTGCTTTGCAAAGAGCAAAGTTTGAAATATATCAGCGATGCAGGATGAATGACACTATTAGTATAACTTGTGTTCCGATATACTGGGCTGATGTTAATTGGATGGTAAATTATACGCCATTAGACCAAAAAATAGCAAAACAATATACTATTAAGTCAATTAACATAAATTTTGGCCCAGATGGAACGCAAACTATGGAGCTTAGTAGTTATTACCCATACTATCCGATAATTTAAAGAAAGGAGTGGTGACCTATTTCTGCTCTTTATCAAGATTTGCAGTTTACTTCATTTCCAAATACGGTACAGTCGTTTGTGACAATGCTGAATATGACTGTTAATGATGCAGAGGCTGTATCGGGTTATCAGGCTGCTATGGAGGCGGGCAACACTTCTTTGGCGCAACAATATTATGCCCAAATTACAAATGCCAATCAAAAGTTTGTAGACGCTGAAAAAATGAATACGCTTATGGACACCTGTGTTGCATTACAGCGTTTTTATTTGACTGACATAAAGCCATATGTTGAAAACAAACAGACCTCTTGGCAAAACACAATCAATCAATTTATTTTTAAGGGCAATTATAGTACAGGAACACAGTATCAAGTAAACAACTTTGTAATTTATACTGTTGCTGGTGAAAATAGGGTATATATTTGTATTAAAACACCGCCAGTTGGCACACTTCCCACAAGCACAACATATTGGCGTGTAATGACAATTAAAGGTGTAATGGGTGAGTCTGGTACTGGTTTGACTTTTAGATATAACTGGCAGTCTGGTGAACCATATTATGCTGAAGATGTAGTAACATATAACAATATTGTATGGAATTGCTTAAAGGATAATACCGGCGTAACACCTGGTAGCGACGAATCTACATGGAAAGTAATATATACACCAACACAAAATATATACCCATTTCAAGCCGACGCTCCTACAAACATTAAAACTGGTGATTTTTGGTTCCAAATAGAAGAGTAAAAGGGGTGACATAATGAGGGTACAAGACATTCATTATACCGATGTTGCCCTAAAAAATGAATTTATCCAAAAATTTTTATCCGGTGATTTAGCTGGTGCCTTTAAAATATTGGAAAACAATGGCCAACTTAATAATAAAAAGTTTGTTGCCGAAGTTATAAACTATGTAAATACGGCACTTTATCAACTTGAAGAAAGCTATTTCACAAATGTTGACGATTATCTTTTAGCTACGAACAATGCCTTTAATACTTTAATAAACAATTATATAAATAAAAATATTTATAGTGACAAAACAACATACCAAAGAAATAATTTTGTTTTATATAATAATGAAGTTTATTTATATATAAATGGCAATCCAACTTCTGGAAATAATCCAACAGACACAAATTATTGGGTATACATAGGACTTCGTGGTGATAAGGGAAATTTTGGCATTGGCGTTACTATGAAGTATACATGGAACGACCAAGCCACATATAACCCTTTAGATGTTGTATATCATAATGGAACATATTATGTTGCCAAAACACAAAATACAAATGTTCAGCCAAGCGAAACATCTGCAGAATGGGTAGTATTTTTGCATACAAAACCAGCATATATTACAACGAAAAAAGAAGAGTCTACAATTATTCCAGGTATGATATGGTTTGAAGTATTTAATCCATATACATTCGAGGAGTTTGACGGACTTAAATATACATGGACTACGCTTGGAGAAGAAAATTTCTTATGGACTGATATAGATAGAGGAGGGTTTTAAATGGCTATTACGGCATTTACTGCTTCCGAAGAAGTAACCATGGATAATTTTAATTCAAGGATTACTGAAGCCAATAACGACATTCAGGAAGTAAATAACAAAACCCAGCAAAACTCTGCCGCTATCACGCAATTACAGACGCAAATTGGTGACCTTGGCGGATTTTATGCTGGTACTACTGCACCTTCCAAGACAAATTTGCTTTGGATTGACACTGGAAATAGTAATCTTTTGAAATATTATAACGGTAGCAAATGGGTTCCAATTAGTGCTGCTTTTGGATAAGGGGGTTGTATAAATGTCTTTATCTGCTGGTCAGCAAATTTTGGCACAAGATTTTATAAATTTTAAAGCCAGAGTAAAAGCAGAAATGCAGAGAAGAAAATATACTGGCTCAATGATTTCTTATGCTGGAGCTTCATACGACTATTCTACTACTCCCGCCAACGGTGTGCAGATTAAAATAGAACATATAAATAAAATTCTTGACCCGATGAACGCCGTGAACACAACTGGCATGGCCGCGCAAAAGGTTGGCGACCAAATAGACGCAATGGACGCATTAAACACAGTTTTGACCAATTATGAAAACAAGCCATTGTATGGTTCTGGTACCGATTGCGCTTCGAGCTGTTCTGGTTTGTGTTCTACTTCTTGTGGTAACACTTGTTCTGGTTGTAGTAATTCTTGTGGCTCTGGTTGCTCTGGTGGTTGCTATGGTGGTTGTAGCGGCGGTTGCAGCGGCTCCTGTTCTGCTAATTGCGCCGATGGTTGTGGTGATGGTTGTACAGCTACTTGCGGTGCTTGTCGTGGATGTTCAAATAATTGTTGGGGCGGTTGTCCAGGAAATTGCTGGGGATATAACAATACAGGAACTGGAAGCGGCTATAATGAAAAGTGAGTAAATCATGTTAGAGAGTTTATCTTTTTATGAAGTAATATCAAACTTTACGGACTGTAAACATATTGAAACGGACATCCTTGGCGAAGCATTAAGAGAAAAAGATTTTAATATTTCTGCGACAGTTTACTGGTTTAGCACAATTCCATTTAGTAATGATGAAATGTCTTTCCATGAAATATATAAATACATGGATATTTTAGCTAATCAGCTATGTGATGTGTACGAAATAGACAAAAAATACACAAAACTAATTCTTTATGGAATTTTCCCCAAGAACTACAATCCAGAAAGCAATGATGGATGGAACTTGATTTATCAAGAGCTTGAAGAAATTGAAAAGTTGGATATTGAGAAAGAGGATGAGTTGTGGTACATTAAACAACTTGTGCTTTATTATTTAATAAATCTTTATTCTAAAAATGTTCGGTATTATTATAAGGTGAAGCCTTTATTGAACAAAATAAAAGAAGATAACGAAATATATAAAAAATGGATTGCTGAAATGGCTATCAATTTTTAAGGAGTATGTGGATTATGAATGATAAGATTGCCGTTGTTATTCAGAATGAAGAAGCTGCTTATCTTGAACGACTGTGGTTTGAATATCAAGCAGCTCTTAGTATTATTAGATACCTTACAACTCAAGATGGCGTAAAAGAGGAATATCTTGACAGATATACAAAAGCGCACGATGAAAAGTTTGCAACTTTTGAAATCTCTAAACAAGAAGTTCTTGATAAATATAAGCCGGAAGGAGTTGAAAAGTATAATTACTTCATAGATTTTAATAAAGCAGAAGTAACTTATACACCAACCAATGCTTAAAAGAGTGGCACAAAGTTATAGCGATATGGTTTCAAGACTGTATTATGAGCCAAATTTGGTACTTCGTCCAACCGAAAGTCTTACAAGAAATGTTACATTTCAAGTAACCGATGCGTGTGATTTGCGATGTCAATACTGTTTAACTGGTGATGCCGAGATTTTAATGGCAGACTTAACGACAAAACCAATAAAAGATGTTGTTATTGGCGATAAAGTTCTCGGCGTTGAGGAGTACAGGAACGGAAGCACCAAAGAGCGTTTGTATGAAGCAACTGTTTTGAACAAGTTTGAAAGAGAAGCAGAGACTTTAAATATAACTTGTGAAAATGGCAACAGCATTGATATAACGCCTAATCATAAAATTCTAAATAGAAGAAATAATTGGGATAATCGTTATGATTGGAAAGAGGCAGGAAAATTAAAGCCAGGACAGGATATGTTTTATACGAAAATCGTAAATCCAGTAGAGGAATATACGCCTCCTGTTTTTGACGATAATTATAAAATTGGTTATGTTATCGGTATGTTTAAAGGCGATGGAAGTGTAAAAAAATATTTATATACACGCCAAGAAGGAACATATTATAACTATAAAATAAGATTGGCTGTAAAAGATATGGAGATAATTTATAGAACAAAAAATTATCTTGATTATCTTGGGATAGAAACTTATACAAAAAAGTTTCTTGTATCAAAAAAATATAACATATATAATGATGCAATATTTGCAAATACTCAAAAGGTATATGAACAAATAAACAAATTATATGATGATAATTTTTTAAAAAATACAGCCATCTCTTATTATCAGGGATTTCTTGCTGGAATATATGACGCAGAGGGTAGTTTAAAAAGCGGAAAGGGTTATTGTATCAGGATAACAAATACAGACCCGGATATTATTAGAGAAATAGAAAATGGTTTAAAAAAACTTGAAATAAACTATATTGTTGAAAATGCGGGTCGCACTATTAATAAAGAACATAAATGGACTGTTAGAATAGCAGATAAAAACAATGTTGATATGAAATTTAAGTTTTTAAAATCAGTAGAAAATGCTATTCAAAGAAAATCTTATTATGAATTAAAAAATAGACGCTCTGTATATAGAACAAAAGTCGTCAATATACAAAAAAACAAGAATATCACAAAAGTATATAATATTGAAACAACGACAAGAACATATGTAGCAAACGGATTCATTGTACATAACTGTTATCAGCAGAATAAAGGCACAAAGATTATGTCTAAAGAAACTGCCAAGAAAGGCGTTGACTTGTTATTCAAAATGTACGAGGACAACGACGATGATTTCATAAATAGAAATACAAAAGCAGTTGTTCTTGAATTTATTGGTGGCGAACCACTTATTGCCATTGACATAATTGATTATATTTGTACTTATTTTGTTCAAAAATGTCTTGAATTAGACCATCCATGGCTATATACATGGAGGGCTTCTATGACGACAAATGCCGTCCATTATTTTGATGAAAAAGTACAGAATTTTTTAAAAAAGTTTCGCAACAATATTAGCTTTTCGATAACTATTGATGGCCCAAAAGAAATTCACGATGCTTGTAGAAAGCATCCAGATGGGCGTGGAAACTTTGACGAAGCTTATGCTGCTTTGAAACATTATAACGCTAATTATAATCAGGAGCTTGGAACGAAAGTTACGATAGCACCAGGCAATCTCAAAGATATAAATAAAATAATTGACTTCTTTATTAATGAAGGTATGAAAATTATTCATGCCAACTGTGTTTTTGAAGAAGTTTGGACAATAGAACAAGCGCGAATATTCTACAAAGAACTAAAGAAAATGGCAGATAGACTACTGGAAATCAATGATGATACAACAGTAACGCTATTTGTTGAGTCGCAATTTAAACCACTTCCAAGTGATTATAATACAAGTTGGTGCGGCGGTGGCGGCAAAATGTTGGCATTTGACCCAGACGGTAAAGCATTTCCATGTGTTAGATATATGGAATCTTCACTTGCTGGCGATGCTGAACCGCTTGTAATTGGTAGTGTAGACGGCTTGTTCAGTACAAAAGAAGAAAAAAATATTAAGTTAATGCTTGATTCAATCAACAGAAGAACAGAGTCGGATGATGAATGTTATAATTGTCCAATAGCGAATGGTTGTTCTTATTGTATTGCCTACAATTATCAAGTTGGTGGCATTCCAATTAAGCGAAATAAAAACATTTGTTGGATGCATAAAGCAAGATGTTTAGCTAACGCTTATTATTGGAATAAATGGTATAAATTAAATGGGATAAAATCTAAATTTTATATACATTTACCAAAAGAAGATGCCTTAAAAATTGTAGACGAAGACGAATATAATATGTTGATTGAACTAAGTGAATGATAGGAGGTATTTAATTGGCTACTGAATATCGTATAAATATGAAGCGATACAATGGTACTGATTATGATATTATGTACCCAAAAACATTGACCGAACAAGTAATTAACGGTCAAAGACAAATTATTGTCGATAGTATTACTATCGGAACTTCTTGGACTGGTTCTGGGCCTTATACGCAAACTGTTACGGTTGAAAATGCCGATGCTAATAGCAAGGTGGATATTCAAGCTGATGCCACTATCATTCAAAAACTGATTGACGCTGGAACTACCGCTTTGTATATTGTCAATAATGATGGCGTATTTAGTGCCGTTGCTCTTGGTGCTGCGCCAACTGAGGCATTGACCATTCAGTGTACCATTACAAAAACTGCAGCACCGCCCCCCCCAACACTTGACCCTGTTCTTAACAACAACAGTTGGTCTGCTATCAAGTATGCTTCCGATAATAATATTGCTAAGAATACTTGGTCTGTTGGTGACTGCAAGCAAATCACGATGAACGGAAAGGTATCTGATGGTCTTACCTTGTCCAATTATACTGCTTGGGTATATATCATCGGCTTTAACCACAACGCAGAACGAGAAGGCAATGGTATTGCGTTCCAAGGGTTCAAGGTCACAGATAAGGGAACAGATGTATGCTTAGTGGATAGTGGTTATAACACCCTCAAATCAAGTGGAACATGGTTCAATATGAACAATACAAATGACAATACTGGTGGTTGGGAAGCGTGTTTAATGAGAAAGAACATCATGCCACTGATAAAGGCAGCTTTCCCATCCGACCTTCAAGCGGTTATCAAGTCAAGTACCATATTTACTGCACCAAATACTGGCGATATTGAATTAACAGCAACGCAAGACGAGATTTTCTTGCTTGCGGAATATGAAATATTTGGGACAAGAGCTTGGGCTTCCTCGCAGGAACCGAACTATCTTAAACAATATAACTATTACTCTGCAGGGAACAGCAAGTTAAAGTATAAGCACAATGTTACAAGCGAAGTTTCCATTTGGAAGGGGCGCTCTCCAGCCTCCAGCAACCCCGGCGGTTTCTGTAATGTCGCTGAAAACGGCAATACTGGTGTTCATTCAGTAGACTATTCTGGTGGCGTAGCTCCATGCTTCAAAATATAATCAAATAGCACAAATAATAAAAACAAAATATAATAAATACAAATGGAGTTCAGTATGAGTAAAATTATAGGAGACGCAATTGTGATAAGGGGGGGGGGTAAACCCACCCTCTCTGCTTCTACAACTGCTAAGAGTGGTGTAACATACACCAATGACATTCACGGCATTTCCGCTGAAAAAATGAGCCTTTATGCTAAAGCTATTTCTAATAACGCATCCATCACAAACAGAACAAGCGTTGTTTATATTGACGATGATACAGACCATTATCAGATTAGTATTGGTAGCCAAATAATGCTTATGTTAGATGATGCTGGTTATTCCTTTGATGTAATTGGTTTTAACCATGATACGCTGACAACATCTACCGCGTATGGTGCTACCACCAAGACCGGCAAGGCTGGTATCACATTCCAGATGCATGACCTGTTTGCAACGATCTATGTGATGAACAGTTCTAACACAAACAGCGGCGGCTGGAAGAGTAGCGCTATGCGCACCTCGACGATGGCAACTATGAAGGGGTATCTGCCCGCAGCATGGCAGACAGCCATCAAGCCGGTCAATAAAGTTTCCGGCACTGGCGGCGGTTCTTCAAGCGGTACGGAAACAGTCTCCGACAGCTGTTTCCTGCTGGCTGAAATCGAAATCTTCGGTTCCACCACCTATTCCGTTTCTGGAGAAGGAACGCAGTACGCATATTACAAGGCAGGCAACTCGAAGGTGAAGAACAGAGGTGGCTCCGCTGACGGCTGGTGGGAGCGTTCTCCTCTTTCTGGCAACAGCAATCATTTCTGTCGTGTCACCAGCAACGGCGTCGCCACCACTAACGCCGCCGGCTACAGTCGTGGCGTCGCTTTTGCATTTTGCATTTAATTTTTTTTATTCATATTAAACTAAAAACAAATATTTAAAATAACATTTTATTAAGTAGGTGATTTATAATGAGCCAAATTATTGGTGATGTTTTAACCCTCGGCTCTGCGGGGGGGGGGCAGACAATACCAGGAAATTATACATTGGTTAAAATATCAAATAGTGATGGTCTTAAAAATATTCATTATGAATTAAATCATATCATAGATATAAGGAAAATAACAAATGAATATTTACCAGATTACTATATAATCCCACAAGATAACTACTCTGCTACATTTTCAATAAAGCCGGATAATGATGCTGGAATGTATGTTACAAGGATGCCAACAACAGTTATTAATGCAGAACTTATTGGCGGAGGACTAAACCAAAAATATATTGATTATAGAGTTATAGACATAAATAAGCCTGCAGAGGTCTCTGGTTTTGCTTTTCAATGTCTTATTGCTGGTACACTAATCACTCTTGCAAATGGAGACAAAAAACCAGTAGAATATATCACCTACGATGACGATTTGCTCGTCTGGGATTTCTTTAACGGCTGTTTTGCATCTGCCAAGCCACGCTGGATTAAGATTAAGCAAACCGCAGAGGTCTATAACAAACTAACATTTGATAATGGTGCCACACTTGGGTTGGTTGGAGAAGGTGGTGCTCAAGGTTATCATCGTATCTTCAACAAGCAAGCAAATATGTTTACACATACTGGTGTTCCAGAAACACCAAATGGCACTATTACATTTGCTGAGGATAAAAATGAGCCTGTGTTGGTGAGACAGGAACTGGTCAATAACACAGTAGATTATTATAACATCATTACTGATAAACATTTCAATCTTTTCGCCAATGGTATTTTAACTTCTTGTAGATGTTCTAATCTTTATAAGATTGAAAATATGAAATATGTTGGCGATAGAACAATGTCTGATAAAGAAGTAGAAGAATACTTTAAAAGACTTAAAAACTTACAATTAGCACAATAAAATGGTAATTTTATCGGAAAAATTTTTCATGGAAATCATGGAAATTTGAAGCCCTATTTTTGGCCATTTTTGCCAATTTTTGAACAATTTGTTCAATGTTGCTATTTTGGTCACTTATTTAATCAAAATTATCAATTTTTAATATAACGCCTGTTATATTAAGCAATATCTTACTTGAATCTGTTTAAATGTCGTTTACTACAACGATTTTATAATACTAAAGAAAAGGAGGATGCCGATGGTGGAAATTGTGATAGCTGTTCTTGGCTCTTCTGTACTAACAGTTATTGTTAATCGTGTTTTCAACATTTTGGACAGAAAGAAAGACAAGCAAGACCAAATAATTTCTGAAATTACTGTAATAAAAAGCGAGTTGAACAGGCACATAGAAGACGACGAGAGACATCGTGCTGATATGTGTAGGGCGAGGATTTTGCGGTTTTCAGACGAGTTGCGTAGGGGAATTAGTCATAGTGAAGAATCTTTTAACAATGTGTTAGAGGATATTGACAACTATATCTCTTATTGTACCCAGCATGAAGTCGTTTATATAAATTCTAAAGCAAACGCCGCAATTCGCAACATTAAAACCGTCCACGACAGATGTGTTCGTGGCGAACTGGACTTCTTATAAGGAGGAATATATATATGAACGAATTTGTTACTTGGGCTGCTCTTGGTACTTATGCTGGTTGTGCTATGATGGTCACTCTTATCACCCAGTTTGTTAAGCAACTGAAGTTTATGGAAAATGTAAACTCGCAGATTGTATCTTATGTGGTAGCTGTCCTTCTGCTTATTGGCTCTCTTTGTTTTAGCCATTCTGGTGAGGTTGTAAATCCTGAAACTGTAATTCTTTGCTTTGTAAATGCAATTACTGTTGCGCTTGGTTCCAATGGTATTTATGATGGTGTTACTACCGGCCTTGAAAAGATTAAGAAAGAAGACGACGGTAAGTATATCCACGAGGAGGAATAAAAATGGCGAAAAGAATTTATCTGTCGCCAGAGCGTCGTCCTAACCCCCATGCCCCTTATTGGGGCTATCCGGGGGTTTATGAGCACGATGTATGCTGTGAAATCGCTGAATATTGTAAAGAAGCGCTTATTCGTTGTGGTTTTGAGGTTAAAATCGCAAGGCCAGAAGACAAAATGGAAAAGCGTGTAGCAGAAGGTATCTCTTGGGGTGCCGACTACTATATGCCGATTCACACCAATGCGGCTTCCGCAAAGCCCGTTGAGGGTACTGCGCAAGGCCCAACCGTTCTTCGTTATGGTAAAGAGGGCGGCGTATCTGATAGAGCTTGTAAAATGGTTTACAATCAGCTAATGGCGATTTATCCGAGAAAAACAAGGCGTGGGGTTTATGCACAAAACGCTTTTTATGAGATTAGAATGACCCCAATGGTTTCTGTATATCCAGAAATTGCTTTCCACGATAATGGGGAAGACGCCAAATGGATTATGGAAAACAAGAAGGAAATCGGTATTGCGCTTTGTAAGGGTGTTTGTCAATGGTTTGGTGTAAATTATGTCGAGCCGACTGTTACCAACCCAGATACTGGTGCTATTGAAGAACCGACCGTTCCAAAATCTGATTATGACAAGGCTTCTGCCGAATGTACTGCTTGGAAGCAGAAATATAACTCTCTTAAAGCCGTATATGACAAGGTTTTAACTAAAATTGAAGAGCTTGTTAAAGCAACCAAATAATTAAATTGGAGGTGAGAACTATGAGAAGGGGTACTACACCAACTCTAACTTTTACACTTCCGTTTAGTACCAAAGGCATGGATGTGCTGAATCTTGCTTTTTCCCAGAAAGACAATCGAGGTCGTGACATTCTTGTTTTACAAAAAACCTTAAAAGATGTAACACTTGATGAGTATACTGTAACTACGACCTTAACAGAAGAAGAAACTTTAAAACTTTCTGAAAAACATGGCTTGTTAGAGATTCAAATGCGTTGTGGCTTTGGTAATGCTAAACTTACTTCTAACATTATTGAGGTAGAAGTAGAGAGAATATTAAAGGACGGTGTCATATGAACGAATGTAAAGGCATGAATTTTACTATGACCTTTGACCAAGTTGTTCGTATCGACAACGGCAAAGGCGTAATTGAACAACTTCAAGATGATGTAAAAGAACTACAAGAAGAAGTTGGCCAGCTCAATACCGAAGTAGCAGAAAATTCAAATAAGCTTAGCGGAATTGAAGACGGTGCCGAACGAAATGTAATTACCGGAATTAAAGTAAATGGAAAACTTATTCCACCAGTTAATCGCATTGTTGACATTTCCATTAGTGGTGGCGCAAATATTCCAAGTTTAGATGATGCTGTTGACAATGGTGTTGGCTATGATAGTAACAACAACATCGTAGTTAAAAATCTCGATATAGACAGACTTGTTCAAGATGAGGTCAGCGAATTGGTATTGAATGGAGGAAGCGCTATTTAATACCATTCCTGCTTCTTGAAATATAAATGCATTTATATTATAAGGAGGAGTCAGCATATGGCTGATAAAACTTTGAATGTCCGTATACAACTGCGGCATGACCTCGAAGCAAATTGGCTTGCAGTAGGGGATACTCTTGTTCCCCTTGCTGGTGAAGCCTGTGTCACCATGGATGGCGGAAATAAAGGCCGTTTTAAGATTGGTGATGGCACTTCTACTTGGAATCAACTGGAATATGTTGGTGGCGATAGCGAAATTCTTGCTAAAGCCGTAATGTTTGACACCGATATGGTGTTTACCGAGCAGTTTGGTAGATACACTCCTACTGGCGGTAAAGTTACCATTCCTTCCAATGGTAAGAGCCTCTATGCTGTTCTGATGGACGCTTATTCTCAGGACAAGAATCCTACTGTTACGCAGCCCACTGTCGGCATCACCAGTGTCACAGCCAAAGCTTACGAAGTTGGTACTTCTGTAACTCCCGCCTATTCCGGTACTTTCAATGCTGGTAAGTATGAGTATGATGCTTCTACTGGCGTTACTGCTACCGCTTGGAAGGCCACCAACAATGTTGACGCACAGGAAATTGCTACACAGAATGGTACTTTTACTGCTTATGTAGTGCCCGATGGGGCCAACTATAAGATTACCATTGAGGGCACTTATAGTGACGGTACTGTGCCCAAGACTGCTCTTGGTCAGAATTATCCAGATGGTCAGATTAAGGGTGGTACTAAATCTGCTACTTCTGGTGCTATCACTGGCTATCGTAACAGCTTCTATGGCACTACCACTGACAAGACTAAGGATACCGATAGTGCCATTATTCGTGGCTTGGCCCAGAAGTCTGGTAGAGCACTTGCTAATGGCAATACCATTACCGTGACTATTCCTGTTGGCGCACAGCGAGTTATCATTGCTTATCCAGCCACTCTTAGAGATGTAACTTCCATTAAGGATGTTAATGGTCTGAACGCAGATATTACTTCTGCTTTTGCTAAGACCACTGTTTCTGTTGAGGGCGCTGCCGGCTATACTGCTATTGACTATAAGGTTTATACGCAGGATTTTGCTACTGCAAATGATACCGCCAACACTTACTCTGTAACTATTTAAGGAAGGAAAGGAGGATATAAATTATGGCTATTTCTAATCTGCCCAAACTTAATTTTAGTGTTCCTTTTGCGATGACCGCAGCCCTTCCTCTTGAGTACAACGCTTATTTTAGCACTCTTGCTGAAGCACAGGCTGCTGCTCAAACTGCTGAAGCGCCTGGTTCCACTAATACGGTTTATTATTTCGGTCAGAAAATTGTTGTTGTAACAGATTCTTCTGCCGACCTCTATATTATTCAGCCAGACAAGACTCTTAAAGAAGCTGGCTCTGTTCCTGTTGGTGATGGCAAGTCTATTACTGTTTCTGACGCTGGTGTAATTGGCATTGTTGGTTTTGATGCCGCTGCCGCTAATCAGCAGCCCAGAAAGAAAGCCGATGGCACTATTGAGTGGTATACTCCTGATACCTCTACTGTTGCTGGTTTGCAGGAAACTGTTGGTCAGCACACCACTCAGATTGCCACGCTTGAGGGTGATGTAACCACAATTAATGGCCAGATTGAAACTATTAATGGTACGCTTGAAACCAAGGCAAACTCTGCTGATGTTTATACCAGGACGCAGACTGACGACAAAATTAAGTCCGCCATTTCTGCCGTTTATAAACCCGCTGGCTCTGTTGCGTTTGCTAATCTTCCTGAGCCTTCCGCTGATGTTCTTGGTAATGTTTACAATGTAACCAACGCATTTACAACCAATGACAAGTTTGTAGAGGGTGCTGGTAAGAAGTATCCTGCCGGTACTAATGTTGCCATTGTTTCCCCTGAAGCTGACACATATAAATATGATGTGCTTTCTGGCGACATTGACCTTACCGACTATCTGACTTCTGAACAGATTGCCGAAACCTATGCTACTAAGGATGGCTTGACCACTGGTCTTGCTGGTAAGTTAGACAAGGTTGACGGTTCTCGTCTGATGACCAATGCCGAAGGCACTAAACTTGCTGGAATCGCTGATGGGGCACAAGTCAATGTAATTGATAAGGTTTCTGCTGAATTTACTATCGGCGAGGGCAAAGAGCTGGGTGTTGCTGCCATCGAGATGGCAAAGGTGACTGGCCTTGCTGATGCTCTTGGTAATAAGGTAGATAAGGAAGCTGGTAAGGGTCTTTCTTCTAACGACTTTACTGATGCGCTGCTTAATAAGCTTAATGCTGTTGCCGATGGTGCCCAAGTAAATGTTATTGATTCTGTAAGCGATGAGTTTGAGGTTTCTGCTGAGAAGCAGCTTTCCGTAAAGGCCATTGCTTCTGAAAAGATTACTGGTCTTCAGGGCGCACTCGACACTAAGATTGAGCAGGTAAAAGTTGCTGGTACTGCACTTACCATTACAGATAAGGCTGTTGACATTCCTGCTGCTACTGCAGCGCTTCTTGGTGTTGTTAAGGTAGACGATGTTACTATTGGTTCTGCTAATGGTGTTATTTCTGTTAAGGCTGTTAGTACAGACCTGTTCCAGCAGGGCACTGATACTCTCATTTGGAATGGCGGTACTGCGCAGGGATAATTAGTTTATAACACGGGTGGTCAATTATTTGGCCACCCTTTCTTTCATTAGAAAGGATGATTTAAATGGCTACTAAAGACTTGAAAGCTCGTCTTAAACTTAAATATGACCTTTATGCCAACTGGATTGCTAACGACCCCGTGCTTCTGGCTGGCGAAGCCGCCATCGCTGTCGTTCCTGCTGAAACTGGCGCTGTTGTGCAGGAACCCTGTACTCTTATTAAAATTGGTGATGGCACCAAGAAATTCAGTCAGCTTCCTTTTGTAAGTGGCATTGCTGCAGATGTTTATACTTGGGCTAAAGCAGCAACCAAGCCTGCTTATACCGCTGATGAAATTTCCGGTCTTGATGCTTATATTAGTGGCAAAGTACAGGATACCAACACCACTTATAAGATTGAGGTTGATGCCACAAATCCGAGAAAGTTCCAGCTTTACAAGCACGAACTGTCCGAGACTGCTGGCACATGGAACGCTGTTGGTGACCCCATCACCATTCCTGTTAGCACCCTTACCACTGGCACTACAAACGGCACTGTTAAGTTCAATGGTGTAGAAGTAGCTGTTGCTGGGCTTAAAGATGCTGCTTATGCAGAAGTTGCTACTCTGAACTCCACCGCAAAGGGTTATGCTGACGCCGTTCTTGGTACCGCCGATGATGCTGCCACCGAAAATACTGTTCATGGCGCTAAAAAGGCTGCTGCTGATGCGTTGACCGCCGCTAACAACAAGGTTGCTTCTGTGACTGCTACTGCAAATAAGGGTATCGAAATTGGTGGAGCTGCTACTGCCCCGACTGTTGGCATTAAGCTTGACCCAGCCGCTGGTAATGCTGCTACTCTTAGTGCTGCTGGTCTGAAAGTTACTGTTCCTGCAGCGGCAGAATATACCATTGCTAAAAAGGCTCAATCTGGCGACTATGCCGCAGTCTATCAGCTTACTAAGGATGGCACTCCCGTAGGCGTTGACATTAATATCCCCAAGGATATGGTTGTTGAGTCTGGTGCAGTTGTTAAGAATCCTACCGGTCAGCCCGCTGGCACTTATATCGTTCTGACTCTTGCTAACGCTACCAGCGACAAGCTATATATCAATGTTGATAGCCTTATTGAATATGTTACTGGCGGCACTCCTGCAGATGGTATTATTACCACTTCTGTTAGCGATGACTTCGTTCTGACCGCTACCATCAATAATGGTACTATTACCAAAGAGAAGCTTGTTACCGCTGTTCAAACCTCTCTTGGTAAGGCTGATTCTGCGCTTCAGAAGGCTGACATTAAGACCGGTACCGCAAACGGCAACATTTCCGTGGATGGCACAGATGTTCCTGTTGCTGGCCTGAAAGACGCTGCCTATGCCACCGTAGCTTCCATCAATGCGACCGCAAAAGGGTACGCCGATGCTGTTCTTGGCGACACTACTGACGGCGCAGATAAGAACACCGTTTATAGCGTAAAGGCTTCTGTTACTGCCCTTACTGGTGTTGTAAACAATAAGATTGATGCTACTGATGTTAGTCAGATTGGTAAGACTGGTAACATCAACGATGTTCTTCAGACCGAGGGAGACTACATTGTCTTCGACTGTGGTAGTTCTTCTGTTTTAGTGTAATTTGATATTTATTTGGGTGCCAGATTGTTCTGGCACCCTTTTAAAATAAGATAGGAGGCTGCTTATGGCGACTAAAACTTTAAAGTCACGCATAAAGAATAAGCGTGATACAAGCGCCAACTGGACTAAAAATGACCCAGTATTGTTGAACGGTGAAATTATAATTGTTGACACCGAAGCTGGCGAAACCCGATATAAAATTGGTGATGGAACGAAAAAATATTCGCAGCTTCCATTTCAAGATGAACCGATTAGAAATTTAATCAACAATAAACTTGACAAAACTGCTACTGCTGCAGATTCTTCCAAACTAAACGGACAGGAAGCATCTTATTACGCAGTTGATAATAATGTAGTACATAAAGATGGAACGGAAACTATTACTGGCAACAAGACATTTTCTGGAACCGTTTCTGCACAAACGCCAGAATCAAATGCTAATAACGCATTAGTGGCTACAACAGCCTTTGTTAAGACCGCACTATCTTCTGTTGGTGGTGTTGATATAAACTTAAACGAAAATCAACCAAGTGGCCAGTCTTCTGGTGACTTTTGGTATCAAATAACTACCGCTTAATGGAGGTGGAATAGAATGTATATTACTGCTGACTGCAAATTTTTTGATAAGGCTACTGCTGCAGGTGAAAGCAAGCACGAAATTGTAAATGGCAACAAAGGCTCTATGATTATCGCGGAAGTTAGTGGTGGAACTGGCTGTGAAGTAGCAATTCAAGGAAGAATTTTGCCCGGAGTTGGCGAGTGGCATAATATTGCGCTTATTAATATGTCAACTTTAGATGTTGCCAAAACCATTACTGAAAATGGAATCTATTCTGGCGATGTAAACGGTCTTTGTGATATTAGGGCAAACATCGTTAAATATGGCTCTGGCGAAGTAACTGTTTATGGGAAAGTGGGCTACGAATACGGCGCTTAAAAGCGCATAGAAAGGGCGATATAAAATGGCACAGGATATTATTGCAAGAGGGCTTGCCATAAAAGCCCTTGAAGAAGGTGGAGGCGGCAGCGGAGACCATCCAGTAACTTCTGTTAATGGAAAAACTGGTGCTGTTACATTAACGGCAACAGATGTTAAGGCGCTTCCAAATACAACAAAAATTCCTACAAAGACAAGCGAACTTACAAACGATAGTAAATTTGTAAATGAAGAATATGTTAGTTCTGAAATAAGTAAAATATCTGCCTTTGTTATCAATTTAACCGAAAGCGCAGCACATGACGGAACTTATACTGCTGATAAACAATACATAGAAATTAAACAGGCTTACGACAACAATATAGATATAATGGCGATTGTTAATGGCAACGGAAGGTTGACATTAATGAACGCTGAATTTAGTAACGACAACGGCGGCTTTACCTTTGGTTATACTCAAGTTAGGGCTGACGGCCAAACTATTGTTACAAGAGCAATCCATTATCTTCACACCCAAGACGAAGATAAGTGGGAGGATGCGGACTACAATTCCGAACCTCTTCTTTTGAGTGGCGGTACTATGAGTGGCAGCATTAATATGGCCGCAAACAGCATTACAAATGTGCAAAAAATTCATGTTAATGGTCAAGCCCCACTTTATTTAGGTTCTACAATTGAACAGTCCGGGACGGCTGGTGTTCGTTTGACCGGCACAACTGGTGGAACTGCTGCATTTGTTGCTCCAGATAGTCAAAGCACTTATCGGCCTGTTGCCGTAGGCGAACCTACCGCCAATGAACACGCTACAAACAAAACATATGTAGATGGCCAACTGTCAAATAAGGTAGACAAAATTACTGCCAATGCTGGGCAATTAAAGGCGTACTGTGTAAACGGAGAACAACAAGACCAATGCCTAATAACCACTAATGGCGAAGCAAACTCAATTGCAAGATATGATGCTAATGGAAGACTTACAGTAAAAAGTGCACCAGTTTCCGACAATCAAGTAGCGACCAAGGCATATGTTGATGGCAAGGGCGCTTCTTCTTCTCCGATTGTGCATGATATGTATGTAACTGGCAATCTTTCTGTTACTGGTACTGCCTCGTCAACAAAAGACCCAGTAAACAGCGTTGACCTTGTAACGAAAAAGTATCTCGATGAAAGATTTTCCTTCGATGAAGCAACATCCACTTTGACCATTACGATTTGAGGTGAGCCTATGCCTTTTAGTTTTAACGGTAAGACTCCAGATGTTATTAAATTTAATGGCAAAGATGTTCTGCATTTAATTTATAACGGTGTTGAAGTGTGGACAAAAGATGTATCTTCTGAAACATGGGTATTAAAAAATGACTTATCGAGCGTTCTAACATCAGAAAATCAGATTGATATATCTTTTAAATCTGACGGTATCATATTTAATACACTAAAGGTTGTAAAATCTGGTGCTGAATTCATATTAAAATACGATGATTTAAATGTTTACAGCACGGCAACAAACATATGGACTTCTGACAAATATAAAACTGTTATATTTGACAATAAACCCCTTGGTGAAACAAGGGTCTGGCTGTTAAGTATTGGAAGCCCAGTATAAAACAAAATGGTGAAGCTAAATGCTTCACCATTTTTTACATCTTAATAATTTGTGATATTATGAATATAGCTATCTGTGTTATAATTTACTGTTTTTGTTTCTCCACAAATGGCACACCTATACATCGTTCCCACAGTTGACACGCTTTCTGGAACCCATTGATGACAACAGTTTATGTTGTTGGTTTTTAATGAATCGTCGATACAATCACAGTGGTCAACCCATGGGGCATTTATCCGTTTACATCTTGGACAAATCCATCCTTCTAACATATTTTACACCCCAATCCCAGTACTGCCGAAGCCCCCTAATCCACGGTCAGTTTCGTCAAGTTCATCTACAACTTCCATATTAGTGTCATAAACTGGCAAAATGATAAGTTGTGCAATTCTATCTCCATTTCTTACGACACGGACTTCATTGCTATCATTATAAAGCGGCACAATTACTTCATTACGATACGAGCTATCCAGAACTCCAACACAGTTAGCAGGACGCAAACCTCGCTTTGTAGAAAGCCCGCTTCTGGCAAAAATACCACCAAAATAGCCATTTGGAACGGCAATAGCAAGGCCAGTACCAATTTTAATAGTTTTGCCGACAGGAATACTTATACTTTCACAATCAAGACAAGCCGCCAAATCCCAGCCAGCGTCATATGGAAATGCCTTTTTAGGAATTTCAGCATTTTCTTTAAGCTTCTTAATTTTTACATTTTCCATTTTATATTTTGCTTTCCTTATCTTAATATCTTCCACATGGGAAAAATTCTGTGCATTTACCATTGCGATATTCACACAACGGCACTAAAAACTCTTTAAACTCTTGGTTGGTTTTTAGAACTTCTTCTACTATCATACCCATAACTTTTCTTGTAACTGGGTCTGCTTGCGCACAAAGCCGTTTATGTGCCATATAAATCAGTTCTTGTGCGTTTACAGACATTATATGACTAACCATAGCGTCTTGTCTTGCTGCATTTCTATCGTAATTGCCCTGTCTATCGTTACGCTGCGACTGGACATAGTGCGTTACGCCATGTCCATGTCTCGTGAAATGCACCGAGACATAGTATGGGACTTGCATACGAATACCAAACCAAAGTTCACGAATAGGGCTATGTTCAGCGGCAAGAATTTTTCTTTTCCATTCTTCCGTCGGCATCTGCGCAGTCCTTTTCCCAATTGTATTTAGGGTACAGGTTTTACACCACAACCAATCTTCATCGGTTGGGTGTTTTAAAACTTCTACTTTGATTTCATCAAGCATTTTTCAGCGCTTCCTCCAAAATATTCACGGTCTGCTGAACCGCGTTCTTGTAATTTGCCATGTTGAACACTTCAGACGGTTTAACTGTGCAAAATTCGATTTCCGTACAATTTCCATTTTCAATGGACATTTCGCAAGCCTTATTAAAATATTCACGAAGTCTTGCTGCATCAACAGTAACATTCCCATTAGAAAAATCATTTACATAAACAATTACGGTATTATTATTCATTTTAACTCCTCGTTTAATAAATTTATTTTTATTAATAAAGTGTGATTTTACCAGATTTCAATGATTTCTTTACATCAATAACTCTTTGGTTGTAGCTTCCAACCCATTTGGCAAATGGACTTTTAAGTTCTTCTATAAATTCACCGTCTACAAGAACATCAATATTACTAAACCCATCAAGTAGACTTACATCATCATAGCAACTTCCCGTATAAACCCAAATCGTCTTTTTAGGAAATTTTTTCTTAATGTTTTTGCATAATTGAAGCAGTTGTTCAGTGTTTTTTGGAAATAATGGGTCGCCACCAGTAAATGTTATTCCAGAACACCAATCTTGTTGCAATGTTTCGTAAACCACATTTTGTTGAAGTTCGCCAAATTCATCTCCACAATTTTCATCCCATGTTTCTGGATTAAAGCAGTTTTTGCAATGGTGATTACATCCAGTCAGCCAAACTACGCATCGAAGTCCATCGCCGTTGTTCATGTTGCAAGTATCAATTTTTATATAATTCATCACATGGACTTCCTATCTTTAAATTCTGCAAGCTTATGGTCTGCGTACATGGTTCTACCTTTAACTTTTGAATATCCAAGGTAGCCGTTCATTCTTTCAATTCGTGTAATATTCTTACTTCCACATTTAGGACATTCATCTTTGTCAATAAACGAAGCGCCACAATCTTCACAATAATCAAGTTGAAGATTGATACCCTCATAAAAACCCATCTTCATTGCTCGTCTGACAAGTGTTTTCATTGCTTCAACATTGTAGTCAGTTGTATATCTGCAATATTGAATATTGCCACCATTACAAAGGTGAAACATTGGATATTCAATATCTTGCTTTTGAATTGGGCTAATGTCTTCCCAAACTCCACAATGGAACGAGTTGCTTGTATATGGTCTGTCTGAAACACCCTTTACGATTCCATACTTTTTGCGGAACTGTTCTATTTGGAGCCCGCAGAGACTTTCTGCAGGGGTGCCGTAAATTGCCCACAGAATATTATCTTCTTTTTTATATTTATCCGCATATTCATTAATAAATTTAAGAACATCAATGGCGAATGTATTATCTTCTGCAATAGACTTGCCATTATACATTACGCTTGCTTCGTTTAATGCTGTAATACCAAAACTCATGGTCATTGGACGAAGAAAGTCTTCACCAAGTTCTTGTTCTGGGTCAAAGTTGCCATTCAAAAATCCACCTTGACAAAATCCAAGTGGATTTGTCCCAGCTTTTTTATGTGACAGGTAGCTAAATGTTCTTTTATGAATAGCACGACACAAATCAAGATAATATGTTAGAACCTCATAAAAATCACGATTTTCTTGTTGTGCCTTGGCCACAATCATTGGAAAGTGAAGAGATATTGCGCCCAAATTAAATCGGCCTTCATATACAGGCTTATCATTTTCGTCTGCTGGCTCCATTCCACCACGCTCATACCAAGGACTTAAATTAGCGCGGCACCCCATCCTTGAAATTGTAATGCCATATTTCTTATAAATGCTTGGCCCATATCCATCACCAGTACAAGAAATATAATCTGGATACATAGCTTTTCTTGAACATTCTATCGCTTCATCAAATAGCCATTCAAGTTCTTTCCCTTCCCCATGCAAATTTTTATCATAGAAAAAGCTTAGTTTAGGAAATAGCACAGGATGTTTAAATCCTTGCTTTCCTTGTCCGTTCTTTCTTACTTTCATACATACGGAAGAAAGCATTGACTCAAATCTGTCTGTTCCAAGTCCAAATGAAACACTTGTAAACGGATAATCTCCACGACTTGATGCAACGGAATTAAATTTCATTTCCCAGCCCTGGAACCCCTGCTCCGCATCTCTTGTTATTTTTTCAAATGCCCACTTATCAGCATCTTCAAAAGAGCCGTCTGGAACAAGCGAAAAATATTCGTGCATATAGTTATGGTGACTCATTTTGGCATATGGCGCAAGCAATTTGTCTATTTCAGAAATAGAATATCCACCATATTGACAAGCGGCCATATTCATTGCTATGTCGCCGATTAAATCAAACGCAACATCCAAAGATTTTGGCTCTTGATAGTCGAGGTTGCCCATTACAAAACCACCTTTAAGAATGGTTCTGATGTCTGCAAGACAGCAGTTCATACTATCAAGTCTGCTTCCACGGTCATGTATATAGATATATCCTTCAGACATAGCCTTTTCTTCCTCTTTGGTAAGAAAGAACTTTTTATATAGCTCGCTATTAAGTTCATTGTATACAATCGCTTTTTGTGTTGTTACTAAGGCAGAATCAGCATTAGCGTTACTTCTATCGCCTATAAAGTTTAAAGAAAGCTTTTTATTATAAACTCTATCAAGCATGGAGGCAAATGCTGATTTATTGTCACGATACTCTCTATAAGATTTTGCTACCGCCGGATTTACATTGTCCAAAGCGCACTCTACCATATTGTGAATAGTAGAAACAGGGATTGGCACTTCATTGTACTGCAGTTGCTTTTTTACGGTCGCAACCACCTTGGCTTCTTCTTTATCAGTTAATGATACACAAACCCTCTCAGCACTCTTTTCAATTGCTTTTCTGATTTTGTTTCCGTCAAAGTCTTCCACATTTCCATTCTTTTTAACAATCTTAACCAGAAAATACCACCCCTTATTCTTCTAATTCAATATAATCAACACAGCCGCAGCTATTGCAGACAAGTTTAATTGTTTTTTCGTCAACTATAAAAAAATCGACATCATCTGAATCGCAAAGAATACACGATGCTTCAAAGTCAAACAAGTCGCTTACAATCATCTCAAACCCCCATTTCTTGTAAATTTTTATTGTTGTAATCGTATTATATCACCATATACTGTAAAAATCAATACCCTAAATGTTAATTTTATGTAAATTGTATGTATTAGGCTGGAAATAACTGTAAATTCTACATTTCTTTGACAAACCTGCTTATATATGCTATACTACCAGTAGTATCTATAATAATATTTAATATTTAATATTATTTATATATATTATTTTCATATATATGCTATTATATATATAATTAAGTAATATATTTATTTTGATATATTATTTAGTTATATATATAATATTGCCTGTATATATTTTTCCTAAGAAAAAAATATATACAGGCAATAATTAAAATATAATATATAAATATTATATATATCTTATAGCATATATAAATATTATAAATATTATATAATTATATATAATATTATATAAATATAATAATTATATATATCAAATTTGATATATAAGCAAAGTTACTACAAGCTATAAGTACATACAAGCTAAATTATAGTTAGTACAGAATTAGAATAATATATATTAGAGTCAAGTTTGCAAACTAAGATTTAGTACAATACTTGACAAAGATTGCAAATTATGATATAATATATATGCGTAAAGATTAAAACACAGTATTTTTTTCTCTTAGGGTTCTAAAAAGAAAGGAATTGTGAATTTTCTGTAAACATTTGCAAACCCCCTTGACAAAGCCAGACCCTTGTGGTATAATACGGGTACAAGTCAAGAGACTTTAGATATAAAATTTTCAAAAACAAAGAAATGAGGTATGTTGATTTGGCATTGCAACTGAAAACAGCCGTAAGAAAAAAGGCAAAGTTGAAAATCGGCATCGCAGCACCGTCTGGTGCTGGTAAGACAATGAGTTCGCTTCTTTTGGCTTACGGTATTGTAAAGGGCGAACATCCGAAGTGGTCTGACGAGGACTGTTGGTCGAAGATTGCAATTATTGATTCTGAAAATGGTTCTGGTGAGCTTTATGCTGGGTATGACCAAAAAGGAATCAAGATTGGAAATTATCAGAGCGTTACACTTTCTCCTCCCTATACTCCACAGCAGTACATTGAAGCAATCAAGTTGTGTAAGGAAGCTGAAATGGAGTGCGCTATCATTGACTCCGCTTCTCATTTGTGGATGGCTGTTCTTGATAAGCAGGGAAATATTGCTGCAAAGACTGGTAATTCTTACACATCTTGGCGTGAGCCTTCCAAGGAACATAGTGAGTTTGTAGATTGTATGCTTCAGACTGATATGCATATTATTGCTACATTGCGTTCTAAGACTGCTTACGAGATTAGCAAAGACGAGCGTGGTAAGAATTCCGTACAGAAACTTGGTCTTTCCCCTGTTGCGAGAGATGGCTTTATTTATGAATTTACTCTTTTCTTCGACATTGATGAAACTCATATTGCTGGTGCTACCAAAGACCGTACTGGCATTTTCGATGGCCAGTTCTTGAAGATTGATAGTGATACTGGTAAGAAGCTCGCAGCTTGGCTGGATGGTGCTGCTCCAGAAGATACAGTACAAAAGGTTGTTCTTGAAAAGGCAAATCCTGTAAATGCGCCAGAAGCTTCGAGTATTGTTCCAGAGATTACAATGGCATTTAAGCAAAAGGTCGATGCTGGCAAGTCTAAGGAAGAAATTTATGACCTTATCGCAAAGATTAATGGTGGCTCCAAGCGTTATGATACTGTAAAAGATGCTTCCAAGTTGAAAGAAATTCTTGAAGCAGTACAAAATTATTAATTTTAGTGAGGTAAAAAATTAATGTTTAGTAACAATTCTTATATTACTATTTGGAAGAAGAATCCAAAGACCACTGATGATGGCAGAATCACATCTTATAGTTGCCAGTGTTCTACAAGTAAGAAAGAGTTTGGTGGTGGCTACAAGACAGACTTTAGTAGCTATGTAAAGTTTGTTGGCGATGCCGTCCCTGTCGTACATGGCGTTCCAGAGGGTGGCCGTGTAAAGATTCTTAATTGTGGTGTTTCCAACTTCTTCAACAAGCAGAACAATACTACATTCTGGGATTGTGTAGTATTTAGTTGCGAAGATGCTGGTGGTAAGCCCGCTGTAAAGCCTGATGTTCAAACTATCTCTGCTCCAAAGACTGATGCTGCTCCTGCAGAAGACCTGCCGTTCTAATTAGATATTGGGGTGAATAAACAATGAAATATGTTTGTGGTTATTGCGGAAAAACTTCTGATGACATTGAAACAATCAAAGCCTGTGAAGCAAAACATGAAGAGTTGAAGAAGAAAGCCGAGGAAGCAAGGGTAAAAAGAGAAACTTTGTATTCCGAATACAAGGCAGACATTGAAAACATTGAAAAGCTCGTAAAGGAAATTAACGATAAATATTCTGCTTGTGATTTTCCAACAGTAGGCACATATACTACGAAGTATTCTACTATCGGTAATTCCGCTAATAGTTTGCTTTCGAGTTTGTGGAGCGATTTCCTCCGTTGATAAATTTTGACAAAGACACATACCAGTTCATTTTAGATGGGCTGGTATGGTCTTACTCAAACCTATCTTCCTTTGACAATTGCCCTAAAATGTGGTATAATACATATATAGATAAGTCTGAGAAGAAAGAAAATTTCTTTTCCCAGTATGGTTCGTATATGCATCTTATTTTAGAGATGTTTTCAAAACAGCAGTTGGACTTTCCAGAACTTGTTCCGTATTTTGAAGGAAATTACGATAAGTTTATAACGGAATATCCACCGTTTGAAAAGATGGAAACATCTTATTATAACCAAGCAATTGATTTTCTATCAACATTTGAGGGTTTTACAGATAAAACTGTTGGAACAGAATTAAAGATGGAATATCAAATAGAGCTGTATGGAAAGAAAAGAGATTTTATTGCTTATATTGATAGACTGTCTATGGATGATAATGGATATATAATCAATGATTATAAATCAAAGGGCAAGTTTAGTTCAAAGGCAGAGAAGGAAAAATATTTAAGACAGCTTTATATTTATTCGTTATCTGTAAAAGAGAAATATGGAGTGTTCCCATATAAACTGAAGTTTAATCATTTTAGAACAAAATCGGAAACCGTAGAACTTTTTAATGAAAATAAACTTCTACAAACGCTTAAATGGGCCGATAATTGTGTTGAACGAATATATAACACTGAAATATTTGTTCCAAACCACAATGATTTCTTCTGTAATCATTTATGTAGTGTTTCTGATTCCTGCTTAACGGAGGAATGACATGAAAGTTTCTATTGAGAAAATCAATGAAGCAAAGGCTCTTCTTGGCGATGCCGCAGCTAAAATTATAGCTGACGGTATCCCCCTTGAGGGGTTTACCGAAACAGCGACTTCTATTTGTGCCTTTAGTCCATTTAGACATGAAACAAAGCCAAGTTTTATGTGGAATAAAAAAGAATACTATTTCAAAGACTTTGGTAATGGCAAGGTTGTTGGTATTCTTGACTACTTTATTATTTATGAGTCAAAGTCGTATTCCGAAGCCGTAAAGGCTTTGTTTGAGCTTGTTGGAATGGAGTATTCCGAAAGGGATTTCGAGGTACAGGAAGAAGCTTCAAAATGGATTTGTGTGCCAGACGAGGAACCAAATGATAGGGCGATTGTTGAGGATTATCTTGCTAAAAGATGTATTAGTAAGGAAACTCTTGACTTTTGTTCTGTAAAACAGGCTGAAAATGGTGATATTGCTTATCAGTTTAAAGACCAAGACGGTAAGCTTGTTACTACAAAATATCGCGTGTCACACAAAGCAACTAACAAAGACTTTATGAAGTGGAGATGGAAAAAAGGTTTTACAAATCCATCACTTCTTTATGGTCTTGATAAGATAGATATAACAAGGCCAGTATTGATAACAGAGGGTCTAAATGACAGGCTTGCTTGTGTTGAAGCTGGGTATATGAACACAGTGTCAATCCCTGGTGGAGCAGCAGATATGTCATGGGTTGATACGAATTATGAATTTCTTGAAAAGTTAGAGTCAATTATTATTTGGTCTGATAGCGACGAACCTGGACGAAAGATGGCAAAAAACTGCGCCATGCGTCTTGGTCAATATAGGGTAAAAATCGTTGAACCTAATCCTGATATTCAGGGAGAAATTCGTGATTATTATGCCAAATATGGCGCTGATGAAGATAAGATTGACGCCAATAATGTTCTTATAGCTTGTGGTAAAGAGGCTGTTCTTGCCATGATAGCTTCTGCTAAAATCACTGATAACCCATTTGTCAGTCGTTTGATGGATGCAGAAGAAAAGGATGTTATGAGTTTGCCAAGAACTTCTACTGGAATTGAGGATATTGACAGGGTGTTTTGGGGAACTTTTGAGGGACAATTGGTTCTTTTGACTGGCCAGGCAGCTTCTGGCAAGAGCACTCTTATCAATACAATGTTTGTAGCAGCACCACTTGAAGCTGGCGAAAAGGTTTTTATCTACTCTGGCGAGATTAATCCAGGAATGTTGCTTGGCAATGTTCTTAAACCTTTAGCTTCTCGTAGGCACATACTTGAATTTCATAATGATAACGCCCCAAATGGATATAGCGTTTCTAAAGAAGCAGTAAAATCCATGAAAAAGTTTTATTATGATTCTGTATTCGTTTATAACGAAGAAAATGATTTTGATACAAATTCAAAGTCCATTATGGACGCCATGTCGTATGCCTATAAACGATATGGCGTAACAAATTTCGTTGTAGACTCCCTGCTTACTGTTGACTGTTCAAAAGAAGATGGCGAGAACAGATATGATAAAGAAGCAAGTTTTGTTAAAAAACTAAAGGTGTTTACAAACAAAAATCCTGTTAAAGTTTGTTTGGTTATCCATTCAAGAAAACTTCCGCAGGGAGCAGCAGACATTGGTGCTGATGATATTCAAGGTAGTAGTACCCATGTAAAGGCTTGTAATAGAGCATTTAGTGTTAATAGAATTTATAACGACCCAGAGGGGTACGATGTTGTTCTGACTTGTCTTAAAGATAGAGAGACTGGTCTTTTGAATAAAAAAGTAAAACTTCATTATGATAGCAAGTCGTTTAGACTTTATTCCAATGATGAAGAAAGAGATAAAGCATATAGTTGGGAAAAGTGTAGTAAAATTAACTATCCTGACAATATTGCTGAAAAAATTGTAGCGAATATCCATGAAGAAGAACCTGTTCCGACAGGCATTTTTGGATAAGGTGAATTTATGATTACAAAAGAAAAGTTTGTTTCTTACTTCGACAGACTTAAAAAGTTTTGGGAAATCGAGGAAAAGGTTTCTGATGCTTTTAAAGACTTGAATTTCATGTCGTTTTCGTATTGCGACTTTGAAGACCTTATGCTTGATGTGCTTATGGATGCCATGAATGATAAGGATGAATTCATTGCATGGTGGATTTATGACCGTGAGTGCGGTGAAAAAGACGCGACTGTTAAATATGTCGATGCTGATAAGGTTGAAAAAGAGGTTGAACTTAAAACTGCTGAAGACCTTTATGATTTTCTTGTCAAAGAGTATAAGTAATACTTGACAAACCCCTCTAATTATGTTATAATAAAGACATAAAAGGAGGGGTTTATATGAAATTTGAAGAAATCCGAAATATTGTTAAAAGCAAAAAGAATGGAACATTTATGTCTATGACATATGAAAAAGATGTTCCAGTAAAGTCTGCCTATAAAGGCACTGTCATTTATAGAAAGACGACAATTGTTGTTAGATGCGGTGTGGAATACGATAATATATCCGCAGTAAAAGACAAACGAAATAACGGACAATTGCCGCATGAAAATGAAGGGCTGCCTTGGGGTAAGTGGAAAGAATATCCATATTTCATTGAACATAATGGAAAGGTGTATTTGAGATGCGCCACTGTAAATGGGAATAAAGCAAAAAGCAATTATTACATGAATGGGAGCGTAGTTGAAAAAGAGCAACTTGACGGAATTATAAGAAAAGGAAGTCGTGGCAATATGGATATTATGACTATTAATATAGACAACATCGTTTCTGTTGCGTGAGGATTATATGGATAAGTGTAAATTTCCAGATGGGGTTGTTGTTAAACTTGATGGAATCCACGAAATGAAGCCCCATGCTTATAGACTGAAACAAAAATTAAAGAATGTTACGGTAGAGATACTTGAATGTTCAGAATGTGGGGATGTTTCTATTGGTTGGTACAGGCAAGAAGACACGGAAGAAATCGAGTAGCTTGGCACAGATTATGGCCGTTATTTCCGTTATGGGAGCATTGTATTTTGTCATGTCGCTCCTTACAATTAGAGCAGGGAATATTAGAATTTCGTTTGCCTCTCTTGTTACGGTTGTTATGGCTTATTTGTGTGGCCCAACAATGGCTGCGATTTCTGTTTTTATAGGCGAATTTCTGGGCCAGTTATTGAACTATGGGATTGGTGTTACTACTGTTTTGTGGATAATTCCACCAGTATTAAGAGCTGTTCTTGTTTGTAATCTATATTGGCTTTTTAGAAAAAGAACAATAAATGGCTTTAAGGAAATTGGTTTTTATCATTTTTTATTGGTAAATTCGATGTCCAGTATTATTGTTACAATAGTAAATACTGGGGTAATGGCGCTGGATGCTATAATCTTAGGATACTATACAAAGGCATATGTTTTCGCAGCATTTTTTGTAAGGCTTGGCCTTGGTATCGTTACAGCGATTGTGGTTTCAATTATAGCATTTCCAATTATTATGCGTGTTCGAGGGGATATTGATAAATATTGGTTAAAGTAAATAAAGATTTAACCGGAATGGTTTTTGGTAGATTATTGGTTTTGTCACAAACGGACGATTATATAAACCCATCTGGAAAGCATTTTTCAAGATGGTTATGCCAGTGTCAATGTCAAAATAAAACTTTAACATCTGTTGGAACAACAAGCTTGAAAACTGGGACAATAAAGTCGTGTGGCTGTTTAAAATCTGAAAAGACTATTGAAACACATCGCAAGCACAATATATATGACTTGAGTGGGGATTATGGTGTTGGATACACTGTAAAGAATGAAGTATTTTATTTTGACTTAGAATATTATGATAAAATAAAAGATTATTATTGGAGTATTGATAAAAACGGTTATGTTGTAAACATTAAAACGGGTATAAAGCAACATCGTCTTATTATGGGCGTTATTGATTGTCAAGATGTTATTGTTGACCATGTTTATCATAATACCAATGATAATAGAAAACAGTTTTTAAGATTATGCACATGTTCTGAAAATAATAAGAATAAGCAACCGAATTGTAGTTATAAATATAAAACTGGAGTAGATTTTCTCGAAAAAAAATGTAAATGGCGGGCAAGAATATGCGTAAATTATAAAACTATTTATCTTGGCAACTTTAATGATTACGCATCAGCCGTAAAAGCAAGAGAGTTAGCGGAAGATAAATATTTTGGAGAATTTTCGTATAAGGAGCAACGAGATGAATAAAAGATATAATAATTTTATTCTTAGAACGATAAAGAAAAATAAAAGCGGCATTTGTAATATTTTAAAAAATGAAACGACAAGACAAAACAATATTATAGAACTTATAGCTTCAGAAAATTATCCAAGTGATGCAGTTATGGCTGCGGCTGGTTCTTTATTTTGTTGTAAATATACAGAAGGATACGCTAAGTTTAAAGATATTGGGAATAGCGGAAGATATTACGCATCTTGTGAAAACTATGATTTGCTTGAAAATTATGGGTTAAAGGTTTTTAGAAAATTATTTAATGCTCCAGATTATTATTTTAATTTACAACCACATTCTGGCTCTTCTGCAAATTGTATAGCATATTCGTCAGTGCTTGATATTGGAGATACTATTTTGTCAATGAGTATGGAATCTGGCGGTCACTTATCCCATTCTTCTTCTAAATCTTTTGTTACACATATGTATAATGTTGTGGAATATAATGTTGATGAAAATGGTGTTTTAAATTACGAGGATATTTTGAAAATTGCCAAGGCAATAAAACCAAAACTGATTGTCTGTGGCGCTTCTGCTTATCCATTGGAGATAGACTTTGAAGAGTTTCATAAGATAGCAAAAGAAGTTAATGCTTATTTAATGGCAGACATATCACATATTAGCACATTATGCGCCTATAATTTACATAAGACACCTTTTGGAGTATGTGATTTAATTACATTTACAACACAAAAAATTTTTAGAGGCAATCGTGGTGGAGTAATTGCTTGTAAACCAGAATTAGCGAAACAGGTTGACTCTTCTTGTTTCCCATTTTGGCAAGGCGGAAGTTTACAAAATATGATTGCGGCCAAGATAGTAGCTGCAGAGGAGGCTTCTAAACCGTCTTATTATAATTATTTATTAGATGTTGTAAAAAACGCAAAAAGTATGCGTGATGTTTTTTCAGATAATGGTTTTGATGTTACAGACACATGCACTCATATGTTTAATATTGACTTCACCAAGACACATCCTCATGTGACTGGCAAGATGGTTCAAGACGCTTTGGAGAAGATTGATATTGCTGTAAATAAGAACATGGTTCCTGGTGATAAGCGTGGCCCTAAAGAAGCAAGCGGTATTCGCATTGGTACGCCAGCTATGACTACTCGTGGCTGGAATGAACATGACTTTGCTGTTTGCGCACATAGAATTATAGCTGTAATTGAAGCATTAGAAGCAAAAGCAAAATTAAAGGGGGTGGATAATTGAGTAGAATATTTATTACTGGTGATACCCACAGAAGCTTTCAACGCTTGTTTAACTTCCAAGATTTCGACAAAAACGACCTTACAAGAGATGATTATTTAATTATTTGTGGTGATTTTGGTGGAATTTGGGATGGTGACGGTGGCGACAAAAAGGTAATTAAAAGTCTTGGCAGACTAAAATATACCGTTTTGTTTGTAGACGGAAACCACTCTAACTTTGATGCTTTGTATAAGTATCCTGTCGAAGAATGGCATGGTGGATATGTCCATAGAATTTCTGACAACATCTTACACCTTTGTCGTGGTCAAGTATTCGACATTTACGGAAAGAAGTTCTTCACATTCGGAGGGGCCGCATCACATGATATTTCTGATGGTATTCTTGACCCAAATGACCCTGATTTTAGGAAGAAGTATATCAAACTTTATCATAATCCTATGGCTATGTTTAGGATTTTGGGTGTAAGCTGGTGGCCAGAGGAAATGCCCAACAATAAAGAGTACAATGTTGGAATTAGCAATCTTGAAAAGGTTGACTATAAGGTTGACTACATTATTTCTCATTGTCCTCCAAGTTCGGCCTTGGCTTATTTTGGTAATGGGACATACAAGACAGATGAGCTTTCTGACTATCTCGAAAAGGTCTTTCAGAGAGTTCAGCCCAAAGCTTTCTATTGTGGACATATCCATATTGATGAAAAGTACGATAAAATTCATGTTTTATATTATGACATTCAAGAGATTGTGTAAGAAAGTTGTGAACTATGCCTACTAAACAAGAACTGGATATGCTTTGTGCGTTACCTTTAGATGTAAAAATAGCGAAGTCACAACAGCGAATTAGGGAATGGATAGATTATTGGGGCGAAGATGGGGTGCATGTTTCCTTTAGTGGAGGGAAAGATAGCACAGTTTTACTTCATCTTGTTGGGGAAGTAAATCCAAATATCAAAGCAGTATTTTTTAATACGGGTCTTGAACTTCCACAAATTCAGCGTTTTGTTAGAGAAACTGAAAATGTTGACATCATTCAACCAACAATTTCTTTTATAGATGTCATAAAACAATATGGTTATCCGATATTTTCTAAAGAAATTTCTGATGCTATATATTTTGCAAGGCGACCAGAATGTGAAAAGTCAAGTGTTTCAAAATACAATCAGTTGATTGGTCAAGACTTTGACAAGAATGGAAACAAGTCTAAACGAACAAAAGAAAGATGGTTTCCTGCCTATCTTGAACTTCCGTTTAACATATCTGGACATTGTTGCACAAGATTAAAAAAGCTTCCAAGCAAGTCATATATGCGCAAATATCATCGTAGACCTATAATTGGTACGATGACAGAAGAATCGTCCTTGCGTGTTTCTGCTTATTTGAAAAGCGGATGTAATAGTTTTGATGGTGATTACGCAAGAAGTGTTCCATTGTCGTTTTGGAATGAATCTGATATTTTATTGGTAAATTATGAAGTTTTTACCATAAATATCATTGACCATATCAAATATTTTCGCCATTCCAAGCCCATCTTTGTTTGGTTGCCAAATTTGTTTGGGATTCCATCTGTTTTTATCCGTCAGCAATGGGTCATAATGTGGATTTTCAACAAACTCACCGCCGGAAAGCGAAAAATCGTATTGTTTTGGGGCAAGTTTCTTTAGCTCAATAAACCTGTTATTGTTTTTTACTAATCCAAGACCAAACCCACAATAGCTACAACCAGTTCTTTGACAGCCAAGGCATTTGTATTTGTCATTTTCACACACAATTTCGCCATAAACATCACAATACGGTATTTTGTTCAACGAAATGTAATATAAAATATCAGATTCATTCCAAAACGACAATGGAACACTTCTTGCGTAATCACC